GATGAAGTTAAAGCTTATATTTTAAATTACAAGAAAAAATAATATAAACAATGCCAATTATTTCCAGAGAAGATTTCAGAATGGAGGACCTATTCTTAGAGGTTAGGTTGACTGCGTATGGGAAAGACTATACTGGAAAGAAAACTTTTGATGTAAATTTTTTTAGAAAAGATATTGGTTTTGGTATTACAGATATTAGTATAGAAGTTAATACCTCTTTGCAACCAGTGATAGAAATTAAGTTTAAAGACTTATATGGAAATACTTTCTCTGGCACACAAGATGATAATGATATAGATTATTCTGTACTGTTTGATTGGCCACCTCCTAAATTTAAATTTTCATTTAAAGGATATTTAGGTGGACCTGTTACATGGTTGCTTTCTTTGAAAAAAACAAAGATTGATTTTGTTCCGTCTGATGGTAGTTATGAAATAACTGCAAGCTTTGTTCCTAATCAATGGGGTTTCTTTTCAGATATTCCATTTTTATTTTTATTAGCTTGTAAATCTTTGAGACAAAGAGAGCAGGGTATGACAGGTGAAGCTCAAAAGAGTCAGGGTGATAAAACTAAGAGTATTTTTGATTTAATTAAAATTGGTAAGAAAGTAGAAGTAAAAACCAAAGAGACTACAAAAGAATTTGAGGTTTTACAACAACAATTGGCTATCATTAAAAGTGGTAGAATATTAGAATCCACTGTTAATGCTAAAACAATAAAATTCGGAGAGGCTATTGATGGTAAAGTAGCTGGTGGTTCTGTAAAAGAATTTCAAAAAATTACTATAAATGACCCAGGTAAAATTCCTGGCAATGCTAAGCTTAAAGATGAAGCACAGTTAAAATCTTTTTTAAATTCAGCATCAGATTTGCAGAGCATAAATCAATATTTGATTTATATTTCCGATTTTGATAAGTTAAGAGGAAATTTTATTCCCTTTGAAGTATTTCAACAAAATAGAGCAAGTGATGCAAACTTCGGTCAAGATGATATTAATGCAAAAATAAAGATTTTAGATGATAATATTGACAAAGTAGATAAAGCCACGAAAGCCAAATTTTTTGAATCAAGCAAGAGTGAATTAAGACAAATTACTATATCGGAAATTTTTAGACAACTTTCAAAAGATAGTGCTTATATACTTGGTAGGATTTTAGAGGCTGGTTTTTTAGGATTAGATAATAATCAGTCTATAAGAAATCAGTTGTTGGAAGAAAAAAAATTAATTGGTCTTCACTATCCATTATATATCAATAAAGATGGAGAAGAAGTTCCTGCTGTATCTGATGAGGCTAAAGAAAGTGGTGCTGCTGATTATGAAATGAAATTTGTTAGAGAGTTTATAACTGCTTTAACAGAAGGTTTAGCTAGAGATTATGATAGTGATGATAATGTTTCAACTGCTTTAGATGATAGTAAGCTAAAAAAGAGAATAAATAACTTAGAAGTAAATAAAGAGAATCCTTATAAACCATTCTTTAAAAACATTGCAGAAAATATTATATTTAGGTCTGCTGTTGCGGCCTTCTTTACAGGTTCAGATGATGTTAACAGGCCCGGATATTATAATACTGAATATTTAACAGATGAACCAGATAGAGATAATATTGAAGATGTTATTTTTAAATTGGCTGATGCTGATTCAGAAAATATAACTGATAACATTATTAAAGATTTAAATGATGCAGAACTTCTTCAGTTAAGAAGATTTTGCGTTTTCTTTGTTAAGTTATTTAGTTCTGATGGTGAAAGTTTTTTAGGTGAAAATGGAGAAGATGTAAGTGTATCTTTTCCTAGTATAGGAGACCCTATAACTTCTGATATTTTAAATTACAATGTTGTAATAGAAAAAGGTGATGCTACAGGCAAGGGGAGACAGGAAATTTCTGTTGGTAAATTTATATTAAGTTTAGTATCAGGAAGACCTATTCAGTTTGAACCAAATCCAAATGAAGCTGTAGATTTGGAGAATCAATTGACTATTGATTCTGCTTTTTCTTTTATTAATACACAATCTTGGACAGCTGTTAAATTTATAAACAATGGAATTCCTTGGTTTAAATTATGGACTACAAACTCTGTACAACCAAGCTTAACAAATGTTGCAACTCTTGGTTTAGTTGGAGGTGCATTAAATACTGGATTTGTTGTTATGTTCGGAGAAGATGCAACTGATGCAACAAATACTAATTCTTGGGATACTGATGCTACTTATAGAGTGGATGATGATTATGGTAAAGACACTGGAGAAGATTGGAGAGGTTTTATAAAAATAAATCGCTACAATGATGACGAAGGTAATCCAACTCCATTGGTTCAATTTATTAATGATTCGGGAGTACCAAACAAGTTCATATTAAATTTTGGTAATTTGTCAGTTGTACCTAATGAGTTTTATGATGAAAGGTTTATGACTGACCAAGCTTTTATGGATTCTATTATAGATAGCTTGGTTTTAACACAAAAATTAGGAGACCCAAATAATTTTCAAACTGGTGAAATACCAGCTGAGAGTTTGGCTATTGCACCATATTCTTATAATTTTGATAATCCAGAAATAGGTACAAGTAGTGCTGTTTGTTTTGCACCTTTTTCAAATGGTGTTGATTGTTCAAGACAAAGGGCATATATTAAAAAAATGTGCCAAAATGTTTTAGATAAAATAGTTGCTGTTGAACAAGAAAGGTCTAATGTAATATCAAGAGTTTTAGGGAATGCATCACAGCAAGAGAATTTAATTTACAAACAATTTCACAACATATTCCATCAGTGGAATAGTTTAATTGATGGAGGGGATGATGCTGAAGGTGCACAAATAAAAGAAGCAGCTAAAAACTCAAGGGAGTTAGAGGAAAAGTTTGGAAGGTCACATTTAACTAAAGATGCTTTTGAGGCTACAAAAGATGATGTGAGTATTCAACAGGATGGTGTATTTATTTATGATTATCCTTTGAATAGTATGCAAATTGCAAATACTGGAGGTAAAAAAGTAAACGTTGCTAATTCGCTTATTAACATAGAGCCTATGTATAAGCCAAATTCCAACACTACTGTTTTAAACATTATACAGCAAATTTGTACAAAAAATAATTTCTTATTTATACCAATACCAGGAAGTAGAGTTAATGGATTACAAGGAGTATTTCAGGCTGAAACAGATATTCAGACTATCAACTCGCAGATAAAAAATTCAATAATAAATTATTTCCATGTATCATTTATGCCTACTCCAGAATCAAGAGCTAAGCTAAGTAATGATAAGCAAACTTTATATGCAGATGTTAACTCAAATTCTGATGGGGATAGTCTAGGTAATGAATATGCTTTAGAAGTTAAATTTGGTGACCCTTCCAATAAAATAATTAAGAGTGTTACTGTAGGTACTGAAGATAATAAACCTACAGCAGAAAGTATTTTGAATTTACAGAGATTAGTTGACAAAGAAAATAGTAATAAAGCACTTGGAACAAACTGTTCAATGCTTCCAGTTATGGAAGGTAGAAGCTATAAAGCTTCTTTTGATATGTTAGGTTGCTCACAAATATTCCCAATGGATTATTTCTTTTTAAAGAATATGCCATTGTTTAAAGGTTTATATCAAGTTATGAAGGTAAGGCACTCAATAAGTCCTAATAACATGTCCACTACATGTGAAGGTGTTAGGATGAGATTTGATGCAAATACAAATTCTTATGCAGGAATACAGCCAATAACATATGATGGTTTAGAAGAAAATGCTTTAGAGAATGGAATACAAGTTATTGAGGGTTCTAATTTTAAGCTTAAAGTAACTCAGCCTAACAGAGTTCAAAAACCAAAAGGTCAAGAAGGAATTCCATTTATAGCTCCAGAAAATCAAACTACAGGAGACCCTACTTTGTTCTCACCAGCTCCAGGAGATAAGGCAAATGAAACTGAAATTAATAAAATCATAAATGTTATGAACAATAACAAGTATGTTGTTTATAAAGATGGAAAAGTAAATATAGTGGGTGTCAGAAAATATCCTTTCATAGGCCAGCCAATATCAGATAGGTTTGATGATTTGATTTATATAATTTGGTTTGAAGGTGGAAAGTGGGTTGGCTATAAGTATGCTTGTACAACAAAACCAGGATTGTCTGTAATGAAAGGAAATACAAATTATCCCGGAAACTATTTAGCAGAAGGACAATATTTGGAAGTGTGGGTTAATACAACATATCATGACCATCCAGCTTTTGCAGATTCTAAAAAGTTTAATACATATTTTGACAGGAATAAAGATGCTGTGTGGAATCCTACTAGAATAGAAAGTCCTTCTACTGGTGGAGGATTTTTCCAGCACTCTGTTTATGTAGGTAAATATCCAAATGATGATGCTTCTAAGTCTAATGTGGATACTTGGTCTGCAGGTTGTCAGGTTATACCAAACAGAAATAAGCAGCTTCAGTTCCAGTCTCTTATAAGGGCTCAGGCAGCTAAAAGTGGCCAGAAAAAATACACTTATACTTTGCTGAAATCCAGCGATATAGTTTAATTTGCTTTTTTGTTAATTTTTTATCATCTTTGTATGTGAATGGCAAAGGTATTCTCTATTTGTAAAATAATTGTTCAGTCCGAAGAGGACCGCAATATTCTTTATAACTATCTGGGAAATTATCCAGTAGATATATTAAAAGAATATCCAGAGGATGATTTTATAGATATGCCAACGCTTATTATAGGATGGAATTTTGTTAAGCATAAATTTGGTAAGCAAAATATTTTAGATAAAAAAATAAAAAGTAATCTATATTGGACATTCTCTACAAAAGAAGACCAAAAAACTTTTTATAAGTCTATAGAAGAATTTTTTTCACAATCTGTAAAGGATTGGTTACCTAAAAAATTTGACATTTTTGATTCCATATTTTACAATGAAGATTTAATAACTTACTTTGATAAGCTATTAGACAAAAACCATTCTATATTTGCATACTTCCATGATGGCGCTCTTTATTTGAGAAACAATAATAAGGATTTTATTGTAAACATAAAATCTTTATCGGTTACAGAGAAAGATGTTAAGAAAAAGCTAACTGATTTTTTTAATCATTTCAATTGTATTGTTTTTAACTATGAAAACATTTACAATTACATAAAGCATGATGAGCTTTCTGATATTGTTTCTATCGAAAATTTGAGATGGGTTAAGTATGGTGTAGATACATCTGAAAATTATTTTAATATTATTCCCGGATTTAATATACAAAAGTTCATACCTTTTTTGATGAGCAAATTAAATCCTATTGAATTAGACGAAGAAGAAAAAATCTTCTTAAAAAGGATGTGTCAGAGAGATAAAATAACTTGCTGGATGTCTAATAGAGAAATAGCTTTTTCAAATAAATTTGAGAACAATAATCTTGAATTTAAAATAAGAAGATTTTGCAAGTTAGCTAAAATTCAATATTCCAACAAAAGAACTATAACTGGCCGTATCACTGCTTTTGACTATTATAATCCACAAAACCTTTCTAAAGATGGTGATGATAGGGCAAATATAATATCAAGATTTAAAGGTGGAAAAATACTTGTTTTTGACTATACTTCTTTTGAAACAAAAATTGCTTTGTACCTTTGTGGTGATGAGGAATTCATGAATAGATTTTCTGAAAAAGATTTGCATTATGAAACAGCTAAAATAATTTTTGACACATATAAAATTAATTATCAACAAAGGGAAACATCTAAGCTTTTAAATCATGCTTTGTTGTATGGAGCTGGACATGATACATTAATTTCAAAATTAGAAGGAATTGCAAATCCAGAAGAGAAACTTTACAAGGTAAAAAAATTTTTAGCACCTCTTATAAAGAAATCTGAGGAATTAAAGGACTATTATGATTCAAGGGGGTATATAACAACCCCTTGGGGTTCTATTATTAGAATTGAAAAAAGACATGCTAGTTTCAATAATTTCATTCAGTCTTATGCTGCCGAACTTGTTGCAGAAAAAGTTATGTTAATCCGGGAATATTTAAAGAATAAAAAAAGTCAATTTTTGTTTCAAGTACACGATTCTTTAGTTTTAGATATGCATCCAGATGAAAAAGAGATAATTACTGATATTTATAAGTTTTTAAGGGTCCAAGATTCTATGGTTTTAGGTGTAACTTACAGGCTCGGAAATAATTATAAAGAATTGGGTCACCATAATAAAATTTCTGTAGAAAAAGTTTAAAAATGGCTTGATTTTTTTTGTTTTAATGATTATATTATTTAACTGATTTTAAAAAAATAATACAGTACAGTTAAATTAAGTAAAACAATTAAAATTAAGCGTTATGGCAAAGATTACAAAGTTTGTTAAGAAAACAATTGGAAAAAATGTGCATCAATTTACAGTAGAAGGTGAAAATTTACACGAAGTGGTGATGCAGACAAAAAACTTCTCTTTTGGAGATGTACACAAGTGTGGGTTATGTGGAAGTGATGATTTAGATTTATCAGCACATGTAGCTAAAAATAAGTTCAAATACACCCTAGTTAAGTGCAATAGCTGCAAAGGCTATGTAAATTTCGGCACTCAAACGGAAAATCCTAATATCTTTTATTTAAGAACCAAAGAGGTAAAAGACCCTAAGACCAATAAAACATTCAAAGTTTTAGATTGGAAAACTAAGGATACCCCTATGGAAGAAGACCAAGACCCTACGAAATAAAGTAGGGTTTTTTGTCAACAATTTTTCAATCAAATAAAATTTCTAAACTTTTTTTTGGTTGTTACGCAAAAATGTATATTTTTGTGGGTGTAATTCTATTGAGTAAATTCTAATAAAAAAATAAGTTATGGCAAAAAAGAAAAAAGAAGAAATCCAAGATGAAGTATCTATGGATTCAACAAGCAATGAGCAGTCAGAAGAAACAAAGAAAGATGACAACAAACCTGTAATTAACAAGAAATTTTCAAAACTTGCTGATTACAAAAAGAAAATTAACTTTCAAGAAGTTAAGTACAAACCACAAGAGTGGATTAATATGAGCGATGCTTTTAAAAGCGTTTGCAATCTTCCCGGAATACCTGTAGGACACATTAGTATGGTGTTTGGTAAATCAGATACAGGTAAATCTACAATGGCTATGGAGCTTGGTGCGTATGCACAAAAGCAAGGAATTCTTCCTGTGTTTATTATCACTGAAAATAAATTCAGTGAAGAAAGAGCAACTAAGATGGGTATTGATTGGGATAATGCTTTATTGTTTAAAGGTGTTAGAACAATTGAAGAAGGTGGTCGTTTAGTAAAGCAAATTTTAGATGACCAAGAAAAAGGTAATTTAAAACATGATGTTGTATTCATTTGGGATTCTATTGGAGCAACTCCGACTGAAGCTGAATTAATCAACAGAGAAGATGAAGAAAGTGGTGGAGCTATGATGCTTGCAGCTAGGGTTATTAAAGAACAATTCCAGAGATATTTGGCTTACAGAATCAATGGAACACGCTTGGAAAACTTCCCTTATACAGCTACATTATTTGTGGTCAACCAAGGTTATCTTTCACCTCCTAATATTCAAATGGGTAAGAGAAATACAACTATCGAGCCTTATGGTGGCGAAGGTATGTATTTAGCTTGTACATTAGTGTTTAGAATGGGTGGTGTTATGACTAGAAGTTCTAAAGTTGATGTTAAAAAGAAAGTTAATGGCGTTGAGACTTCGGTTAAATTCGCTATTAAGTCAGCTGTAGAAGTTCAAAAAAATCACATTACAGATGTTTCAACAAAAGGAACATTGGTATGTACTGATACTGGATTCATTTTGGACGACAAAGATGTAATTGATAATTACAGAAAAGAAGTTGCTCCTGAGTGGAACTTGGAGTATGATAAATATTGGGATAACGTTTCTCTTGATTAAGAAGTATTATGAAGACATTTCTAATTGATTGTTTTTTGTGGCTATTTATAAATCAATATTCATGAAAACAATCAATAGGAAAAGTAGAAATTATTGGTCAAAAGAACGTTGTAACATTGAAGCTTTGAAATACAAATGTAGGTCACAGTTTAAAAAAAATCCCCCGGAGCATATATAAGCTCACAGAGAAATGGTTGGCTTGAAAGTGTATGTGTTCATATGAAAACAAAAGGGAATTTATTTAAAAGAACTGTATATGTATATGAATTTATAGATAATAGTGTTTATGTGGGCTTAACTTATGATATTGAAAAAAGAGATAGCAAGCATAAACGTGACCGAAGAAGTAAAGTATTCCAGCACATATTAAAAACGGGACTAACACCTAAATTAACACATGTAGAATATATTTCTGTGGAAGAAGCAGTTTTAGTGGAACATGAAACTGTTGAAAAATATAGAAACAATGGATATGTTATATTGAATATTGCAAAAACAGGAGCAATTGGTGGTGGTAATTTAAAATGGACATTTGATAAAGTTAAAATAGAAGCAAAAAAATATACAACTAAATCAGAATTTATGAAAAAAAATAATTCAGTATATTCAATTGTGGCAAGTAATGGCTGGTTAAATGAGGTAAATAATTGTTTTTAAAAATGCGTGTACTTTTAGTTGATGGAAATTGGAATTTAAAAAGAAACTTCTTCAAAAGAAAAGACCTGTTAAGTTCGACTGGTCACTTATGTGGAGGTAGCTTTGGTTTCATAGACAGTTTAAGAGTTGTTATGAACAAACTATTACCTGACCGTGTAATAGTTTGTTGGGATGGCTTTAAAGCTGGTAAATACAGATACCAAATTTATCCTCAATATAAATCTAAAAGAAAATATAAGAACTGGGAAAGTGAAGAAAGGACCATCGCTAATGATGGCCTTTCTAATCCCCAAGATAATGAACAAGCTGAAATGTTGAGACAAAAAATTCAACTTCAAAACATGCTTGAAGAACTTTTTGTTAGACAAATAGAAGTTGATTTCATAGAGGCCGATGATTTAATAGCTCAATATGTTATTTTAAGTGAAAGTGATGAAAATGAAGAAGTCTATATCTTTAGTAGAGATAAAGATTATTTACAGCTTATATCTGATAAAGTGTTTATAATTTCTTCAGATAGCAATTTCACAATTAATAGAAAACAATATGAGGAAAAATACGGTCACACTTTAGATAATGAATTATTGTTTAAATGTTTTGAAGGTGATGATGGAGATGATATTGGAGGAGTTTCAGGAATTAAAAGAGATACTTTGATAAAATATTTTCCAAATATCAAAAAAGAAAAGTATCTTTACAAAAGATTAGTTGAAGAGTGTTACGAAGAGAAAAAAGACAAGAAGAAAAAAAACAGAAAGATTTACGATAAGATAATAGAAGCCGAGCATATACTTTATAGAAATGCTAGGTTGATGAATTTGAAAAAACCTTTTGTCACAGAGGAGGCTAAAAAAATGGTTAACATTATAAGGAATGGAACGTTAAGTGAAGAGAGAAGTATAATGGATGCAATAAATTTATTTACAAAGGAGGGGATGTCTGGGATTGTTGGTAATGCTTATTTAGATAATTTCTTTTCTCCATTTTATATGCTTATGACAAAAGAAAAAGAGTACGCAAAAAAAATGAAGATTTAAGGAGGAGTAAAAATGTCTAGCACTGGAGCCACACAAAATAATATAATAAAAATACCAAATGATTTTTCTGCATTTTTTTCAGAAGATTCAATAGAGCCTTTTGATACAGATTATCAAAATAGATTTCTAAAAATTTTTATTACAGATAAAGAGGGTTTTGCTGAGAGAATAGTAGATATAGTTCAGGTTGATTATTTTGATTCATATCAAAAATTACTTTTAAGTTACGAAATAGATTTCTTCAATAAATATAGAGAGGTAGCAAGATTCCCGGCATTAAGAGATTATGTTGGGATGAAGGAAAAAGGAATTAATAAGGAAAATTTATTAGGTCTTATTGATAAAATAGAAGCTCTTGAAATTGAAAATATAAAACCTGCAAAAGATAAAGCCTATATATTTTTTAAAGAAAGAAGTGTAAAGAATTGTTTATTTGAATTGGTTGTGGATTGGAAAAAACACAATTATGACTCAATGAAAACAAAGCTTGAAAATGCATTAAAAGCAGGTGAGCCTAAAGATACAGGTCATGATTATTTTTATGATGTTGAAAAGCGTTTAGAAAGAGATTTTAGGTCCCCTATAACAGCGATGCCTGTTTTAGATGGATTTATTGGTGGTGGACTTGCTGGTGGTGAGTTGGGAATTGTTTTGGCCCCTCCAGGTGGTGGTAAATCAATGATGTTGGTTAAATTTGCATCTTCTGCATTATTAGCTGGAAAAAAAGTTGTTTACTATACTTTAGAATTATCAGAAAAGGTTGTAGGACAAAGATTTGATGCTTGTTTAAATCAACTTCCTATGAGAGATATTTGGGAATTCCCAGATGTCATAAAAGAGAAAGCACAAGAAATAAGAGATTTGGGTGGTTCATTGAAGATAAAAGAGTTTGCAACAGGTCAAGCATCAGTTAATACAATACTTGCTCACTTAAGAACTTTACAAATAAATGAAGGTTTTGTACCAGATATAATATTTATTGATTATGCTGATATTATGAAGCCTTTAGCAAACTTCTCTGAGAAAAGACACTCTTTGACAAGTATCTATGAAGGAATCAGAGGAATGGCCGTTGAATTAGGTATTCCTATTTGGACAGCTTCTCAAACAAATAGAGGTGGTTTAAATAAAGCTGAATTTGGCTTAGATGTTATAGGTGAGGCACTTGGTAAGGCTGCTACTGCTGATGTTGTTATTGGTGTTGGTAGAGGAGAAGAAGAAAGAACTATAAACGACCCAAGAGCTAAAATAGGAATATTGAAAAATAGAAATGGTGCCGATGGATTTTATAGAGATGCAATTTTTGATACATCAAAAATTTTCATAGAAATTCTTCCAGATGCCCCAACTATGTATGTTCCAGGAGGTAAGCCTTCAAACACCAAATTTTCAACCAACAAAAATTCCAAAATTTCAACTGATGATGATTCAAATAACATCAATAGTATTTTGGTAAAATCTTAAGGTAGAAAACTTTTTTTCAATTTAAAAGTTTTTCAAAAATTTGGTTTTATTTATCTTTACCTTTGCAAAGTTTTAAAGTTTGAAAAAAATAAAAAAATAAAATATATGTCCGAAGAACAAAAAATTAAAGAACCAATTTTACAAGAAAACCCAAATCGCTTTGTTATATTTCCAATAGAACATAATGATATTTGGGAGTTTTACAAAACACATCAGGCAGCATTCTGGACTGCAGAAGAAATAGATTTGACAAATGACATACGTGACTGGGAAAAGCTAACAGAAAATGAGCAGTTCTTTATTAAGAATGTACTCTCTTTCTTTGCAGCTTCAGATGGTATTGTTAATGAGAATCTTGCAGAAAATTTTTACAGAGAAGTTCAGTATCCAGAAGCTAAGTTTTTTTACGGCTTCCAATTAGCTATGGAAAACATTCATAGCTTAATGTATTCTCTTTTGATTGACACTTATATAAAAAATCCAAAAGAGAAATTAGAATGCTTTAGAGCTATTGAGCATTTACCAGCAGTGAAAAAGAAAGCAGATTGGGCTTTAAAGTGGATTAAGAGTGAATCATTTGCCGAAAGGTTAATTGCTTTTGCTGCTGTAGAAGGAATTTTCTTTTCTGGTTCTTTCTGTTCTATTTTTTGGTTAAAATCAAGAGGGTTAATGCAAGGTTTGTGTAATGCAAATTCTTTAATCTTTAAAGATGAAAATTTACATTGTGATTTTGCAATTCACTTATTAAACAACCATGTAGTTGATAGACCTAGTGAAAAAAGAATAAAAGAGATTTTGTTATCAGCTCTAGAAATTGAGAAAGAATTTATAACTGAATCTTTATCTGTTTCATTAATAGGAATGAATAAAGAATTGATGAAGCAGTATTTAGAATTTATAACTGACCAATTGTTAGTTAAAATGAATTGTAAAAAAGTATTCAACGTAGAGCAACCATTTAAATTTATGGAACAAATTGCTGTTGAGACAAAGGGAAATTTCTTTGAATCAAGAACAGTTGAATATCAAAAAGTAAAATTAAATGAAACAATAAACTTTAATGAAGATTTTTAATTATTATGGGATTATCAATTAAAAAAAGAAGCGGAGACAATGCAGCGTTCAATCCTTCAAAGATTTTAAATAGAATAAAGAAAGCTGCAAAAGGTTTAAATGTAAATTCAGATGAAATTTTTATAAAAGTAATAACATCAGTACCAACTGAAGGTGTAATTACAACAAAAGAGTTAGATAAATTAGTTTCAGAAATTTCTGCATCTTATACTGGAAGCCATTATGACTATAGTAAATTGGCTGCTAGTGTTTCTATATCATCATATCACAAGGAAACAAGTGAAAGTTTTTATGAGACAATGAAAACTCTTGCAAGTGATGGTATTATCAATCAAGAGATGATTGAGATGATTGAGAAATATGGCCCAGAAAAAGTTGATGGAATTATAAATCATGAACGTGATTATAATTTTGATTATTTTGCTTGGAAGTCTTTATATGAAATGTATTTGTTGAAAAACTCTAATGGTAAAACAATAGAGAGACCACAGCACATGTATTTAAGAGTCGCATTGTGGGTTACAAAAAGTTTCAAAGAAGCTAAAGAATATTATGAATCTTTATCAAAACAACTAATATCTCCTGCAACTCCTATTATGATTAATTCTGGAACTAAAATTCCTCAATTAGCATCTTGTGTTTTGCATTATAATAATTCAGATTCTAGAGAGGGATTATTAGATACAATGAGAGATATTTCTGTTTATTCTGCTGATGCAGCTGGTATTGGTCTTTGTATGAGCAATATAAGAAGTAAAGAAAGTAGAATAAAAACTTCTGGTGGCTATGCAGGTGGTTTGTTGAAATATTTAAAAATAGTTAATGAGTCTTTAAGATTTTTTAATCAACAAGGAAGAAGGCCGGGAAGTGCAGCTATTTACATTGAACCTTGGCATAAAGATATTTTTGATTTATTAGAAATTAAAAAGAATACTGGTGCTGAAGAATTAAGAGCAAGAGATTTATTTACTGCCTTGTGGATTCCAGATAATTTCATGAGAGCCGTAGAAAAAGATGAAGACTGGTATTTATTCTGCCCAAATGATATTATAAAAGCTGGTTTAACTCCTCTTCAAGAATTATATGGAGAAGAATATGAAGCAGAATATAATAAAGCTGTTGCTTTAGGTATTGGTAAAAAAATAAAAGCAATGGATGTTTGGGTTAAGATTATAGAATCTCAAGTTGAAACTGGAGTTCCATATCTTTGTTCAAAAGATAGTGCAAATAGAAAAACTAATCATCAAAATATCGGTGTTATAAAACAATCCAACTTGTGTAATGAAATTTATCAATATACCGATGAGAAGACAACTGCAATATGTACTTTGTCATCAGCCGTATTGAAGAATTATATTATTGATGGTGAATTTGATTTTAAACTTTTATATAAAGAAGTTAGAAAGATTGTAAGAGCCTTAAATAAAGTTGTTGATATTAATAGCTATTCTACTAAGAAAGGTGAAAAGGGAGGTCTTGAGCAAAGAGCTATTGCAATAGGTATACAAGGTCTTGCAGACGTTTTCTATTTAATGGACTATGAATTTACTTCAGCTGAAGCGAGAGATTTAAACAAAAAAATATTTGAAACAATTTATTTCGCTGCTATTACAGAAAGTCATAATTTATGTAAAACAGGAGAATATAAACCATATAAATTTTTCAAAGGCAGTCCTATGTCAAAAGGTATATTTCAATTTGATATGTGGGGCCTAAAAGAAGAAGATTTATCTGGTCTTTGGGATTGGAAAACTTTAAAAGAAAATGTAATACAAGATGGTGTTTGCAATAGTTTGTTTACAGCACAAATGCCTGTTGCTTCTTCAGCTAAAATTACTGGCTCTTTTGAAATGTATGAGCCAGCACATTCAGCTTTATTCAACAGAAGAGTAGTTGGTGGAGAAATTATGATTGTAAATAAATACATGATTGAGGATTTTGAGAAAATAGGAATCTGGTCTGAAGCTTTCAAAAACGAAATTATTGTAAATGAAGGTTCTATTCAAAACATCAATTTCAATAAATATCTTGACCCGGAAGAAAAAGGTTATGAAAAGAAAGTAAAGAGAGTTGAGCATTTAATTAAAAAGTATAAAACAATTTGGGAAGTTTCTCAAAAAGAATTAATTGATATGGCTGCAGAAAGAGCACCGTTTATTGACCAGTCACAATCAATGAATATTTATATGGCTAATGCAACTCCTTCTAAAATAACTTCAAGTCATTTCCATGCTTGGAAAAGAGGGTTAAAGACTTTGTGTTATTATGTTAGAACCAAAGCTATTTCTACTGGAGCAAAACACTTGGCTATAGATATTTCTAACGTTAATGCTCATACAGCACCTGTAGAGACTGTGGTTAAAAATACTGTGATTTCAAATGTTATTGAAAAACCAGTTGAACCAGAAGTTTTGCCTCAGAAGCCAGCCGACAGCCAATTTGAGTGCTTTGGTTGTTCTAGCTAAAAAACTATTTAAGTTGTGGTTAAAAAGGGTTTCTAAATTTAGGACCCTTTTTTATTTGTTTTTAAAAATCATTTTATTAGATTTATTAAAATAAACAAGTTATGAAAAAGAATAAACTTACAACAGCAGAAAGAAAGGCTGCAGCAAAAAGAGGAGAGAAAAGAGCTCTTAGGCTTAAAAAAACTCAAAAAGAAAAGCATTTAAGAAAAATGAAACTTATTGAGGAAAGAAAAAAACTTGCAAAGAAACAAGAAGAGTTTTTTGAAAGGTTGATGAAGGCCAGATATAGCCAAGCTTAAAAAGGTTTTATAGATTTATAACCCATTATGCTTACGTGTAATGGGTTATTTTTTTAAAATTCCTACTATTTATATTAAAGCATTTATGTTATGTATTCAAAAGAGCAAAATAAGCACATAGTTGATGTATTAAGTAACCTTAAAACAAGGTTAAAGGAGAACGTGGGAGCCACAAATGCTCCAGAGGTTACTACACCAGTAACCCCGGCAGAAAATGCTCCTAAGCAGCCTAAAAAAGTCACAAAAGTGATTTTTGATAAGAGTTCTAATCCATTTGAGGTTCTTTTTTCTGAAAGAGGGTTCTTGATTGATGGTACAAGAATGTCTTTTGAGGAAATAGAAACGGCTATTTCAAAAGAGTACAATATCGTTCTTAAAAGCGGTAGTGGTCTTGTTTTAGACGCTATAAAAATGCAAAAGATATTGAAATACAAGGACTTATATTAACTTGATAATCAGCACTTTAAAAGTTAAAATTTTTTTTGTGATTTTGTAATTTTTTAAAAAAATATAGTATTTATAAATAGATTTAAATGAATACAGTTAGAAATAGTGGAACAGAAAGAAATACATATATTCGACCTTGATGATACCTTACTTCACACCCCAACAATATCAGATTTTGTAAAAACAGAAAAAGATGGTGTTGTAGACTTAAATGGAAAATATGGGGAAGTTCTACAGAAGTTAAAAAATTATTTTTATATCATCTTTTCTAAAGAAGTTTATTTTAAAAAACAAGGAGATTACATCCTCTTATTTGATGTAAAAACAAATAATCCACTCTCAGACGATTACATCTCTTACATTCAGGACTTAAGCCCTGAATCATTAACAGCTCTTGGTTTAAAAAGAGGAGTTCAAAAAGATATGTTAAGAATGTTCGGAAGCCAAAAAGGGTTATTAGCACTTGAATCTATTCCAGGATTTCATTCAGATGCAGACACAATTGGTAAAAGTGTAAATCAACAAATCGTAAAACAATACAGTATGGCAAAAAACAAAATGATTCTAACAGGTAGAGGTTCGGAATTATCAGAAAAAATCAAGGAAAGACTTGAAAGTCTTGGACTTGATTATCCGAACTATGGACTCTTTACTTATCCGGGTGGTAGTACGGGGATTCAAAACTTTAAAAACCAGACAATCTTAGACACAATAGCCCAAAACGATTGGGATATTGTTAATTTCTATGAAGATAGAGAGGATTGGCTAAATTCCGCAAAAAAAATTGTTCAGGACACCTATCCAAACGTCCTATTTATTGCACATCATATAAAAAACATAAAAGACGCAAGAAGTTTGTAACTTATTTGGTGAATTATCCAAAATAAGTTATATTTGTATTTGGCGTTTAATGTAAAATTTTTTTATTATGAATAACAATGAACAAAACAACCCAGTTCAACAACAAGAAAATCAAACTTATGTTAGAATTGGAGATGAGAACAATGGTTTCTTAGAATTTGATTTAGTTACCTTTCGTGAAAAAGGAACAGAAACAAGATATGTTTCAGTTATAGTTCACGGATTTAGTATACCAGAAAATCAAAACGAAGAGAGTAAACCAACGAGAACACAAATTAATATTAGTACAGAAGAACAGTTTCTGGCATTTAAAAAATTTATACAACAATTAGACTGGAACGCATAATTTCAGAAGATTATGGCAAGAAAAAAGAGTTATGGCAAACAACAATGGAGATTATTTAATTAGTGGAAATAGTATTTCAGTAAAAAACTATTTCAAAGACATTAGAAAGATAGAAGTTCTTTCTGGTGAAGACCAAACAAAATTAGCAGTATCAGCTAAAAAAGGAGATGAAAAAGCTAAGGCAAAGCTTATAGAATGTAATTTAAAATTTGTTTTATCTGTTGCAAAAGAATATCAAAATTTAGGATTACCTGTTGAAGAATTGATACAAGAAGGTAATATAGGTTTGATAAAAGCAATAGATAAATATGATGAAACCAGAGGGTTTAAATTTATTTCTTATGCTGTTTGGTGGGTGAGACAATCAATTTTACAAGCTTTATATGAAACAGGAAGCACTGTAAGATTGCCTGTAAACAAAATAAATGCGAATACAAAAATATCCAAGGCTCAAGAAAAATTATTCCAACAATTAGATAGAGAGCCTACTGCAGATGAACTTAGTCAAGTTTTAGATTTTAAAGAAAAAGAAATATCTGAAATTTTAGCTGGAAGTAATTTCTGTTTATCAATAGATTCTAAAGTTTCAGATGATTCAGATACTGAGTTAAGTGATATTATTCCGGGAGATACTTTAGATGATATAGATGAAAAAATAAATTCATATTCTTTGAAAACAGAAATCAATAATGTATTTGAATCTTTAACAGAAAGAGAAGTTAAAATCCTTAATATGTTTTTTGGTTTAAATGGTTATCATGAAATGAGTTTAAAAGAAATAGGTGAAGAACTAGATTTAACAAATGAAAGAGTTAGGCAAGTAAAAGAGCTGGCTCTTAAAAAATTGAGAATGTTTAATCAAAGTTCAAGGTTAAGAGAATTTTTGAATTGTAAAATTTCTTAAAAATGAAAAAAAGTGTTAGATACTATAAGTTAAATGATAAAAAACAAATGTTGGACCTTTCCTCTATACCAGCAAATCAAATTATTTTATTGCTTAAAAATGAGGAAGATATGATGTTTGTTGAAGCTATTATAGATGAAGACACAAAAAAATATTTCTGGGTTACAGAAAAAGAAGTTACTTTTGTTGAAGAAAAAGAAGAAGAGTGGGACGAAAACAGGAGTAAGGAGATATATAAAATATTAAATCAAAAATGGTTAGAACTATAAACAAATTATTATGAAAACAGTTGATAAATTAAACTTAGAGCTAAAGAAGCCATTGGCTTTTATTAAAATTCAAACAACAGGATTGAACTCAGAAAGTGATAGAATTATTGAATTGTCTATTACAAAAATTTCTAAAGACGGGAAAAAACAAACAGGTACAAGAAAATTTAATCCAGGAATGCCTATACCAAAAACAGCAAGTGATTTAAATGGTATTACAGATGAAATGGTAAAAGATTCACCTACATTTCAAGAGGTGGCATCTAAAATTAAAGAGTTTCTTGGAGATTGTGATTTTATTGGTTTTAATATCAGAAATTTTGATTTAAAATTCTTATCTGAAGAATTTGCAAGAGCAAATGTAGAGTTCACTTTTTATAACAGAAAAATAATTGACCTTTCTTTAATATATCACACTATGGAACCAAGAGATTTTCGTTCTGCAGCAAGATTTTATTGTGATGAGAAAGTGGAATTCGGAACACCTCTTTCTTCTGATTTTGTTAATGATACCAATTTAAGAATATTCAATTCTATGTTGGAAACTTATTCGGAAAAACAATATCAAGATAGAAAAGGTAATGTTTATGAATTTAAAAAAGATATTGAAGTGTTGAATAACCTTTTTAATGATAATAAAGGTGCACTTGATATTAATGGATATATTGTATTAAATGCAGATGGCAAACCTGTTCTAAACACTGGTCAAAAATACAAGGGCCAACTGTTTACTATTATTGCCGCAGATAAAGGATATTGTGATTGGTTTATAAAAGAATCAAATATGCCTGCCGACACAAAGTTGGTATTTAAGAAGTTGATTGCTAAAGCTGAAGCTGCTGTTGTAGCAGAAAACAAATAAATTAAAATTTTAATAACAATATGGCAAGGAAGAAACTGGTTGTAAAATCATTACAACCAGCTCCTCCCCAGCTTAGTATTTTAGATGAGCTGGAAACACAGAAGTATACTGAGGAGCAAAAAGCATTTGTAGAATATTCTGGTAAAGAGTCAATAATACTTTCTGCTACTGCAGGTAGTGGTAAAACATTTTCATGTGTTCAAAGATTAAAAGAGTTACTTAGAAGAGGTGTAGAGCCTGAAAAGATTATCTTTTTTAGTTTTACAAATGATGCTGTGAAAGAATTGACAGAAAGGATTGAAAGAGATGGTATACAAGTTTGGGATAATAAAACCAAAAAAGGAATTAGAATTACAACAATTCACTCTTTTTGTTTAAGTATATTAACTACTCTTGGTAAGTACAAAGAGGTTGCTGATTTTTATAAATTCATTGAATGGTTTAAGGAGAAATACAAACCAGCTCTAGGAGCAGACCAAGAAGTGAAAGATATTTTTTATGAGACAATAGGCAATTTATACGAAGATTCAAATTTCTTTTCTTCTAAAATTGCTGCTTATAAACTTCAAACTGCTGATAAGGTAAAGTGTTTGGCACCTCCATTTATTTATGAATATAATCTTTATTTAAGAGAAACAAAAGCGAGAGATTTCTCTGATATGCTAATTGAAGTCAGAGATTTATTTCGTGAAGATAAGTGGTTAAAAATGTTTAGAAACAAATATGATTATATATTTGTTGATGAGTATCAAGATACTTCTACAATACAATTACAGATTTTACTTTCTCTAAATGCTACATATTACTATTTGATTGGAGATAAAAATCAGTGCGTAGTTGAAGGGACAAAAATACATACTGATAATGGAATTAAGTGTATAGAAGAATTAAAAATAGGAGACAAAGTATTAACAGGAAAAGGTTCTGATAATTTAGGCTATAAAACAGTAACTGATGTCTTTAAAAATAAGTTTTCTGGAGAAGTTATTAAAATAAAAACTAAATCTGGAAAAGAATTGATTACTACAAGAGAGCATACTCACTTTGCAAAATATGTTATAAATGAAAAAGAATTATTTTTTACATATTTGATGTATAAAAAAGGTTATGGTTTTAGAATTGGAATTACTAGGAGTTACCACAACAGAATCTCATTTGATAAAGGCAATCGTTTTGGCTTTATGAATAGGCTAAATGGAGAGCATGCTCAGAAAATATGGTTACTAGAAGCTAGTGAAACATTACAGGATTCAAAGTATTGGGAGCAATATTATTCTTTAAAATATGGAATACCAACATTGGTTTTTCAAGAAAGAGATAAGATAACAACTCAGGAGTTTATTGATAAAGTATTTAAAAACATAAATTCGGAAGTTGGTGGTTTGGAGTTGTTAAAGTTTAAAGACTTTGATTTTAATATTCCTCATCACTTTCCAAAAAGTACCAATAATTTGCATGATAGAAACATTAATATATGTTTGTGTGGTGACGGAAGAGGTGATAAATCAATTCATAAATTAGAAATAGGAGGAAGTTCATATTCTGATAGAGAAAAAATAATAAATGCTGGGCTTAAAGTTCAAAATAATGGAAAAGGTACTGGGTGGAGAATAAGGAAGCAATCTAATAATTTTGAAGATTTAGTTATAATTAAAAATAAATTTTTGAGCATAGTTGATGGTATTGAAAATAGAAATACTTTACTTAAAAAAGGAAGTGCTTTAAATTTCACAAAGGCATCATACCTTATTAAAGGAATGACTGTATATGTCTTAGGAGAAAATAATAATATAGAATATGATATAATAGAGTCTGTAAGTGTTGAAAATTATGATGGATTTGTATATGATATAAATATAGAAAACACTCATAATTTCATAGCTAATGGAATTTTTACTCATAATAGTATATATGGTTATTCTGGAGCAAACTGTAACTTGCTAGAAGAAATGTTAAAGGCAAGACGTGAAACAAAAGTAATGTCTCTTTCTGTTAATTTTAGGAGTGACCAAAATATTGTTGAAAATTCCAATAAATTCTCATCATTAAAAGCAACTGCAAATAGTAAAGAAAATGGATTTGTAGATAATAAGTTCATGGTTACAATAGATGAGCTTATTGAAATTCTACAAACGCCAGAACAAGTCGCTGTTCTAGTTAGGACCAATGACATTATCAAAAAATTAGAGCTTATATTGCTTAGAAAAAAAATACCTATGAGGTATTTTAATTTTATAACTGATAAGGATATTAAGAACTTTCACAAAGGAGAAATAAATGGATTATTGAAAAATAAATTCCTTAAGCTTAAAAACTATTTTGAAAGTGAGCATGAGATAATACATTTTATTGAAATGCATAAAAAAAGCAATAAATTCATTACTACTATACACAAGAGCAAGGGGAGAGAATTTGAAACCTGTGTTGTGGTTAATTCCATTTCTATGGAAATACTCCAATCCAATCCTATGTGGACTAGGCTTAGTAAAAAACAATTAGAAGCGATTACTTTCGACCCTAATGATGAAGTTGATGTGGAACCTAAAAATATACATTATGTAGCTGTATCAAGAAGCAAGCATAAGTTATATTTTATGGTTTTTGGATGTTAATTGTTATTTTTAATACTATTTATTTCAGTATGACATCTGGTAAAAAAATAGCTGCTGGTGTTCTCCCTATTTGTACTAAAACAGGAAGAATATTGTTAGTTAGGAGAGGGTTTAATCAACCTTCACCTGGACTGTGGGCTGGTTTTGGGGGTAAGATGGAGCCAGAGGATTCTAATCCTCAGGAAACAGCTAAAAGAGAGTTTAAAGAAGAAAGCCAATACGAAGGTGAATATAGAATATCGAAAGAGCCTGTATATGTAAATAGAGATAATCATTTGGATTTTTATACTTACATCGGCTTGTTCGATGAAGAATTTGTCCCTGAATTAGGGCCTGCCGAGGAAGCTATTGATTATGGCTGGTTTTATTTGTACGAAATGCCAGAGTCTGTTTTACCAAACATGCAAAAAATGTTTGATTTAAAAAGTAAAAGCATAGAAAATATAATCTGTAAGTATTCTGGTTTTTGCTAATTCTAATTTATTTATTATATTTGTTTTATGAAAGACGAAGCAAGATATAAGGAAATAGATTTGATGTTTGAAACTTATCTGTCCGCAAAAAGAGATTCTCTTAAAATAAGAGTAAAAGACACTTCAAAAGAAAAAATTTATGAATCAAATGAAATGAATTACTCAAAAGTATTTTTTGATTCTGAATTAAACATATACAAGATTGATGAAGAAGGAAAACTTGTAAAAATAGAAAAAGAAAATTTTGAAGCTGTTGTAATGAGAAGAGAATAAAAAACCCCGGAAGTCCGGGGTTAATTATTTACTTACCATTTATCTTTTTAATTATCATTTCAAATATTTTATCAACTTCTTCATCACTTATTTCTTCTTCCCATATTTGTCTCTTTGAGGTATCTATAGAACCAAGCGACCTCATTTTTTTCTTTTGAGCTGTTTCGCTTTCGCCTGATTTAAAGAATTCTTTTGGAGGAACTGCCGATAATAAAGGTACCCACAATTCATCTTGAGCTTCATCGCTCCACTCCCACTTTCCTGTTGGTAAACCATATTTTGTAAATATTTTTTCTACTGCAGGCTCTATTTTTTTACCAGTCATCATCGTTATATATCTCTTCAAAGCAGTTCTAACATCTGCATTTGTTGGATAAAGTTCTGGGTATTTTGCAGAAATATTGTCATAGTTAATTCCGTTAACATAAACCTCTTCTGCTGCAGTTGTAATTTTAGGGTCTACATTTAATGATTTAGCAAATTCTAAAACTTCTTTAAAAGCATCATAAACTTTTCCTAATTTTTCTGATGCATCATTAAATTCTGAACCAGTTTCTGAAGCTACATCTCCATATGTAGATTGAGAAACATCATACCCTTTTACACCTTGTAATTCTGGATTAAAATCACCACTCTTAGATTTTAATTTATCAGCCATTGTTGTGTCATCTTCATCACCAGAACCACCTAGAGGAGCGTCAAGCGAAACGTCAGTTGCTGTTATATTAGCTGTTCTTGTAGCATTTGAAACTTGATTTTTGAAAGCCGTAATAATTTTCGAAAGATTATCTGCCTCCCTTCTTCCAAATAAGGCTTCTGGGTTCATAGGGTTAAATTTGGTAAAAGATGATTCTGGAATTTGATTTTTTCTGAAAGCCTCTTTACCAATAGAAATTACAGCTGGGTCATTTTTAAAATTTTCAATTGCTATATGTGCATCTTCTGGAGTTGGGAAATATTCTTTATAGTTATCAGAGATGGTTTTTGCATTTCTTCTATTAGCATAATGCTCATGAGCTATAATTTTATATTCTTCACTTAAATTAGAATCTTGTATTAATTCATCAAAAGTTTCAAGCATCGGCTCAATTTTAGACTCACCATAACCTTTGCTCACAATGCTAAAAAGCATAGGCGTTCCAGTTCTTTCATTGGTAGTCGTAAACAAAAGAGACCAAGCTTTTTTATAAATATCTAAAAACGCCTCGTTGTATATGTTATATTGGCCAAATCCTTTTTTAAGATTGTTTACAACGGGTAAAACTATTTTTCTCATAGCTATAGAATCATCTGTAAAAGGCATTGCAATAGCCCATGCTAATTCTTGGGAAGGATTTTGTTTGTATTCTTCAATTAGTATACTTAAAACTTCGTTTAGAAATTTATCATCAACTTTACCAAATTTAAGATTTCTAAAATCAGGAGTATCTTTCATTGATTTTAAAACATTAGCTGCTTGCTCAGGTGTAATATTCATTTTTGCTTCATTTAATAGCGAAAAATGAACAAAAGCTGAATTAAAAGCCTCTCTAATTACTTGTCTTATAGCCTTTTCCATGTTATAGTATTTTTTTTGGTGTTTATTTTTACATAAATAGTCCAAAAAAAAGTGTTTTATTATTGTTTTTTCCCAGAAAAAGAACTATATTTGTATTACTATTAACAACAAAACAAAGTTAAATTTAAAACAGTAAAGTTATGAACAGTGTAAACAAAGTAATCCTATTAGGAAATGCTGGCAAAGATGCCGAAGTTAGTTATTTAAAAAATGACGCTACAGTAGCAAGATTCACAGTTGCCACAAATGAATATTTTAAAGACAAGAATGGTGAAAAACAAACAAGAACAGAGTGGCATAATGTAGAGGTTTGGGGTGAGACAGCAAAGTTTGTTGGAAATAACCTTAAAAAAGGTTCTTTGGTCTATGTTGAAGGAAAAATCAAGACTGAAGAATTTGAAAACAAAGAAGGACAAAAAGTTAGAGCTACAAAAATCGTAGCTTATGACGTTCAAATTCAGAAAAAAGAAAGTAAAAACGAAGGTGCAAATCCTTCACCAGCTCAGCAGGTGAATGATTATGCTACAAGTGGTGCTGAAAATAATCAAGCACAATTTGCAGCTAGTTTAGACCAGGGAGATGACCTTCCTTTCTAAAATATTATAGCGTTAATAGTGTAATTTGTAAAAGGCTCCAATGGAGCCTTTTCTTTTTTTGGGACTATTTATTTCTGTAAAAAGGTGTCTTTAAAATGAAAAAAATTAGAGGTTTAATAAGAACTATTTTGGAAGGTTGTTACCAAGAGAATGTTTATGGCGAAGGTGTCATAGATGAAGAAAGGATAACAAATAAAGATGCTGCCGAAAAAGTTAGAAATAGAGAAAACTTTGTTGGCTCACACACTTACGGAGAAGATTTAGGAGGTTTAGGTAAAATGTATGTTGCTTATTCTTATGGAGAGCAGCATCCTCTATATGTTTGGTTTGATGATGTTTGGTATCACAATTACGATGATTATATACTTCCAAATGGGAAGCCTAATATATGGACCAAAAGACATTTAAACGACTTAAGACCGAATTCTGAAACTCAGGGAAGGCCAAATTCAGTTCTCCAAAAGATGATAGATAAATTTAAAAAAGCCAATAAGATTGGGGATAACAATCACACAGATTTAGAACCGGGGGAAAAGTAAATTCTCTTTGTTTTAATCTTAAAATTAAATAAATTTGGTAGTATGAAAAAAAGTAAGTTCCCATATTTATTAGGATTTTCAGCTTTCGCCACTGCCGCTATAGCGGCTTATTTTTCTGTAACTGGTTTAGGTAAATTATTTGCTGGTTCAGCTATTTCTATTATGGTTATGGCTGCAGTTTTAGAATTTTCTAAACTTGTAGTTGCTTCTTATGTTTATAGATATTGGAAGAAAATAAAAGCTTTAGAGAAAACTTATTTGATAAGTGCCTTAGTTGTTTTAATGGCGATTACTTCAGCTGGTATTTATGGTTATTTATCTGGGGCTTATGCTGAAACTTCTTCTAAATTACAAATATCACAAGGTGAAATTTCTTTGCTTGATAAAAAAACAGAGCAGTTTAAAGAAAGAATAAAAAATACTGAAGAAAATATTAAAAAGAAAAATGAGAGGATAACATCTCTTAATAATTTAAGAACATCTCAAGAAGTTCGTTTGGATTCACTTTATGCAAGAAGATATTATAAGCAGGCTAAAATAGTAGAAGGGCAAATCAAAGATGCAGATGTTGAAATAAAAAAACTGACAAGAGAATCTGATAGTTTGTTAAATGTTGTAAATGGTTACAATGAAGAAATTTCAAAATTAGAATTAGATGTAAATGGAAAAGAAGCTGAAAATTTAAAAGGAGAAGCGGCCCCTTTGCAATATATAGCAAATCTTTTTAATACAAGCATGGATAGTGTTGTTAACTTTTTCATGTTTTTATTAATATTTGTTTTTGACCCACTGGCCGTTGTTTTGGTTATAGCCACAAACAAAGTTATATTAGATTCTTGGAAAGAAGGTTCCCCAGAAGAAGGTGAACCTATAGGTGAATTGTTTAAAGTAAAAAAACCTAAAAGTAATTGGACTGTTAAAAAATTGTTCAATGGTAAATCTGAAGAAATAAAAGAAGAAGAAAGTGGTAGTGAAGAAAATGATGTGATGACATACGTTTCAACAGATTCCGGGGAATTTAAAGCTGAGGAAGAACCTCGAAGTGCAATTGAAGAGCAAACTCAAAGTGAACAAGTAGATGATTTTGCAAACATTCAGCCTACACAAATAGAAGAGTTAACATCTCCAACTGAAGAAGATATGGAGGCTATTAAAAAAATTAATGACCTTTCTATACAATCTCAAAACGACAAATATCCTTTATTACTTGATGTTTTATATTCTAATGGTTTAAAAACCCCAGGCGATGATGTGCCATTTTATCAAGATTTTTGTGAAAGCATAAGAAAGAGTGGTATTCAGGCCGAAGATTCTGAAATAAAGAATTTCCTAGTTATTTGTGTGGTTTTCAAGCTTATAAACATACAAAAAAATACAAAACATTCGTTCTTAAAGGATTACAATACAGCTAAGAATAAAATCCAGATTTTACAAAAAAATTAATCTTTTTGGAACCTTTTCGGGCACTTTGCGTATAATAATATGAAAACAAACGCAAAGACAATGAAAAATTATTCACAAGTTCAGATTATTTCAACTCCATCGGTTAAGATTGGGGATGATAAATTGGATAACCTTTTCTCTGCTCAAGGGGGTATTGAATGGGCTAATTTGATTTTCCTTACTGGTACTTCTGGAGCTGGTAAAACAACTTTGTGTAAGAAATTACAATCTCTTATTTCTGAATACGTTTCTGTATTTTATTCAAGAGAAATGTTAAGTTCTCTTGTTAAAAAACAAACATTGCGTTTGGATATAAAACATAGCAATGCTTATATTGCGGATGTTAAAGACTTTCCTCATATGGATGGGTTTATGAAGATGGTAGAGAGTCGTTCAGACATCAAGATTTTGATTTTAGACTCAATCCAACGTATAGCTGAAGATTATACAAAACAAGGTATGTCATTAGAGGCTGCAATGAGACATATCTACTCTATCCTTATGTCTTGGAAAGATAGAAAAAATGGTATTGTTATCATTATTGGACAAGTTACAAAGGATGGAGATTTTCAGGGTGCTAACTTTTTAAAGCATGATGCAGATGCTCATGTTCACATGGTTTATGATAAAAAGAAAAACACAAGAACCATTGAAACCACCAAGAATAGAATGGGCAAGTTGGATAAGCTGTATTATGAAATTTTGGATTCTTCAGAAACTTTAAAATTTTATTCAGTAGAAGAGTTTGAAAATAAAAAAGAAAACATTACTTTTGCAGAAATTATTCGTGGTAGTATTGCAACATACTTAAACGGAATAAATAAAAATCATAAAAATTATTTAACCTTTAAAAAAGAGCTTTCTAAAAAAATTGAATATTTATACGAAAATTCTTCAAAATTTTCAAACGAATTTGAAGCAATTATAGAGTATACAAAAATAATTAAGGAACTTTCTGATAAGTATGAAATTGAGTTGTCTAAAGAGAATAGTGTTGAAAAATCAACTGAGAAGGTATCGCAATAAGCGAAACATGAAAATCTCATATCTTATAGAGAACCATCCTAATATAGCGGCAAAAATTGACAGAGTAGAAGTTTTAGACCAGAAGTTTTTTGATGAAATAGATAAAAAAATTAAAGCCTTAGAAAGGCTTCTTGAAAGATAATAGAAAATTGCCCATATTTATATCATATGGGCAATTTTCGTTTAAGACATACGATAAGAAAAGTTATTGAAGAGTATTATCAGAATACTCCAGTCTATAATTACGGAATGAATAAATTCCCATATTTAGACCAAACTCTCCCGGAAGAACAAAACCCAGAAAGTGTTTATTTTGATGCCTGGAATCATATTTCTACCAATCAAGATTTACAACAATTTCCTCAGGAAGAGTTTAATTTAGGTTTAAAAATAGAAAAAGATAGAAATCCATCTTTTAGTGTTTTGGAATTAGCTCAAAGAGTAATAGAAAATCTTAAACAAGATTATAAATTTTACTCTAATCTCAACAAATAAATTTTATTCGTTTATCCTTCTTTTAATTTTTTGTATCATTATTTATTGATAAATAGTGGGCCATGAGATTAATTCAAAGAAGCTTGGAAAAATACGTTCTAGAAGTTTCTCCCAAGGAGATAGATAAAAAGGGTTTTGATTATATTTGGGATAGAATCAGAGAGGCCTATTCTGTTAATAAGTTCGATATACTTTCTATTAAAGTAGATAAAGACAATGAAAACATCGTTTTTATAGAACTTGTTCCAAAGAAATAAAATATTTTGTTTTTTCCAGTAAAATTTTTATATTTCACAAAATAAATTTGTTTTTTATGGATAAAGGAAGAAGAGCATTTGATGGTTCTGAAGATGAGGAGCCAAGTTCAGATAAGCTCAAAAAAAATAGCAAGTCAAATACTCCTGTATTAGACCACTTTGGTAAAGATTTAACTAAGTTAGCTTCTCTTGGGAAATTAGACCCCGTTATTGGAAGAGAAAGTGAAATTGACCAAACAATACAAATTCTTAATAAAAGGAAAAAGAATAATCCAATATTAGTAGGTGAAAGTGGTGTTGGTAAAACTGCCATTGCTGAAGGTTTAGCTCTTAGAATTTTTAATAAAGAAGTTGATAGATGGCTTTTTAATAAAAAGATAATTGAATTAAACCTAACTTCAATTGTTTCTGGTACTAAATACAGAGGAGAGTTTGAACAGAGAATGGAAGAGATTATAAAAGAGGTTCAACGAAATCCTGATATTATTATTTTTATTGATGAAATTCACAATGTAATTGGTGCAGGTGGGGCCTCTGGTTCTATGGATGCAGCAAATATTATTAAACCTGCTTTAGCTAGAGGAGATATGAGATGTATCGGAGCTACTACTGTAGATGAATATAAAAAGGTTATTGAATCAGATAGCGCTTTAGAAAGAAGATTTCAAAAGGTTTATGTAAATATACCAACCAAAGTTGAAACTCTTCAGATTTTAAAACAAATAAGAAATAAGTATGAAGATTATCATGCTGTATCTTATTCTGATGAAGTTCTTGAAAAGTGTGTTGAACTTTCTGATAGATATGTTACATATAGAAATTTCCCGGATAAAGCAATTGACTTACTTGATGAGGTTGGTTCAATGGTTAAACTTAAAAACGTAACACTTCCAGAAGAAATTAAAAGATTAGAAAATCTTTTGGTAGAAATCAGAGATAAGAAAAAAGAAGCAGCAAAGATTCAGGATTATGAAGGAGCTGCAACATATCGAGATAAAGAAAGAGAAACACAAGCTTTAATTGAAGAGGAGAATGTTAAGTGGCAACAAAAAATGAAAGAGATGAAAATTGTTGTTACTATTGAAGATGTAGCAAAAATTATTGCATCTCATACTGGAATACCTTTAAATAAATTAACTGACTCGGAAAATGAAAAGTTAATTTCTATGGAGAAATATTTAACTGAAACGGTTATTGGACAAGATGAGGCAGTTCATAAAATCGTAGACGCTATACAGCGTTCAAGAATAGGTATCCAAGACCCAGACAAACCAATATCTTCATTTTTATTTTTAGGAAGTACTGGTGTTGGTAAAACTTATTTAGCTAAGACACTTGCTAAATATTTATTTGACACTGATGAGTCGTTTGTAAGATTTGATATGTCTGAATATATGGAGAAGTTTAATGTAACAAAATTAATAGGCTCACCTCCAGGTTATGTTGGTCATGAAGAAAAAGGTATACTTACTGAAAAAATAAAGAACAAACCATATTGTGTGCTTTTATTTGATGAAATAGAAAAAGCTCATCCAGATATTTATAATATTTTGTTGCAGGTATTAGATGAAGGTAAATTAACTGATTCACATGGTAAGGAAATTAATTTTAAAAACACTATTATCATATTAACTTCTAATATTGGAACTGAAAAAATTCTTTCTGAAAGAAAACTTGGTTTTGGTTTAGTTGGAAGCAATCAAAATGATGATATTGTTGATAAGGTTATGGGTGAATTGAAGAAGCATTTTAGACCAGAATTAATTAACAGGATAGATGAAAAAGTTGTATTTAAGCCTTTAACAGAAGATAATATTATGAAGATTGTTGATAATGAACTTAAAAAGGTTGTTGATAGAATTTCAAATAAAGGTTATAAATTAAATATAGGCTCTTCTGTTAAAAAATTCTTATTAGATAATGGTTATGATAAAGATTATGGCGCAAGACCACTAAAAAGAGCTATTACCACTTACATAGAAACAACTATAGCTAAGTTTATATTATTAGAAAAACCTGCAGTTGGTTCTGTGTTAAAATTGAATATGGATAGAAAGGATAACAATAAAGTTGTTGTGAAATTATGAGTAATTTTTTAAGGATAGGTAGGGATTCAAATTTATACTTAGATGGTGTTCTTGTCAATACACAAGAAGTAAAAAATTTAAATGAATACCTTATGGGTTTTCTAGCTTTAAATGTTACATTAGAAGATGGAATTGTTCTAAGTGAATTATTGCATTCTTTATATGGTTTAAAGCAATATGTCTCTGCCTATCACTTAGAGGAATATGAAGCATTAAGAGCTTTTACGAGTATTGGTAAATTTAATAAACCGTATAAATCAATAACCTTTTCAAAAGCTTTCACAATAGAAAGTGATGATTTTGTTGAAAATGATGAAACTAAGTTTCTATGCATAACACCAATTGTTACATTGAATGAGTGTGAGGGTGGCGATTTAGGTTATGAAAAAATAGGAGATATTCCAGTACTCATAGATGAGAAAATGAAACTTGAATATAACGAATACACAACTTTGGAATTAAAAACTAAGTTCACCCTTCAGGATGTAATTGCTTGTTTGTATGAAGAGTTGTTTTTTAAAATAAAAAATGAAAATATTATATCTCCTGCGATTTAATAGTTTCTTTTTTTAGGATACTGGCTAATATATAGCACAAAACCAAACACATTGCTATAATTATTAAGCTAGAGAAGTGAACTTCAAAACCATCAAATATTTTTATATTATCTTTATTGCTATTTGGTTTCATTAAATTGAAATCATAAATACCATGTATTATAGATGCTGATATAACACCTATAAAATTATATAGAGAGTTCATTAAAGCGTTTTTCTTCCTTCCTAATGCCATAAAGAATCCTGAAATGATTCCACATGCCATATGAATTATTACTGCAGATACAGAGCGTAAAAACAATAAATAAACTGGGTCTATATTTGAGCCTATTTGATTATTAGCAAATAAAGCGTTTTGAACATAGTGTATGTTTTCTAAACAAGCAAACCCTACCGAGACCATACATGAATAAAACATTATTGCATATGGTTCATCATAATTATTATACTTTCCACGAATATAACACCCGGTTCTATAAGCTCCCCATTTACAAAACTCTTCAAAAAAAGCAACTTGAAAAAAAGCTAGTATTACAATAGATGATAAAGTTGGCTCATATACTTCTATTAGTTTATTTCCTACTACAACTGAATCAATAGGATTCACAAACATTAGGTCGTGAAAGTGTGGAAATAAAAAGTGAAGAGTTGTAATAAAAAAAATAGAAAGAAATCCCATTGAAATATAAGCTACACTGCTTTTTTTACTGAGGGAGTTTACTGGTGAGTTAGACGCTATAACATAAGAATATATTAGCGCTGGTAAAAACGAAAATATTAATAGTAATATGTTGTTGTCCTGGAACATATACTATAAATATATCAAATTATTTGCAAAATTTATTCAGCTGCTTTGCAAATGCTCTTTTGATATGTGAATCAATTTCTTCGGGAACTATTCTTTCTTCATAAACAGTTCCTTTTTTCCATGCTTCACCATCTTCTACTTTACTTTTAGAAGATTCATAATAATCTAAAATAACTCCGATTAAGTAGCCAAATTCGTATACTTCACCGTCTTTAGGGTTTGGTGAAATGATTTTTTCTTTAGTTTCTTCTCCGCCTTCTTTCATAAGATAAAGTTTATTAATAAATAGAGTCGTGTTTTTGTTAGGTAAAAATAAATTAAAAAAAATTTTTCTATCTGATTATCAGCAACTTATAAAAAAAATGAAAAAAATTTTTCTATATTCATAAGATTTTATAAATTTGCAACTATATATAATGATTGTTCTTTGAGTAATTGAAATTTTGGAAATGTTGTGGCAAGGTGTTTGAGATACTTCGTATAAACAAATATCATGAAAACAAGCTGTATAATGGAGGATGAAAGTCTAATGAAGTTGTACGGTTTAATCAGTGGAGGCCATTCCTGTGAAGCTGATTAGAGGGCAGAAACGGTTCACGCTTTTTCTGTGACTACAAAAGCCATGTGGGAGTTACGAATCCTAAAGCGTAGGGTAAAGTTAGCTGACCTTACTAAGCTACAGTCGATGTATATAGACTTAAAACGTATACGGTCATACCTTACAGTAAATCTCTAAACTTTATGCGTAAGGATAAATTGATGTCGCTTAACCAAACTATCCCAACGTCCAAAATTTTTTATCTATTTGAGCGTAAAACCCCTTCGCCTTTAGGCAAGGGGATGTAAGCGACCTCCTAATATCACTTGCATTTTGAAATAATTGTTGTATATTTGCAAATAAGTTCTTTGAGGTATTTTGGTTGGAAACAAAATTGTGTTTCCGTAAAACCTTCAAACATATTAAAATATTTGTGCGAATTAAGTTCAAGGTTTGGGACGACCTGTTGAGCGTATCGAGATGTCCTGCACAACTCTGACTTGTCAGAGAAAAGGAATCGTTGAAGTACGAAAAGTTCAAAATATGTAAGTGATATTCTCATTTACCTCTATTTGAAGCCCCTTCGCCTTTAGGCAACGGGTAGTTCACAATACTCTCTACACCAATCCCTCAAAAAAATTTTAAAAAAAAATTGATTTTTATGGAACCTTTTTCGTATATTTGCGTATAATTGTTCCTTTAGTTCTTTAAACATATTGATATTAAGTAGTGGCAAACGGTTGAGTTACTTCGTAAATGCTTATTACAAAAAAGACACTCACTGTACTTATCCCTACTAAAGTTATATAAACGGGATGGCAATACCCTGAACAGTTTCGGCTGTTTTTTGTTAGCCTGACCGTAGGAAATTGTGTGGCAAGATACTGGGTTACTTCGAAAATTCTGAAAATTTCAAAAAAGACACCCACATCATCAATCCCGCAAAGCTTTAGAAGGGATACTGTTGCAAAACGGTATCCCTTTTTTATTTGTATATGTCCTAAATTAACATATAAAAACAAAAACAAAACAAAGTTTAACTTTTAAAAAGACAAAAATTATGTCAAAGTTCAACACCAAAAAAACTCCAACCTCAGGAATTCCAACAGTGAATTATGCAGGTGGTCAGGCTTACACAAAGTCTGCAGAATTAGAATTGGTTACTATCCTTTTAACATCTTTTGTTGAGGACCAGTTCTACAGAACAAGCAATGATACTCTTAACAGAATGTCTGCTTGCTTATCTAAAGTAGATGCAAAATTTGCAGCTAAGGCAGCTATTTATGCAAGAAACGAGTTCGGTATGCGTTCTATTACTCACGTATTAGGAGCAGAGCTTGCTAAGTATATTTCTGGTCAGCCTTGGGGTAAAGAGTTCTATGCACAAGTTGTACGTAGACCAGATGACATGACTGAAATTATCTCTGTTTACTTCGGTAACAAGAAAAATAAGTCATTGCCAAACTCTTTAAAGAAAGGTTTTGCTAAAGCATTCGAAAAATTTGATGCTTATCAATTAGCTAAATATCGTGGTGAAGGTAAAGAAATTTCCTTGATTGACGTTGCTAATATCGTTCACCCATCTTACGTAGAGCATAACGGTATGGTTGAAGTTGATAGAGCAGAGTACCTAGAAACATTAAATGCTTCTTTGGAAAATGCTACCGCAAGAAAGAATAAAGAAAGAGTTGCAGAATTAAAAGCTTTGATTAAAAAAGTTAAAGCTTCTAAGAAAGAAACATACCCAATCAATGCTATTGAGGCTTTGATGATTGGTGCTCTTAAGAACACTCAAACTTGGGAAGCTAAGTTGTCTGAAGCTGGTAAGAAAGCTGAATCAGAAGATGAAAAAGATGAATTGAAAAAGGAGGCTTGGGCATCTTTGATTAAGACTAGAAAAATCAGTTACATGGCTCTTTTGAAGAACTTAAGAAACATCATGACTCAAGCTCCAGAGCTTGTAGATGAAGCATGTGCACTTTTGGTTGATGTTAAGTTAATTAGAAACTCTTTGGTTCTTCCATTCAGATTCACAACTGCAATTGAAGAGATTAACAAATTTGGTTCCAAGGAATCAAGAAAAATTGTTCAAGCTCTTGAAGATGCAATTGAAATCGCTTGCGAGAACGTTCCAAAATTACCAGGTGAAACCTGTGTTATTTATGACCGTTCTGGCTCTATGAGCGGAAGACCAACACAAATTGGTGGTTTGTTTGCAGCTATCTTAGCTAAGTCTAATAACGCTGATGTTGTATTGTTCGGTACAGCAGCTGAATATACTAACTTCTCTTTGAGAGATAGTATATTCACAATTAACAAGCAGTTCAATCATAAGAATATGGGTGGTACAAGCTATCACGCATTCTTCCAAAAGTTGAACAAGAAATACGACAGATTGATTATTCTTTCTGACGGTGAAGCTTGGCAGCAAATGGATGCTAGTCAAACATACTTGAACCAATATAAGTCAAAATATGGATGTAACCCATTCGTATATAACTTTGACTTGCAAGGTTCTCCAACACTTCAGTTCAAAGGCGAAAGAGTTATAACCTTAGCTGGTTTCTCTGAAAAAGTTTTTGACCTTATGAAGGTTGCAGAGCAAGACAAGAATGTTTTGATTAACACAATCAATAACTACTCTAAGTTAGATTAATAAAATCTAATTTTATAAAAAAGCCTCAGAGAAATCTGGGGCTTTTGTTTTTTAGAATATTATTTATAAGCATGGGAACTATAAATGATATTTTATATTCTAAATACAGAGATTTATTAGTATCTCTTCCGATGGAAATAAGTTGGCTTGATTATATTCATAGTTTTATAAATTTAAAATCTGAAGCTGATTATTTTAAAATACAATTAAGCGGAACTCCAAAAACAAGAGTTGAGAAAAAGTGCTATTTAGTTTATAACGATGAAGTAAAAGGTTGGATGTATATTAATAAAATTGACAGCGAAAATAATATGACCACTTTAAACCTTGTGCCTTATTTATATTCTTTTGAGCAGAAATTTAAAATAGAACCATTCACAGGTTTTAAATATTTCTTAGACCTTCCAAAAAATGAGATTCAATAGTGCTTTATTTTATTTTTAAGCTGTAGTATATTTTATTATGAAATATATTTACTTAGCCCAAATAGAAGGGACAGAAATTTATAAAATAGGATTTACAAAAAAAGACCCTAAATTAAGAATTGAATCTCTGCAAACTGGTAATCCTTTTAAGATTATTTTAATAGATTTTTATCATACATCAAGAGCAACAAAAATAGAGGCTATACTCCATAGAAGATTTCAAACAAGCAAATATCTCCCAGATGATTATAGTAATTTACTTGGAGAATGGTTTATGTTAAACCATAACGATGTTAAAAGTTTTAAAAAAACATGTGAGCAGATTGAAACAAATCTAAAAATAATAGAAGAAAACTCGACATTATACAATTAAAAAGCCCAATAAATCCGGGCTTTTTTTATACTGCATCTTCATCTTTTGAATAATCTTCTTTTTTTGAATCTGTTTTTGACTCCTCTTTTTTTGTTGTGTCAGGTTGCTTAACATTTGTAGGTTCCTTTTTTTCTTTTTGAATTTGGTTAACTGTATAGCCAGCTATTATAAATAGCAATGTGGCATCTGCAAGTATTTCAGAGTTAGTTATAGTGTTTCTATTGTAAATAGCATGTCCTAGTATTAAAAACATGGCAGATAAAAAAGCCATAGAGCTTTCAAATCTTTTTTTACTGAAATAGCTTGGTGTATTGCTGTACATATCAAAGAACTCTTTTATAGCCCATTTGATATTGGTCCAGCCGAAAAAATATTTTTTAGGTTTTTCTTTCATATTATTTTTTCTTTTTTGGACCTCTCTTTTTAGGAGAAGTTGTTTTTGTTTCTTCTGTAGAAGGGGCTATTGTTTTTGCAACAGTTGTCGTTTCTGTTTTTGCTTTATCTGCCTCTTCTCTCATTTTTTTAGTTTCTTTCCAGTCACGTATTGGGTTTATAACCCATGCATAAGCCATCATTACACAAAATAATCCTAGTGGATAAAGCATAAATACCCAACCTACATAAAACATGAAATCCCAGACATTTGCTAATCCAAAACAACCAAATGCTAGGGCTAAAGAATAGATGAGCTTTCCTAATTTAGTGTACTTAATCCATTCCCATTGTCCTTTTAATAAACTCTTGATTTTTTCCATTTTATCTATTATTTTTTATCATAAATATTTATTTAAAAAATTAAACACACAGTTTTATGAAATCTATCTTTAGAAAATGGTTCGGAAGTGAGCCAAAAAACGTTGAAAAACAAGAAAATACGAATGAACCTAGAAAGTTGGTTAAAAATCCAGAAACTGGAAAATATGAATGGACATTAGGGGAATCTCCATTGCCTACAACTGTAGAAGAATTATCTTATGATAACAAACAGACAATTGAGGTAACTGACTTAAAATATTTACCTGAGATTCCAGAATATATAGTTGCTAACTTTTTTGTTGTTAATATTCCGGGTGTGGACCCTAAAACTATTAGAAGTTTTTCTTACAACGGCCCAGCATCTGTTGTAAAATCTAGAACTACATCTAAGGCTAAAAGATATGATTCATCTACAGTTGAAATTTATTTATCAAAAGATAATTATGAAAAACTTTTAAAGTTAAAAAAAGGTAATTCTTTAGGAGATATTACAGTGGCTGTTTTAGATAGATTGGAAAAACCTGTATTTTCAATTATGCTGAAATCAGCAAAAGTAGAAAGCGTACATTTCCCAATTTATTTGCAATATAAAAATGATGATGTGCTTGTGGTTTATCTAGAAATAAAACATGATGAAATAAAGTATTCAATCTAAAAAGAAAGGTCTCATAAAGAGGCCTTTTTTTTATTGATAAAATTTTGTATTTTTAATTTAGTTATGGCACTACAAGGCGGCAAGTATAATTTCAAAGAAGATATTACCTTTGGGGAAAAAGGTCAGCTAATCATAAGAGAGTTTTTAGAAGATAAAAATTTTAAATTTATTGGCGAGTGTTTTGATTATAGATATGATTTAAAAATGTCTTATCAAAACAAAGAATATACTTATGAAATAAAAACAGACATTTATCCTCGTGATACTGGAAATATAGTTATAGAATTTGAAAGTAGAGGGAAACCTTCTGGAATATCTGTTACTGAAGCAGATTATTTTGTTACTTATTTTTATCATTTTGGAGAAATCTGGAATATTAAAACCAGCAATTTGAAAAAAATATTAAAAGAACTAAAGCCTCAAATTAAAGAAAATTGCGGTGACCCTGGCAGCAACACTAAAGTGTATGTTCTTAAAAAGAAAGACTATAGAAAGTTTTTCACAATTCATAGTATAGATTTAAAAAAAAAGTTGTAAATTTGTAGTAGCATTAAAAAACTACAAGTTATGAATACAGCTTTCTTAGATACTTGGACCGAATCTGAAAGAGGGTGGGGCCAGAGAAGTGATGGTTGTTCTATTCACGATTCCTGCTGAAAGGAAGCCCACTCATTTATGAGTGGGATGAATTTCGGCTTTTGAAATAATATTTTATTCATTTGGTTGAATTAAATAATTTTGTATTTTTGCATTATGAAATTAACTGCGCAAATAAAACTTAATCCTACAAAAGAACAAAATAAGTTTCTCCTTGATACTTTGAAAGAGGCGAATACTGCTTGTCAGGAAATTTCCTATTATGCTTTTGAGAAAAAAGTATTCAGTAAATATGATTTGCAAAAGCAAATTTATTATCGCCTCAAATCTTCTTTCAAACTTTCTGCCCAGATGATTGTTCGTTGCATAGGAAAAGTAGCGGATGCCTACAAAAAAGATAAAGATACAAAAAGAATATTCAAAAAGTATGGCTGCATTGCTTACGATAGCCGTATTTTGAGATATAAAACTATTAGAAAAGAAGTAAGTATTTGGACTGTAAACGGCAGGCAAATCATTCCCTATCTGATTGGGCAAAGACAGGAAAAACTTTTGAAATATCAGCAAGGAGAAAGCGACCTTGCATACATTAAAGGTACATTTTATTTGCTTGCTACTTGTGAAATTCCTGATGAAAATGTTAATGATTTTGAAGATGTATTGGGTGTGGATTTTGGTATTGTACAAATAGCAACTACTTCTGATGGTAAAAGTTATTCTGGAAAACAAACAGAAGAAATACGACAATGGTATTCTAACCTCAGAGCCAAATTGCAGGCAGTTGGAACGAAATCTGCTAAAAGACGACTTAAAAAAATTTCTGGTAAAGAAGCGAAATTTAAAAAAGATACTAACCATAAAATAAGCAAAGAACTTGTTAAGGTTGCCAAAGACACGAATCGGGCTATTGCCATTGAGAATTTGAGTGGCATAAGAACGAGGACAAAGGTTAGGCATAATCAAAGAGCCAAACAAAGTTCTTGGGCTTTTAATCAGTTGAGAAGTTTCATAACCTACAAGGCGCAGATTGCTGGCGTTCCAGTTTTGCTTGTTAATCCTCAATATACTTCGCAGAGATGTAGTCAATGCGGGCATATTGAAAAGGCCAATAGGAAAAGTCAAAGTGAATTTGTATGTAGGGCTTGCGTTCATTCTTCTAATGCTGATTTTAATGGTGCTTTAAACATTCGTTTATTGGGTAGAGGTCAATCTGCCTATGGTAGCGACTTTTCATTTGAGAAGTCAGTTACAAGCCCACCTGCTTTAGCTGTGGGTAATTGACTTAAGCAAGCAAGATTATAAAGATTATGTTCAGGAATATTGGGATTCTATGCCTGATGAAGTTCCTGATGAATATGAAAGACCAGATAACGACTTGAAAGAGGTTGTTATTTCAGATGAGTTATTTGAGAAATTAAAATCATCTAAAAATGGTATAAGATTGTGGAAAAGTGAGTTTTATAAGCTAAGGGAATCGAAGGAAATATTATTTTAAAACAGAATAAGATGTTAATTTTAAGAGAAGACGACAGTTCAGATTATAAACATAGGACAGAAGTAAACATAAAGGAATCAGATGTAACAATGGCAATTGCTATTAAGTTTGATTCTCCCGGAGAAAAACTAACCAAGAGTTTGGCTTTACAACATAATAAACTTTATTTACCAGTAACACCTTCTGGTGATATTTCTGAAAAAGCAAGTAAGATTGTTTCTGCTATTAACAAGTATTTTGAAAACGAAACTTCAAAGAAAACTTTTGTTTTAAATATTGCAGGTAATGGTATTTACACTATGCAGGGCGCAATGACACAAAATCAATGTGATGAATTTACATATTCACTTGTCAAAGCAATTGCAAGCCATACAAACTTAAGATTAAAACTTGAGGTTGTTCGTTCTGGTGGTCAAACAGGATTTGATGAAGCTGGTATAAAAGCTGGACTTAAATTGAAACTAGAAACCATTGCGTATTACCCAAAGGGATATAGGATAAGAGATTTAGAAGGAGATAAAAATCTTACTGTAGAAGAGATTTATAAAAGATTTGGAGTGGCCATAAGAAAGAAATTGTATGTAGATATGGATGATACAATTTGTGATTATAGTGGTCTTTGGCAAGTTTATAAGGCTAAATTCCCAGATGTTGCATACCCTCAATCTAAATTTGGTTTCTTTTCCCGCTTAAAACCTATTCCTGGGGCTTTAGAAGCGCTTAAAGAGCTTGAGGTATATTATGACATATATATTTTAACAAGACCGTCTATAAAGAATATACATTCATATTCTGAAAAAGCTGAGTGGGTTGAAAAATATCTTGGAGAGGAATATTTGGAAAGATTGATTTTGTGCCCAGATAAATCTTTAGTAAAAGGAGATTTTTTGGTTGATAACTGGGACCATAATGGTCAAGCAGATTTTGAAGGGAAATTTCTCAAGTTTAAAACCGACAAGTGGCCAAACTGGGAAGTGGTTAAAAATTATTTAATGAAATTCGTATGTTAAAAGAACTTAATGTAGACATAAAAAGTGTTTTTTTAAGAGCACTTACTGATGCAAATGGCCAAGAAATAGTGTTTGTTGATATGGATGGAGTTGTAGCAGATTTTGATAAAACAGCTACAATATGGGCAGAAAGAATGGGTATAACTCCACAGGAGTTCAAAGACAATAAACATTACAGACAACCAAAATTTTATGCAGAACTAGAATTGATTCCGGGAGCAAAAGAAGCTGTAATGGAACTTGGAAGATTTTATGATGTTCGTTTTCTTTCTGCACCATCATGGGGAAATCCTGATTCATTTACAGAGAAAAGAATATGGATTGAAAAACATTTTGGTGAATTTGCTCACAAGAAAATGGATTTGACATTCAGAAAAGATTTGGCTATGGGCCATTATCTTATTGATGACAGAACTAAGTATGGTGCTGGTAAATTTATTGGGAAACATATCCAATTCGGGATTGACCCATTTCATACGTGGGATGATGTTATTAAATTTTTCAAATACGAAAGAGGTATAATTGATTGAGCAGTATTTAAATAGTTGATTTTCAATTGATTGAAAATTTTTTTAAAAAAATTTGCACGAATTGTGTTTTTTGATTAGATTTGTATCCTAAATTCTTTATAAACAAATGTATAACAAAAAAACAAGAACAATGGCAACTGTAAGTAGAAAGCCAGCTTCAAAAAAAGCTGCAAGTTCTAGAACAAGAACTCAGAAAAATCCTTCTCAAACTAGTATTGAGAATGGAATTAAGATTCTTCAAACTGCTATCAGAAAAAAACTTTCTCTTTCTGAAGCTTCAAGAACTCACAACAAAGGAAGAAATTATCTTTCTGATGTAAAAGCAAGAGTTTCTGAGAACTTCAAGAACAAAAACATCAGCAGAGAACAGTACAGCAATTTCAATGCTTTATTAAAGCAATACAATAAAGAAGTTGCTAGATAATTTTTTCTGCTATTTATTATTAAAGGGAGCCTGGTTAACAGTGCTCCCTTTTTTATTTTGTATAATTTAAAAGTAAAAATATGAATTGGAAAGTAGAAAAATTAATGAATGGAGAAACAATCATAAGTAAAGAACCCGGTAACTCTATGTTGCCATTGATTAAATCAAAACAACCTGTTAGGTTGGTTCCTATAACATGGGACAAGGTTGAAGTAGGTGATATTGTATATTGTAAAGTTCGTGGAAATCTTTACACACATTTAGTAAAAGCAAAAGATGCCAATAAAGGATGTTTAATTGGAAATAATAAAGGACACATAAACGGGTGGACAAAAAATGTATTCGGTAAGGTTATAGAAATTTTATGATTATTTATAGATAAAAAAATTATGAATGGAATTTCTAATAGTTGCAGAACAAAGCGTGGTTGCGAGATAACACTTTTGCCAAGTGATAAAGAAATAAAACCACTTAAAGGAAAAAGAAAAAAAATAGTGTCATTTACTTATGATACTAAAAAAATTTTTGTCTATGGAAAAGCGGCTTAAGTTTAAGGTTTATTGTTTAATAGACCCTGAAACTAATGAAATAAAATACATTGGTATTACATCTAGGTCTTTAAATAAGAGGCTTAAAGAACATATACAAAAATCTAAATTCAAACAAACTCACAAAGATTGTTGGATTAAAAAATTATTAGATAAAAACCACATACCAAAAATAGAGTTTTTAGATGAAGTTGATGATTATAAATTCTGGGAACCGTATTATATATCTCTATATAAATCTTGGGGGTTTAAATTAGTTAATTCTACTAATGGCGGAGATTATAATGAGTTGTCTATTGAATCAAAATTAAAAATTTCAGCTAAATTAAAAGGTAATACTCATGGATTTAAAACAGGAGGGATACCTTTTGTAAAAGGCAAGAAATTTACAATAGATTCCGAGTTTTTTAAATCAAAACCTGGAGTTAAGAATGGAAGTAAAATTACAGAAGAACATAAAAACAAAATAGGAAAAGCACTAATTAACAAAAGAGGTATAGCAGTTTTACAATGTGATAAAGATGGAAAAATTATAAAGGAATGGCCATCTGCTCAAGAGGTTCAAAGAAGTATTGGTATTTCTAATAATAAAATAAATATGGTATGTAGAGGATATAGAAATACGGCAGGTGGATTTATATGGAAATACAAATAAATTTATTACTCTTCTCCCTAGCGATAGTAGGATTTGGACTATTTATTCAAGAGTGCATGAAACCAAATATGATTCTAAGAAGATATTATCTTTGGTTAACTTATCATTGGATAAAAAATTGGAGAAAGAAAGACCGTTGGAAAAGATGGCTTCTTAGTCTTTTTTGAATCTTTTTTTGCAGGTCTCTGACATTTTTCTTTTATATTCTTCACTTCTTTTAATTCCTTTAAAAGGAGAATTTTCGCTTATTTTTTTCTTTTGAGATTCAATAAGTTTTCTTCCTTTTAATTTTAAAGAATGTTGCTTAGACCGCTTTTAAAATCAGTTCCATGCTATTTTAACCTAAGCAGTAATTTGATTAAAATATGTTGTGTTCCTATGAATAGAGGGCATAATAATATAAAGTTGGTTATTGAAAAATTTAAAAATATGATATTGAATAAAGTAAAACAAAATAGTCCTATATAAACAGAATTACAAAATACACACATTCCAATTATTTTTAAAAAAGGCCTTTTCCATCTGTCCTTCTTTCGCCAACTTCTTATCCAATGATAAGTTAGCCATAAATAATATCTACGAAATACCATTTCAGGCTCCATACAATTGTGTAAAAATACGCACATGCTGGCTGTAGAAAAACAAAAAAACAAAAGTATAAGTAACATTTCCATAATTATAAATGTGAGGAAAATTTATTGTAATACGACATGGATTGCAATAATTTTTTATTTTTTAACAAGTGGTTGTAACATATTGATTATCACATTTTTAGGTCTAGTTTTTTGTGGACAAAGTTGTTTTATGAAAAAATTTTTTGAAATCACTTGACTTTATCAAAAACTTTTTATTATCTTTGTTCATACAATTTTTTGAAAAAATAAATTTTTCATATATTTAAAAGAAAAAAAAAGTCATGAAGTAGATTACTACAAATAACAAAAATCCTAAATTGGTTATCGTAACCAGAAGGGATATTACGCCTGGTTATCAGGCAGTGCAATCTGCACACTCGATACCGCAATTTTCTTATGAGCATCCTGAGGCTTTTTATCAGTGGTATCACAATTCAAATTATCTTATTTTATTATCTGTTAAAGATGAAAATGCTTTAAAGGAACTTTTATTAAAAGCTTCTGAAAAAGGTATTAAGCATTCTGCATTTACAGAGCCTGATATAGATAATCAAATCACATCTATAATTTTAGAGCCACACGAGGAAACATATAAACTTGTTTCTAATTTACCATTGGCTTTAAAAGAATACACTAAGTTTCATAAAAAAGAAAAGGAGGTGACCAATGAATAAGGTTATCTTTCAAGATAATATTGTCCAAAGGATAGTATTTCATTATAACAAGAAACATAATGAAGATACTACAATAGCTCCTTGGGTTGTGAAACATAAAGGTCAAAGTTTTTATGTTAATCATTTAGATTCTACTGTTGGCTTTTCTACAAAAGAAACTCCGGGCAATGAGCATACAAAAGGTTCTTTAATGTTTAGAGGTAAATTGAAAATTGTTGAACAAGATAAAATGATAATTGCTTTGATAGAATAAAAAATTAGGGAGTGGTCTGAAGTAGGACCTTGAAGTGAGAATCTTCAACTCCCACCATGCAGGAGTAGCTGAGCGTGTTCAAGCGTTGGGCCGCAATCCCAAAGTACGGTGGTTCGAATCCATCCTCCTGCTCAAATGCGAGTATAATTTAGTGGTAAAGTGAAGCTCTCTAAAAGCTTGTTCATGGGTTCGAATCCCATTACTCGCACAAAAAATAAATGTTATGAAAAATAAATAGATAAAAATTAGAAGCCCTGTTTTATTATCAGGCTATAACCTTAAAGGTTATTATAAGGTCTAGACCTTATATTAAAAAATCCATATAAATGGTGTTTATATGGAAAAAAGCATATAAAATATTAATCATAAAAAAAATTAAACATGGAAACTTCAAAAAAAACAGGCTTAGATTATAGTAATCAAGCCATCAAAACAAATTTACATAGAGGGAGCGAAAGCCCACTCATCAGCTTTGCTGTGGGTGGGATGAAAGCGACCTAATACAAAGTTAATAATCGTTTTAAATAAATTTTGCGGTTTCTTTAAACTTTTATATATTTGCACATATTTATAATTGATGTTAAAAGCTTTTAAATATAGATTAACCCCTACAAAAGAACAAACCGTCTTGCTTAATAAGCATATCGGAGCAAGTCGTTTTGTGTATAATCTCGCTTTAGAAGTTAAGCAAATGGCTTGGGCAGGTTACAAGATTAATTTAAGTTGTTTTGCTTTGCACAGCCAGTTAAAAGACCTTAAAACAGAATGCGAATGGCTTAAAGAAATTAACAGTCAATCTTTGCAACAATCAATAACTAACTTAGACAAATCATACACTGCATTTTTTAAAGGGCAAAACAAGTTTCCAAAATTTAAAAAGAAATCAAGCGGTGGTAGTTTCAATATTCCACAAAATGTTTCATTAAAAAACGGCAAGTTGGTTATCCCAAAGTTCAGGAAAGGAATTGATATTGTTGTACACAGACCAATTAAAGGTGCGATTAGGCAAGCGACAATAAGCAGAACACCGACAGGAAAATATTTTGTTTCAATACTATGTGATACAGGAGAAGATGCAAAACCAAAAGCAAGGGTTAGAGAAAATACAACAATTGGAATTGATTTAGGAATTAAAACATATCTTGTCGCATCTGACGGAAAAGAGTTTGAAAATCCAAAACACCTTTGTAAAGCACAATCTAAATTAAAGTATGTACAACGCAAATACTCAAAACATAAAGGTAAAAGAACAAAGCAAAAATTAGCCGTAATCCACGAAAAAGTAGCTAATCAAAGAAAAGACTTTCTACATAAAACTTCAAGTGAACTAATCAAGAACCACGATAGTTTAGCGATTGAAGATTTAGCGGTTTCCAATATGGTAAAGAACCACAAACTTGCGCAATCAATAAGTGATGCGAGTTGGTCAACCTTCGTAACAATGTTGGAATACAAGGCAGAATGGTACGGAAAAAACATTCTGAAAATTGGTAGATTTGAACCATCATCTAAGCTACACGCAAATTGCGGGTATATAAACAAGGACCTAACCCTATCCGATAGGGAATGGACTTGCCCTAAGTGTGGGGGTTTAGTTTCAAGAGATGTAAATGCTGCCATAAACATTAAATCATTTGCATTAAAAAATATCTTATCTGGAACGGATAGGAAAAATCAAGGTAAGTTGCCTACGTTGGTAGGAGCGTTGACCCTTGAAGCCCAACCCATCGCCTCTGGCGTGGGTGGGTAGTTCACAGAATGCTGTAATTGAAATTAAAAAAAGAATTTCAGAAAAAAATCTTGTACTAGAAGGTGATTTATCTTCTATTGAAAATATAGATTTAGAAAATGCAACACGTTCTTCAAAAAAGAAGCTTGCAAATAAAATCTATTTTTTCATGAAAGCAAATAGCAGAAGAAAGATGAATGTGTTATTAGCTTTTGTATACAAAAGATTTTTAAAAGATGAAAAGAAAGTTCAAGTCCTTCCTTCTGTTGAACAGCAAGAAGTTGAAAAATCAAGAAAGGAATTTAAAGCTCAACTTAAATTAATGTTAGAAACAAAAGATAAGTATAAGCAGCTAAAAAAATCCTTTAAAGAAGAAGGAGGAGTATATGAAAACTAAAGATTTTATTAAAATGCTGCAAGATGCCGACCCTTCTGGAGAAGCTTACGTAAGAATGAGTGGAGGAGTACCAATTTTTGCAGAATTAAAAGAGGGTTATTGGGACGGTCCTTATTCTTATATTGATGAGGATGGGAAATATATAACTTCTACAGAAGGAACAAAAGTGGATATATGGACCAAAGAGCCAAATGATTATATTTGGGATGATTTAGAGTGGAATAGTTATCAAGAGCCAGAAGACGGTTTATTTGAGAAATTAAAATCAAAATTTGAATTTAGATTTGGAGGTTATGCTATCCCGGCACATAGACAAGAAAGAATAGATAGTTTTTTTAAAGACTTGAAAGAAGAACTAGATGATTATATTTCATATAAAAAAGCAAGCGACCAAAAGTATTTAGATGAAGTTTGTGAGAAATATAAAAATGGTTGGAAGTTTCTTCAGAAAAAAGAAGGTAAATGGAAGTTTTATGATTGGGATATTTTAGATGAAAATGGTAAAAACCAAGGAGCTAATTGGGCTACAACAGGGCCAATATTGTTAAGTGGTAAATTTGAACCCACAGATTCGGATAAGTATTTAGAGTGGAAGTTAAAATAACGATAGAGCCCAGTTAGTCTGGGCTTTATTTTTTTATAAAGTTTTAGTACATTTGTGTATAATTAATTGGGTATGAGAAATTCTGAGATATTAGAAAAAGCTTTAGAAAAAGCTAGAAAAAATGGTTATACAAAAGAGGTGTTTAATGGTCCTTGTGCACATGAGGGTTTTTATTTAGATGGCACAAATTATTATGCAATTATCTTTGATAAAGATTTCATGAAAGCCATATGGGGTTTAAGTAAAAAATGGTTGCAATACAATTCAACTCATCCTCATTTAGGAGATGAGTGCATTTTATGGGAGTGGCATGCAAAGCAGATGTTACTAGCAGAAGAGCCGCTTAAATATCTAGAAAAAAACTTAGATAGGGATGATTGGAAATATATTTCACAAAGGTAAATTTTCTAAAATTATAGATGTATTTATAAAAAATAAGTTATGGAAGCAACAGATTTTTGTTATTGGTTACAAGGGTTTTTTGAATTATCTGGAGATAAAAAACTAACTCCTAAACAAGTGGAAATTATTAAAGACCACTTACAGTTAGTTTTTAATAAAGTAACTCCAAATAGAAGTGTCTCTTATGAATTGCTAACTGATAGCACAGCAGGTAAACCTATTTGCAATACATTTACCGAAGAAAACACTTCGTTAAATGATATATTAAACGGTTCTATTAGACAAGGAAAATCTGGAAGACCAGGTGCGCCCACTGTTTATTGTTAGTTATGTATGAAGCTTAAAGGAGAACATAAAGCGTGTAAGATTGATATAATGATGTATCATGGTATAGCTTCTTTGGCCAATAACACAATGAAAAAAATAGATGAAGAACTAATACCTACGTTCATAATAGAAGAGGCTTTAGAATATTATTCTAATTTAGAAAAATATGAAATTTGTTCCCAGATAAAGAATTTTTTCCAGATTAACACTTCTTTTGTAATAAAAATAACAAGGGATGAATGGTTCGGAATCAACAAGTTGCAAAAAAAATAAAAAAAAACTTGACTTTTGTAGAACTTTTTTATTATCTTTGCGTACAATCTCAAGAAAAAAGAAAATTTTTGATATTTATAAAAACATGAAAGTAACAACAACATATAGATGGTCTTGGAGAAGTTCAAGTTCGAGTTCAAAAAGAACTAGCGGACCAGCATCTATATTGTCGTAACTTTTCTAAAAGATATTTAAGTTAAAACAGTATAACCCTGGTTCTGCAAAAGAGCTGGGGTTTTTTATTTGTAATAATTTAAAAAGAAAAAAATGAAAGAAGAACATTATAATAAGTTAGTAGAAAAGTTTGGTAAGAAAAAAGCAGACGAAATAAAGGAAAATGCACAAAAGAATAGAGAGCGTTTGAAAGAAGAATATGAAGAAGAAAAGCTTCATGAAAAAAAACTTCTTGAGGAAGCTATACCAAAAGAAGAACTTGTTGATGGAGCATATTATTTGGGTGTAAGATTTCGCAATCATGGCCTTGCACAGTGGGATGAAAAACTTGGAGTGTTCTTAACGATTAACTATCAATTTGAGCCATTCCTTGAAAGGATTGAACATTTTGCAGACCAGATTGATAAACATTTTGATGGGTTTATTCCCTTTGAAAAAATAGATAAGAACAAATATTATCATCTAAGAAAGAGAACTAAAACAGAAGATATAAAAGAAGAAATTGAAAGATTGAAAAAATAAATTGGAAGGTTGGTAGAGCGGTCTATTGCACTAGTCTTGAAAACTAGAGGCCCTTCGGGGTCCGTGAGTTCGAATCTCACACCTTCCACAAAATACGTTGGTGGCCGAGTGGTTGAAGGCAGCAGTCTCCAAAACTGTAAAGAGTGTAATTAACTCTTCGAGGGTTCGAATCCTTCCCAACGTGCAAAATATACAGGTGTAGTTCAGTGGTAGAATAGCGGTCTCCAAAACCGTTGACGGGAGTTCGAATCTCTCCACCTGTGCGAAATAATTTGGAGAGATGCCAGAGTGGTCTATCGGGGCAGCCTGCTAAGCTGTTGTACGGGGTAAACCTGTACCTAGGGTTCGAATCCCTATCTCTCCGCAAGATGCTGAAGTTGGAAGGATAGTTAAGTACGTACTAGCTATTTAGTGGTTCGAATCCACTCTTCAGCCGATAAATTTATAGAGAGTTACCCAAGTGGTTGTAAGGGGCTTCCCTGGAAAGGAAGTAGGTCGGTAAAACGATGCGAGAGTTCGAATCTCTCACTCTCTGAGATGGAACAGAGAATGTTTTATATTGGAAAAATAAAACGTAAAGAAATTGAAAAAGATTTTGATACGGTTTATGAAAAGTATAGAAAGAGAGCTTTAGAAAAAGGATATGAAAATCCTAAACTAAAAATTCTCAAAGAAAAATCTATAGTCAAATTTTATGTGATTGTAGATTTAGAAGATGAATAAAAATATGGCTCGGTAGCTCAGGGGATAGAGCAACTGCCTTCTAAGCAGTCGGTCACAGGTTCGATTCCTGTTCGGGTCACAAAATATGCAGGTGTAACCGAGGAAGTTTTCTAAACTTTTATCCGTAACTGGAGTTGAAGCAGCAATGCCAATGGGGGTTCGAATCCCTCCTCCTGTACAAAAAACAAAAACAATGTCAACAGATTCGAGTTTATTTAAAGTAATACCTTCTAATCTTAATAAAGGATTTGGGTTTTGTGTATTTGGCGAACCAACACAAGAAGTTTTAAACCTAGCAGAGTCTTGCAATTTTATAATTCAAAAAGAAAAAGGATACACCAATTTTTTCCCTACTGAAAAAACAGATTTTGGTAAAATGTTTATAGGGGAAAAAAAGTTCAAATACATGGATGGGTTCAGCCCAAATCTTAATAAACATTTACATATTGGCCACTTTTCAAATTTAATTTTAGCTAAAGCATTTCAGAAACTTGGAGTCGCTGAAGAATATGTTTCTATGCTTGGAGATACATTAACTGGTGATGTTTCTAAAGAAGAAGCTTTGGAAAAATTCAAAGAACACTGTAAAAATTTTGACTATAAAGTAGATAAAATTTTCTTTGCTTCCGAAATGAAATATGGAGGTGAATTGAAAGATGGAGAAGGAGAATATGAAGGAACAAAAATAGTTGAGGCTGGAGAAGAAAAAATTGTTGTAATAAAAAAAGATGGTTCTACTTCTTATTTTTATCAGGATTTAGCATTGGCATCTCTTTTAAATGATGATACTCTTTATTTGACTGGATATGAACAAGAGAATCATTTTAAACTTTTAAATAAAGTTTATCCTCATATAACACATGTAGGATTGGGGCTTGTTAAATTGAAGTCAAATAAAATGATTCCATCTGCAAATGGTAAAATGTCTACACGTCTTCGTAATGTTGTTTATCTTTCAGATTTTATGGAAGAATTAAAAGAAGAGTTTAATGGTGATGAAAAATTAGCCTATAACATTTTTGCAGGATATATTTTGGGAGGCTCGCCAAAGTCAGATAAGACTTTTGATATGAGTTTGATGAAGAATCATAAAAATTCTCCCGGATTATATTTAAGTTATACTATGGCTCGTTTAAAAAGTGCTGGAGTTGATTTAAACCATTCGGCTGATGATTTTATCAAGCCAGAGATTAAGTACGCTTATATTAAAGCTAAAGCAGCTCTAAACCCAAGTGTTTTATTTCAAGCTTTGGTTGAATTATGTAAAGAGATTAATTCTTTGTATACAACACATCATATATCTGGCAATGAAGAAAACAAAGTAATGTTTTTCAAGTTAATGTCTGATTTGTATGTTGGTATGAAAAAAATTGGTCTTTTTGAAGTGGATAATGTTTAAAAAAGTCGTATATTTATAGAAAATTATGAATACTCACAAAACATATAAAGCTCGTTACCTCAAACGATGAGGTAGGGTGATAAGGAAAGTCCTCAATTCACTCTACCTCTGACAAAATCTGAGGTAAAATGAAAAATTTAAAAAGAGCTGAAAGACGCTGGAAAGAAAAATGTAAATTTGAGAAGCGTCTTAAAATTTGGGTTCCTGCTAATCAGCATCAATATTTTGGATGGGAGAGAATGACTTCCGCTGAGATTAGAGACAAGATTAGAAAAGGGGAAATGTGGACATTTTTAAAATGGACTTCCACTCCTTGTTCTTGTCCAATGTGTTCATATCTGAAATATGAGAGAACACCAAAACATGTTATAGATAAACAAATCTGGAAAGATATTCAGGATTCTCAAAATTAATGGTTCCGTAGCTCAACTGGATAGAGCTACTCCGTCCTAAGGAGAGGGTTGTAGGTTCAAGTCCTATCGGAATCACAAAAAAAAGGAACCTTTATTATTGTTTTGCGTATAATTGACAAAATTTGTATATTTATAAAAAATAACTGATTTATGAACATTCGTAAAAATAGCTGTGGAGGAGTTTTGGCGATTTAAGTAAATAAACTTAAACGCCAATGAATTCAAAACATCCTCTCTACAAAGAGAAACTCAGACTTGAAAAAGAAATTTATCAAATCTGGAAAATTCAACGCAATAAAAATTGGGTTGAACTTGAAAAACCGTACAAAGACGGCTATTACAAATTTCATGACCTTAGAGAAGACATCAAAAATCGTGATGATGCTTGGGTATTTTATGAATGCTTAAAACTTGTTGGACACAGGGTTTTTTGTAAAGATAAATCCTTCAGAACAAAATTAAGCAAAGGAAAATACGAATATCTTTATCCGGGATTTGGAGATATTTCTGAGGAAACTTATGAAAAATTGCATCCTGCTGTTAAAAAGTATTTTTCAGCAATTAGCCCTTGGAGTAGACGTTGGAGTCCATTCAGAAAAATATATGAATGTACATTTCCTAGCTACTACTTCGTAGAAAAAATCAAACCTCGCTGGATTACACACTATCAAGAATTTGATTCTGTGTTGGCTAAAGAGGAGTCTGAAAGAAAGGGTTATTTGTGTCAGAAAAAGTTCTGGCCAGTTGGTGGCTGGTATGATGGAAGAAGAAATCCTCCTAAAGATTATAGAAAGGATTTTACTCGTTCTGACAGAAATTACAACAAGAAAGCTTTGAAAAGAAACCTTTCTAAAGTAGGTGATTATGATGATTATGAATACAGATATAACCATCGTCATTCTGCAAGATGGATGTACTGGTAGTATAAAATCCTAGCTAAATAGCTAGGGTTTTGTGTTTTTGGACCTATTTATTGTAAAGTTTTTGCTATGAAAATTAGAAAAATTATCAGAGAGATGTTGGAGCAGCAAAATGCTGGCGGAATTGAGGGTTTAGAAATCCTTAATCACTACCCATTTAATAAACTCCCAGATGTAAGAGCGAATGTTGATTGGAAGAATAGGGGTGTTAAAGGATGGGGTGAAGTAATGATTCCTTCTGTAGATGAAGGTGATGCTATGTCAACTGTTTTTGGACAAGATGATGTTATAAACTATGTAAATCAATTTGAAAAAAAATTTGGTACAACCCCAGTATTTTCTTTAAATCCTGGAGGTGCTTGGTTTGATAAAGTGAAAGTTATAAATCCAGAATTTATAGACTGGAAAAATAACTATAATACTGGCAAGCAAAAGTGGATTGACCAATACGGTTCTGGAGATTAAAATGAGCTTAAAAAAAACAATAAGAGAGGTTTTAAGTTTAGTCTTAGAAGGGAAATTGATTTCAGATGATTCAATGAAACCTACTGAGAGAAGGAAAACTTTGCATTCTATTTTGGACAAAGGTTTTTCTGAAGATTCTATTGACTGGAATCCTCTTTATAAGTTTTTAAAAGAAATATTTGGCGAAAAATATATGGAAGCTGCAGATGGCTTTATATATTATGAAACTGTTAGATTTTTTGATAAAATAAATCTTTCCTTATTTAGACATGGTATAACCAGAAAATATTTTTGGCTAGATGATGATGGCCACCCTTATGAAATAAAACAAGATTGGAATAGAGAGCTTCAAGATAGTATACCACAATTTGCAAAAGAAATTACAACAGAAGAAGCTTTTAAATATATTTATTCAGACTTAATTAGATATGTTGGAGAGGCTTGTAAAAGCGGAAATTGTGAAGTGCCTAAAGATATTTATTTGATGAGTTATTCAGAATATAAAGATTTAAGGGATGATATGTTAAAAAAGGCTGGATATAATGTTTTAACAATAAGTAAGAAAGATGACATAGAATATTTAATAGGTGGTGCGGAAAATTTAGATGAAAGAAAAAAGAAAAAGAAAAAAAATAATCCATACATTTTAAGAAGACCATCTTTTAATTTGTATTATATGGATGCTGCTGTTTCTGGTGGAGACATTGGAGGTGGTGATTCTGGAGGTGGTATTAGTGAAGGTAGGCATATGGTTGTTGGTAGTGGTGGGATATTCAGACCAACACCAAAAATATTTGACCACTTAAAATGGTCTTTAAATGATGAGCAAAAACAGTTTTTGTATGATTTTATAAATTCAAGAGAAGATACTTTAAAAGAAAGTGACTGGGAATATGCTTCTAAAATAACAGGTATCCCTGTTAAAAGTATCAAATCAATAAGAAATACTTATGGTGAAGTTGATAAAAAAGTAAATGATATTATAAAAAATGGATATGTGGCCAAAGGGGAAGGTATGCCGAGTGATTCTAGATATAGCGCTACTCATTCTGGCATTCCTGCTATTGAGTATGATTTACCAATGGGGTATAGAGATGATGTTGTAAATTTTAGACCAGTTTCAAAAGAAGAAGCTGATGCTATGAGGTTTCCAAAAAAAACATTGCGTCAAAGGAAGTATGAAAGTGAATTAAAAACTTTAATCAAGGGTGATTATACAAAAGTTCATGAGGTAGCTTATGATAAGAACTTAGATGATTGGGCTAGGTATTATATAGCTGGTAAATTAAAACCTAAAGAAACAAGGGTGAAAGATAGAATTCTAGAAATAGACTTCGAGCCAAGTGAAAACTATTATAATTTTGAAAAATCAATGCTTGCTTCTAATAAAAAGAGTCCTTTTTGGTTTGAAGTGGAAAATGTTTTAGAAGAGTTTAATAAAGTTTTTGGCATGAATTATAGAGTTAAAGAACAATATGATTTAACCAACTCAAAATCTAAATGTATTAGAATTGTTTTGAAAAATGAAAACTTTAATGGAAGTCAAATTTGGGATGATGAAGCACAATGTTATGTTTCTTATGAAAATGCTTCTGAAAGGTTAAGAGAGAAGTTTGAGAATGGAAATAACTTGCCTATGGGTGAGACAAAAATTGTTGACCACGACCAGTTGATGCAGGATTTCAGGGATTTAAAATCTTTGAATGATATATTTGATGATACAGGATGGTTGTTCGGTCCTATAAACTGATAAGAAAACTGGCATTTGCCAGTTTTTTTGTTTTTAGAACTTTTTTTGCGTAATTTCGTATAATATAAAATAAAAGAAGCATGAAAAAGGATAGATTTGAAAACTTTCAACCTAGAGTGAATAAAATTTATGGGAACTGTACAGTGTTATCCCCAAGAGGGAATAAGATGTTTCTTTGTTTAGAAAAAAAGGCTAATTGGTATCTTAAGAGAAACTTGGCAATTATCATACAAGATAGCCCTCTGGTTATTCAATTGACATTTGAGCCTAAAAAGGAAGGTTGGCATGGTGATGAGTATTATCTTTCGGAAAAACACAATATGTGTGTTTGTTGTGGGGATGAAGAGCTATCTATATTAACTAGACATCACATTATTCCTTATATGTATAGAGAGTGTATGCCGATTGAAGTAAAACAATCGAGTAGTTTTGATATAGCACCATTATGCTTAGAACATCATTTAGAATATGAAAGGCATGCTGATAAATTAAAGCATGAATTGTCTAAGAAATACAATGCTCCATTTCATGACAAGATGACTGAAGAGTAAAATGTTATTAAAAAACTTAAAAGTTGTGCACATATAACACTCAACTATTTTGATAAACTGCCTACTGAAAAGCAAGTAGAGTTTAAACAGACATTAAAGGATTATTTTGGTACAGATAATTATACAGAAGAACAATTAAGAGAAGTGGCTGCTTTTAAAATAAAAAGAGAAGATGCTGAATCTGCCCATGCAAAAATTGTAATGGCTCAAATAGTAGATTTACAAGAATTTGTAGAGATGTGGAGGATGCATTTTATAGAACACGCACAACCAGAATATATGCCAAAAGGCTGGGACCCTAAAAGAAGCATTTACAGACAACATTAAAATAAAAATTATGGAAACAATAAATAAAGCAGGAGTTGCAATAACAAAAGAAGCATTAGCAATTCTTAATTCCCAAGAATTAAAAGACATAGAGGTATTTGCTATTAAAGCTCATCATGATACCAATCATTTTTACGATGAATATCTTCCTTATGAATTTCATTTAAGGATGGTTAATAAGGCTGCTAGAGATTTTATTTACTTAATCCCAGTTGAACATGTATTTGATGTAATTGCTGCTTCTTGGTTGCATGATACAATTGAAGATGCAAGGCAAAATTATAATAGCATCAAAAAAAGAACCAACACTTTGGTTGCTGAAATTGTACGTGCAGTTACAAATTATGGTAGAGGAAGAAATCGTGATGAAAGAATGCCAAACTTTGTTTATGATGATATTCGTAATACTAAATTTGCAACTTTTGTTAAGTTGTGTGATAGAATTGCCAATGTTCAATATTCTAAAATGACTGGAAGTGATATGTTTGAAAAATATCAAAAAGAACATGCTCACTTTAAAGAAAAGCTATATATTCAAGGAGAATATGAACCTGTGTGGTTATATTTAGAAGAGATTTTCTTTGGGTAGAAAACTTTTTCAAAAACCAACGAAAATTTAAAATTTTAAAGGCTCTTTTGAGCCTTTTTTTATTGCTTTTTATTGGTATTTTTTAATTTGTTTCATATTTATTTTAAAAGCGTTCTTTACAGGTAAAACATTAAGTTTTTGTATTATTATGAAACAGAAAATTAAATTTCTGAAGCCAGATTTATTTAACTATGGCGACAGTTGGGAAGACTATTATTTAGAATTAAAAAGCGTAAAAAAAGGAGATGTGTTTTATGAGTGCGAGAGGTATGGAGAAAATTATGAATTGATTGCATTAGAAGATGCAAGGAAGGTAAGAGGCGGTTGGGCCTGCTGGGTACAAACTCACGATAAAGGTAAATTTGAGTTGTTTGTATCCTCAAATACAACATATTGTGGTCCTAATTTCTTTAAGGCACCACAACACTTAACTCAGTTGGAGACAGGTGAGTATGTTTATGTTGTAAAATAATTTGCACGAATTATAAAAATTAAGTATCTTTGTGGTTGTAAAACAATTTCAACAGATACTTTTTTTATGTTTGGAAAAATAAAAATTACAGATTTTGGAAAACGCCACTTTGACCCTAAGTTTGGTGGAACAAAAATTACAGATAAAACCTCAGAAGAGTTTGAGGCTAAACTTAATTTGGAAATGCAGGCTTATGAACGTATTAAAGCTGGAACAAACGTGATTCCAATCACAACTGATGTTGTAAAAATAATTGATGGCTATGCACCTTTTTGTAAATTAATAGCCATTAAAAATTTCACCAATGCAAAAGTTGGTTCACTTCCTATTAAAATAGAAAACTATCAATATCTTCGCTCTGGATATTCTGCTAGAACTGAGAAAGAATTACCTGTAATGACAAGATGGTTTGAACTTCCAGTATCAGCTCCAGTTGCAGATTATTTAATTGTTGTTGTTTATTCAAGAGAACAGCTTTTAAAAGAACACGCTGACCAAAAAACAGAAACACCTTTTGAATTGTCTGAGGAAGATTCATGGGGTGTTGTTGCTATTCTTGGGCAAACTCATCCTGACGAGGAACCTATGCAGCCTATTACAATGATGCGTAATGCACTTGGTACTGCTGAAGGTGGTTCTGGAGTTTCTATTGACAGAGAAAAATATAAAACCAGTGTGGAGTTTTGGTCTAAGAATGCTATTGTTAAATCTTAAAATAAAAAGTCATGAGTAATAACCAGGAAAAAATTACAATCGAAAAAATTCATAGTGATTTTAAGAGTGTAGATTCAAAAGTTAAAATTGAATTAGAAAAAACTAACTCAATTGATAAAGATAAAGTTGAAGCACTAAAAGAATTGGGATTCCATAATTTTAAAGAAGCTAGACAAAGTTCCCCGGAAGAAATAAAAAAACAAGAGGAAAAAGTTAAGTTAATAGAGAGCTATAGAGTAATAGCTCCTAATTATAAATTTGTACCATCAGATGAGTGGATAGCTCTATGTCAAAAATATGGTTTGATTTGGGGACATCCATCTTATTATATTGATTCTATTCCAAAGAAGGTTCAAGATTCTATTTTAAATTTCAAAATAGCTGATAAATCATTTTTGGAGACATTAGAAAATTCTGTAAATAGAGATGAATTAGAAACCTTAAGAAGTACAAGATGGGTTACTCAAACAGGTAGAGAAACAACTCTTAAAACCATAGAGTCTGACCATTTACTAAATGTAATTAATTTTTGTTTTCAAAGATTAGCAGAAAATAACAATGAAGCTTATAAAATTTTTATACAGTCAGCAATTGTAGAATTTATGTGTAGAGGCGGTGATGTTGTTTATGGGAATGAAGGTAATATTCATTTAAAATTGAGTGTGTATAATATGCCTGAGCTTGGATATAGAGTTATTTCAATTCCTTATTTTATCAAGAGAGTTGATGTGAAATCAATTATTCAGTCTGGTATTCTAAAACACCAACGTCTAGACACTGCAAAAGGACAACCTCAATTTGTTATTTGTGCGGCTAAGCATATGTTTGATTTAGAAGATAAAACAGTAACAGATGAAATGGAAATTATCGAAAGACCAAGACCTCTCCCAACAAGATTGTTTTTTGAAGACGATGACCCAATAGCAGCTGTTAAAGTTAAAGGCGGTTTTTTAATTGTTGATGCATGGGGACCAGAGGCGGAACACACTGAAGCAATTAACCATTTCTTGAATTAAATATTTTTTTTGCAATATCAGGTTGTTGAAGGATGAAAGCTTGTAGTATTTCATCCTTCTTTTTTTCATCGGAATGATACCAAATCCAGATGAATGTTTTTTCAAATAAAAGAGTTTCTTCTTTTAGGAGCTTTATTTTTTCTTTTATTTTAAATACATCATCTTGTTCTAAATCAAAATCTATTTTTAACTCATTACAGATATACATCAGCTTTGAAATATCATTTTTTTCATATGCATCTTTTGCTTGTATGTAAAAATCATTCAGGTATTTTACAGGTACTTTATCCGGGTGAGTTTTTTTTGAAATTAATCTATATAGTTTTTTAACCTTAGTATCCTTTTCAACTTTATGAAAAGTTTCTTTTGTTTTTGGTATAGAAACTATGGATTGATTCTCAAAATCAATAATTAAATCATTTAAATCAGTTGGCTGATTGTTTTCTGGATTAACTGGTTCTATGGTGCTGTTTAAAGCTTCTTCTTGTGTTTTTTTAGCTTGGTCCACAATACCAGCCAGAGCCATTAAATTTGGATTGTTTTTGATGAATTCATATAAAGCATGGTTGAATTCAGGGTTAAACTCCACCTTAAACTCATCTTTATACTCTTTGTCTGAGAGTAGATAGTCCAATTCCCTGAATAACTTCTTAATTTCCAGCTTATTTAAATTCTTTTTCATTTTATTATAAATAATTGGAACTTTTAAAAACGATTTGCGTATAATAAGTATAAAACACAAAAAACATGAACAAGTTATTCATTTACATTGTACTAGCCATTGGAATTGTGGCTTGTGGAACAAAAGAAACAAAAGTAGCTTCTGTTGAAACTAATATCAAAACAGAGGTTTCTGAATTTGTAGAGTCTAAAATCTCTTATAATGACCCATCTGTATTTGTTGGAAGTGATTTTGGTACTTTTATCAATTTGCTTTATAAACAAGGTAAGTTTGATGAAATGGTTAAGTGGACATCCTCTTCTACTGTTTCTAAGTTTGGAAAAAGTGAAGTGTTGGAATTCTATAAAAATAAAATGAATTTTGGCTATAAATTAACCAAACTTCATAGTAAGACGGTTTCTGGAGATACTATTGTATTAAATTACCAAACTGATAAGTTTAGTCCAGACCGCACTATTAGAATTCCAGTAATCGTTGAAAACGACTCTTGTAAGCTTGTTTTGAGCAACTTAGAAAAGTTTCCTGGATAAATTTTAAAAATAAAGTTTCAAGAATTTTGTATATTCTTGGAACTTTATTTAATTTTGCACGTATAATCTTCGTTTAATTCAAAAACAAATAAAAATGTCAAATAGCGAAAAATCAAAAAAGAAAGGCGGATTCTTATCTATCTTCATTAATCAAGATGAGACTGAAACAACTGTTGAATCAAATGATTCAAACACTTCCAATACATCAACCCCAACTCCAAACACACAAGTAAATAGCATGCCAGTTTCAAATGGGCTTGTGAATCAAACCATTCCTTTACAAGGGGTTTTCAACCAAGGTATGTATGAGCATTTACGTAAAACTTTAGCTGAAAACAATATGCCCGGAATTGATTACTGGGAATTTCAAGAAGCTAAAAACGATATGAATGGTCAAACTGGAATGACTGAGCAGTCTAAATATGTTTCTGCTTTCATTGCTTTAAAGGCTGCATCAGGCAGTAAAATTACAAAAGATTCTTTACTACAAGCTGCTGATTTTTACATCGGAATTGTAGATAAAGAAGTTCAGGAATTTAAAGAAGAAAGTGCTGCTTCAAGAGGCCAAAAAGTTGATGCTTTAATGGAGGATTCAAAACAAAAAGAAGCTTCTATTAACGAAAAAATTCAACTTATCAATAAATTGAATGAAGAAATCGCAAAACTTCGTACAGAGGTTTCTACTCTTCAAAACGAAGCGCAAAACAATGCAATTAAAATTGATAATGCCATCAATAGCTTTGTTACAACAGCAGAAGCTGTTAAAAAGCAAATCAATGATGACAAAATGAATATTAATGCATTCATTCAGTAAAAATCAGTTAAATAAATACAAATAGAAAAATGGAAACAAAGTCGCCTAAAAATTTCTGGCAAAGACCCGAAGGTAAACCAGGGGTTATTTTACTCGCTGCCCTTATTGGGTTTGGTGGATATGCATTATACAAATCTCTACCTACTATTCTTGAATTATTAAAAAATACCTATTACGCTGTTGGTATGGGTGTTGGTCTTTTTGTAATTTTTACATTACTCATGGACAAAAGATTCAGAACTTTGGTGTGGTATTCTTATAAAAATTTAATGAGATTTTTAACTGGAATCTTCGTTCAGATGAATCCTATTAATATCTTGTTAAGCTATGTTGAGGACCTTGAAGAAAAGCAAAAAACTATCAACACCAATTTAGATGATTTGATGGCTCAAATTAAAAAGTTGAAAACCAACATTGATTCTAAGAGTGAGGAAATCAGACAAAACCTAGCTAAAGCTTCAAAGGCAAAATCTGACCCTAATAATTATTCTGAGCTTGATGTAAACTTCTACAACCAAGAAGCTGCTCGTCTGGATACATTTAAGAAAAAAATGGAAAATCTTTTGGTTAAAATGGAAGTTCTTTTTAAAATTCTTCAAAAGATGGAACAAGTTTCTAATGTTATGATTAAAAACTTGAAGTCTGAAGTTAGAATTCGCAAAGAAGAGCGTGAATACATTTTAAAGAGTCATTCTATCATGAAATCTGTTACCAATATCATTAAAGGTAATGATGATAAAAGAGTTCTTTTTGACCAAGCTATGGAGTTTGTGATTGATGATACAAGTATGAAAGTTGGTGAAATCGAAAGAATGCTTGATGCTTCTCAAGAATTTATCAGAAACGTTGACCTTGATAATGCAATTTATGAAGAGCAAGGATTCAAAATGCTTGAAGAATTTGAGAAAAAAGGAATTGAAACGATATTTGGTTCAAATCAAATGAAAGGGTTACCTAATTCAAACGTGAATACAATTCAGTTTGATAATAAACAGGCTCAACCTGTAAAGAGAAATGAATCAAATTCAGATTCAGGAAAGTTTGGAAATTTTCTTGAATAAATCTGAAACCTAAAACAAAAAAAATCGTATAATTAAACGTTAAACAATTAAAATCTAAATTTAAAAAACATGAAAAAGTTAACACTCGCTGGTAAGCTCACATTAGGATTATTGTTGGTGGGCTTGGTATTCTTTGTAAAATGGTTGCTTGTTGATTCTGAGTACTTATTTACTAAGGAAGTAAAACAATCTGTAAACGTTCAACAAATCGTTCTCCCAGATGCCCCAAAAACAACTTCGGGACAAAATATTGAAGCTGTAGCACTTCCTACTGATGAAGTGGCTTCAGTAAATTCTCCACGCATGACTATGGAAATCATGGCTTGGAACTCTCAAATGGGGCTTAATTTTGCCAATGGTGGCCCTCAAACTACCAAAGGAAGTTTAATGGAGAAACACAATGTTAATCTTACCATTAAACGTCAGGATGACTGTAATCAAATGGCTCAAAACTTAATTAAGTTTGCCAATGATTATAAAAGTAATCCAACTACTGCCGTAGGAACAAATTTAATCGCAATCATGGGTGACGGTGGACCTTCTTGGCTTTCTGGTGTAAATGCAGAGCTTGCTAAATTAGGTGATGAATACACTGCTCAAATCGTTTATTCATGCGGTAAATCTCAAGGTGAAGATAAATTCATGGCACCTCCTATCGTAAAAGAAAATCCGCAAAATGCTAAAGGTTTAGTTTGTGCTGCTGTACTTCGTGATGGTGATTGGAATATTGTTGTAAAATGGTGCTCTGATAACGGTATCCGTGTAAATACAGACGAAACTACTTATGACCCTGAAGCAATGAACTTCGTAGCTGCAAATGACTTCATTGATGCTGCTCAAAAATATATCTCTGGATATAGCGAAGAACGTGCTGTTGTAAAAGTTGACCCTAATACTGGTAAAACTATAAAAACAGGTGAGAAGAAAAAAGTTACTGTTAACTGTTCTACTACATGGACTCCGGGTGACGTTATGATTGCAGAAAATAAAGGTGGACTTGTTTCTATCGTATCTACTGCTGAATATCGCTCACAAATGCCAAATATTGTAATTGGTATTAAAAAGTGGTTGCAAGATAACAGAAATCATGTTGTAAATTTTATCGTAGCTGCTTCTGAAGGTGGTGACCAAGTAAAATCTTTTGATGCTGCCTTGAATAAAGCTGGTGAAATTTCTGCGAAAATTTATAATGAAAAAGATGGTTCATATTGGGTACGTTACTATCGTGGTATCAAACAAACTGATAAGGATGGTAATCTTGTAGAACTTGGTGGTTCTCGTGCTCACAACCTTGCAGATAACTTAGAATTATTTGGTCTTGGCGAAAACAAATCAAATACTTATGCTTCAGTTTACAAAGTGTTTGGTGATGTAGTTAGCTCTCTTTATCCTGAATATGTTGCAACATATCCTAAAATTGAAGATGTACTTGACTTAAGCTATATCATCTCTGCTAAGAGTAAGGCTACAAATATCACTTCTGCTGATAAAGTAACTTACACTGAAGGTAATAATATGTCTGAGACTGTTGCTAAACGTGCTTGGTCTATTGAGTTTGAAAGTGGTAAATCTACTATTACTCCTGCAGGTGAAAGAACTTTAGAAAATTTATACGACCAACTTGTAATTGCTAGTGGATTGAAAGTTGAAATTTTTGGTCACACTGATAATACAGGAACTGTTGATGGAAATGATGTTCTTTCTCAACAAAGAGCTGATGCAGTTAAACAGTGGTTGCAAAATAAATCTCATGCAAGCTTCCCTAACTCACGTTTTGCTAAAGTTGAAGGTAAAGGTCAACGTGAACCAATTGCTGACAATGGTAGTAACTCTGGACGTGCTAAAAACAGACGTGTAGAAATTGTGATGGGTCGCTGATTATAAGCGTTATAACAAGAAAAGAGCGAGAATTAATTCTCGCTCTTTTTATTTCTTTTTATGTTTCTATTTACCCTGCTACATAAAGGTTGAAAGTTTGTATAATGATTTAAACTAATAACTTCTTCTTCTGTTTTTGCTGTCCACAGTGGAATAATATGGTCCAAGTCCCAGCCATAATTTAATTCGCCATTGTATAAGCCGTAATTTTGCCAAGTCATCCAGGGCTCAAATCCCGACTCAAGATATGCTTTAAACTCCTCATATGTACATCCTAAAATTTCTTTGGTTTTAAAATTTTTGCAGAAACCTGTACTTTTAATTCCATTTCTAATTCTGTTGGATATAGCAGTTTTTAATTTAAAGAGAGGGTCTTTTTCTTTTCTTAATTTTGTCTGTCCAGCTCTTTTGTGCTTGTTTTTTTCATACCATATTTTTTTTAACTCCTTATTTCTTTCGGGATTATTTTCTCTCCAGACTTTGCTTTGTAGATTACGCCTCTCTTTGTTTTTATTATAATTAGCTTTGTTGGATTGATTTATTTTTTCTTTGTTCTTTGAATAGTATTCTTTTTGTTCTTTTCTTATTTTTGACTTATTACTATCGTAAGATTTTCTTTTGCTTTTTAAGTATTTTTCACGAGATTCTCCTGTTCTATACTTTGTCATGTAATTTTTGTTATAAGCTGAGATTTTTTCTTTATTTTTAGCTCTGTACATCCTCATGTATTCATTCTTTCTGTCTTTTTCTTCTTGAGTGCTCATAATGTTTTTCATTATAAATAGTACAAAAAAACTGAAATCGTAATGGGTAAATAAGAAACTTTTTTGTTATTTTTGCGTATAATGATTGAATAAAATCTAAAAGAACAAAAAATGAAAGCAATTAAATTTATTTTTACAGCACTTTTTATGTGCATTGTTCTGGTGTCTTTTGGGCAAAATTATAAAGACACAATCTTTTCAAAATCAGGCGCAATCCCATGTGCTATCATTAAGGTGGATTCAACTGCGAAGAAAATTACATATACCAAAAGTCTGACAAGAAATGGTGAGGCAAATACAAAAGTGCCAAGTAAATTCATTGCGTTTTCTGATGTTAGTAATTATGTTATTGGAAAACAATTTTCTGAAAAATTGGTTCTTTTTGGGAGGGATAGTATTAAGGTGACTTCATATGGAATTTCGGTTGCTAAATTTAAATCGCCTCACAGTGACAATGTAACATATCAAAAAATTATTAACTGGGTTAATTCTACTTATAAAAATTCAGACAAGGTATTGACTGGAAGTATTCCAGGCGAGAGTGTAACAATTTCTGGATATGCAAGTAATGCATGGTATTTTAAATCTTTAGGTACGACTTTTGTTTATGATATGTCATATCACATTTATGTAAAAATTAAAGATAGTCTTGTAACTTTTGAATTTGTAGATGATGCTCATTATTATAATGGAGCAAAATCTAATATCACCTCTACTTCTTTTTTTAAGAAAAATGGTGAGTATATACCTTCATATAATACAGCTAAAACTTCTTTAGAAGGCACTATTAATGCTTTGTGGTTTTCGTTTTTTGATAAAGTTATATCTACACAAATGACTTCAGAAGAAGCTCTTGATGAATTAAAGCAGTACAAAGATAAGCTTGACCTTGGGTTAATTTCTCAGGAAGAATATGATAAGAAAAAAGTTGAGCTTTCTAAATATATTAAATAATAAATAAAGGCGCAACAACCCTATGGAAATCACGCCTTTTTTTGAAATATAAATTGTAAAAAATGAAAAAGATTTTAGATTTATTCTCACCGAACAAAACAATAAGCAAAAAAAACATGCTTATTATGATAATCGCTCAGGTTATTCTAGTTTTGTTTTTATGGTGCACAACAACTTCTGCTTTAATTCCTCAACCTCTTGGTATACTTAAAGCTTGGAAAGAATTGGCTGCTACTGGTGGATTAATTCAGGATTTGTATGCAAGTACAAAACTATGTTTGCATGCTATTTTTATTTCTGTTCTAGTTTCTGCTACAATTGCATATTCAACAGTTATTCCATTTTTTAAGCCCCTTGGTTTTGTTTCTAGGAGATTAAGATTTTTACCAATGGTTGGTCTATCTTTCATTTTTACATTGATGTCCACTTCTGGATATGACCTTAAAATAAAATTACTTGTATTTGGTATGAGTGTTTTTATTGTAGATTCAATGGTTGGAGTTGTTCAGAGTGTAACAAATAATGAATACAATCATGCTAGAACAATTTTTGGTAACGAATGGAAAGTTGTTTGGGAAAGAGTTATTCTTGGTAAAGCTCATCAGATGCTTGATGCAGTAAGGCAAAATTTTGCTATTGCATGGACTATGCTTACATTTGCTGAGGGTCTTGTAAGGTCTGATGGCGGTGTAGGTGCTATGATGCTGAACGAAAATAAACACCTTCAACTGGATGCTGTATTTGCTATTTTGATGTCTTTGTTTTTCACTGGAATAATAATTGACTATCTATTCGGAGTTATCAGAAACTTTCTGTTCCCGTATGCAGATTTAACAACTAAAAAAGCTTAAGATATGTATTCATACGAGAAAAAAGAAACAATTTTAAAAGTAGAAAATGTTTCGTTAAATTACGGTGAGAGTCAAATTTTAAAAGACATCAACGTAGAAGTAAAAAATATTGTTCGTCCCGGAATGACACAAGGACAAATTATTGGTTTTCTTGGTCCATCTGGTATTGGTAAAACAAAGTTTTTTGAAATTTTATCTGGGATTATATCTATTGATATGGAAAGTAATCCAGGGCATGAATACGCTATTAAACAAGAAAAATTAGCTGTTGGTAAAGTATCTATTGGAGAAAAACTTGAGCCAGTTAAACTTGGTAATATTGGTGTTGTTCAACAAAACTATCCACTATTTGAACATAGAACTGTTTTCGGAAACTTGGATATTGCTGCTAAGATGAAGTATAAAAACAAATCTGAAAGGCATGACAGAATAGAGGATATTCTTAAAAGATTCGATTTAGATAAAAGGAAAAACTATTATCCTGCTCAGTTATCTGGTGGACAAAAACAAAGAACTGCAATTGCTCAGCAGATACTTTGTTCAAATAATTTCCTTTTAATGGATGAGCCATTTTCTGGCTTGGACCCATTGATGATTAAGAAAGTGTCAAATCTTATTATTGAAGTTGCAAATATGCATGAATTAAACACAATCATTATTGTGTCTCATGATATTATTTCTACAACAGCAATTGCTGATACTCTTTGGGTAATGGGTCGTGACAGAAATGAAAATGGGGAAATTATTCCGGGGGCAAAAATTAAAAAAGAATATGATTTAATAGAGCGTGGACTTGCTTGGAGACCTAATATTGAATCAGACTCTACATTTCATGCTTTGTGCGATGAATTGAGAGGTTTATTTATTAATTTATAATTTATGTTTAAACAAATTTTTGCCTTTTTCTATGGAGTAAGAATGATGGGACGTTTCACCTATCCTGCCGCTATAATATCTTTTATTGTAGGTTTAATAATTGGTGCTTTTTTAATTTAAAAACAAAAAAACAAAATGAAAAAAATTGTTACATTACTTGCTGTTACTATGTTGATTACAACAACAGCTTTTTCACAAACTGATTCTACAAAAACAAAATTAAAACCTTATGCCTCTGTAGGTTTGTCGGTTGGGCATGTAGACCCAAGCGACTCTAATATTGACAACTTCAATAAAGCATCCTATCCATCTGTTGAATTTGGTGTAATGGGCGATAACGTAAGTCTTGGTGCTGTTTTTGGAGTTGAGAATATTTTCGCTTCTTCAACAACAAGAGGATTTTATGAATTGAAAACTTCTATTTCAAAGCCGATTGGTAAATGTAGTGGTTATATGCTTTATTTGGTGTAGGAGCTTATTTTGAATCTGGATTTAATAACTTTTTAGAATATGGAGCTGGATTCTCATATATGCCAAATAAATTGGGATACTTCGTTCAATATAGTAACTGGGCTTGAACAAACTACGTTAGTATGGGTTTAACATTTGCATTCTAAAATTTACTAAAATAATTACATGAAAGCCTGCAAAAAAATTGCAGGCTTTTGTTTTTTTATGTATATTTGTTTATCTAAAAAAACAAAAAAATCATGTCTGCAAAATTTGAAACAATTTCCAAATTACTAAGAAAAAAATATCTTGATGATAAAGGTGGTGAAGATAAATCTGGGTTTGTATATGTTAACTATACTCAAGATTATGAACTACAAACTTTTAAAGATTTAATTGCTAAAAGCAAAAGAATAAAATCTAACAAAAAATTTCGTGCTGTAGATATTGAGCCTATCAATAGCGATATTATCACCAGTATATCTTTTGGTATATCATTTGACCCAAAGAAAAAGATGGTTAAAGTAAAAGACACATCTGGGTTGTTTAAAGTAAAATTTTCAGATGGTTCTTATATGTACTATGCAAAATGGCTTTCTGGATTTGGAAAAAATCAAGCGGTAGAAGGAATGTTTGCAGCCGAAAAAGAAGTTTGGAAAAACTTTCTTCAATACTATAAAGAGCAGACCAAAGTAAATTCAAAACCAAAAATTGGTATTCATAGAATTTCAATGGTCCAAACACCTATGGGACCAAGATTGCATTATTCAAAGCCAGAAAAATTAAACGAGACTCCAGTAGTTCATCAGTCAATAGAAACGTTGACAAATGATATGAATTTTTTCTATAACAACATAAGTCACTTTACTAGATTTAATATGCCGGGAGTTAGAAAGGTGATGTTGGTTGGAGAACCTGGAACTGGTAAATCATCTATTTGTTATAGGGTAGCTAAAAAACATGCTAAAGACAAATGTGTTGTATTTGCTACAGATATTGTTGCTTGTGCTCACCATTTAGTAAAATGTGCTAAGCATAAAATAAGTACAATTGTAATTTTAGAAGATGCAGAGTCCACATTAGGAAGAGTAGATTCAGGCTTGTTAAATTTTCTTGATGGTGTAGACCAGCCTGTAAACAAAGAAGGTGCATATATTATTATGACCACCAATTTCCCTCAAAAAATAGAACCAAGGATTTTAAAAAGACCGGGACGTGTTGATAAAGTTATTAAGTTTGGTGCATTAAAAGATGAATATGTTGTTGAGTGTGCTAAAATTTATTTTGAAGGTTTGTTGTTTAAAAAAGAATTTTCAAAGAAAAAGAATGAAGACTTGGCAAGAGAATTTTTTGAGAAAGTTCTTAATGATGATAAAGGCATGACTGGCGCACAAATAAAAGAATTGGCAAATGCTTCTATTTCTTTTGCGGTAAGTAAAGGAGAAGATATTACAGTTGACTTGATTAAGACTGTAAAAGAAAATATGCAAAAAGACCTTAAAGATGTTTATGACCTTGCAGAAGAAGAAAGTATGATTGGAGGAAGGGTTAAGATTGGTTTCAATGACGAGAATGAAAAAGTCAGAGAATATAAACCATCTGATGTTTTTGTTTTAAAAGACAATGATGATTTTTAACGCATGAAAAAAAAGCTGCTTGTAAAAAATACTGAAGAAAGAAAAGAGTTTTTAAATAAACTAGCTAAAGTTCCTAAAGGTCCTTATTGTTATAATATTATAAAAAGTAATGGTGATGGTTCATTGGAAATAGAAAGTTGTCCTTTTTATGAAACAATACAAGCAAAAGATAAAAAAGAACCTGATGAAATAGATATGGAATATCCAGACCATTATGTTTCCAGATGTGCGTTAACTGGCGTGGAAGATGACATGTGTTTAAATGACCAATGTAAAGTTTGTGATGTAAATTGTGATTACAGATATGAAGAATGAAGAAAAAATAGATATTAAATATTTGGGTATCCCTAATATTTGTTTTTCTCTTACCAGCAAAGATGATAAAAGAGAAGAGGAATTTATTGAACAAAGAAAACAAAATGGTTTTGATGACTCTGAAACATGGAGTTTAAGAGACACTATTGGACGTTTCATTTTGCCAAGATTAAAAAGGTTTAAAGAAGTTACAATAGCCCATCCGGGGGGTTTAAAAGAAGAAGAGTGGGATGAAATACTTGATAAAATGATAAAAGCTTTTGAGCTTCTTACAAAAGAAAATGGGGCTTTTATGTTAACAGAAGGAGAATATAAAGAATTTGAGGAGGGAATGGATTTATTTAGAAAGTGGTTCCTTGCCTTGTGGTGGTAAATAAATAACAACAAAAAAATATGAACGAACAAAAATTAATTTCAGAATGGTTGGATTTATCAGGAAATAAGCATGATAATGTTCCTGTTTTTCCAGAGAATAAAAAATTTCAATTAGCTCTTTCTTTGGTGTTGGAAGAATTATTAGAAGCAGCTGAAGCAGGAACTTATGAACAAACTTATGAGTTCTTTAATAACGTAAGAAGAACAATTGATAAACACATGGACAAACTATTAACATCTCCAAAAAAAGAGAGTGGTAGTGTTGATGAATTAAGAGATGCTTGTGCAGACTTAAGAGTGGTTATGGGTAATCTGATTCATTTCGCTGGATTAAGAGATAAGTTTGATGAAGATTTCAAAGAAGTAATGGATTCTAATTTTTCTAAATATTGCAAAACAGAAGAAGAAGCCCAAGAAACTGTGCGTCTTTATTCAGAAGGGAATCACCCAGCTAAAATGGGAGAAAAGATTGATACTTATTATGAAAAAGTTGGAGAATACTTTATCATAAAAAATAAAGAGACCAATAAGATATTAAAATCAGTTAATTTTAGGGAGCCTAACTTTAAAAAATAATTTTTAAACTTGGGTTACATTTCTGAAATTTAGGTATCTTAATATTTGAACTATTTAATAGATATTGATAGTTGTAAATAGAAAAATATTACAGAACAATTAGAAAGCAAAAAATGAAATTAGTTGAAAAACATATTATCAGCAATAACTCTGATTTCTATAAAGAAATTGATAAGATTTGTTTTCTTTCAAAGAATCTCTACAACAGAGCCAATTATATTATTCGTCAAGAATTTATTAAAAACAAAAAATGGATTCGTTATAATGATTTACAAAAACAACTGCAGAACTCAAAAGATGTAGATTATGAAGCATTGCCAAGAAAGGTAAGCCAGCAGGTTTTGATGCAACTTGACAGGAATTGGAAATCATTTTTTAAGTCAATAAAAGAATGGAAAGCAAATCCTGATAAATTCAAAGGTCGTCCTAAACTACCCAGATACAAACACAAAACAGCAGGGAGAAACATTCTTATCTATACTATTCAGGCAATTTCAAAGCCAGAACTTGAAGAATTTATTTTACATCTTTCTGGAACTGATATTAAAATAAAAATTCTGCACAATAAAATCAATCAAGCAAGAATTATTCCTCTTAAAAATAAAAAATACAAAATAGAAGTTGTCTATGAACAAAGAAGGAAAAACAGAAAGTTGAACAAGAATTTAGTGGCAGGAATTGATATAGGAGTTGATAATCTTGGGGCTGTAACATCAAATCATAATAAGTGGACACCACTTTTGATTAACGGCAGACCATTAAAGAGTATCAACCAGTATTTCAATAAACGAAAGGCAGAACTGATGAGTGAACTGATGAAAGAAGATGAGAACAGAAGAACAAGCAATCAGATTGAACGACTGACTTTTAAGCGCAATATGAAGATAGATGACTATTTGCACAAGGCAAGCAGGTTCATTATCAATCGTCTTTCAGATTATGGAATAGGAACTCTTATCATTGGAAAGAACAAAAATTGGAAGCAAGAGGTAAATATGGGAGCGCAGAGCAATCAGAATTTTGTTTCTATTCCATTTGCCAGATTTATTGAAATGCTGCAATACAAAGGTGATTTGATTGGAATGAAAGTTATTGCAAAGGAAGAAAACCATACCAGCAAATGCAGTTTCCTTGATAATGAAGAAATAAGGCATAAGGAAAAATATGCTGGCAGAAGAATAAAAAGAGGTTTATTCCGAAGCAATAAAAAAATTCTAATCAATGCTGACTGCAATGGTAGTGGCAACATTATCAGAAAAGTAATTCCAAACGCTTTTGCCGATGGAATAGAGGGCGTTGTAGTTCGCCCAGTAAGATTTACGATTCCGATTTCAGGGAAACCAGAAGTCAAAAGTCAAAACGCTTATAAACTTGTTGCATAGGAATAAATTTCTATACAATGAGCAACTATATATATTGGTAACAGAATAAAAACCAAAAACAATGAAAAAAATTATCTTAGCTTCGGCCATTCTTATTTCCTTAGTTTCTTGTACAGGTTCATCTGTAGAAGAGCAAACTACTACAGTGGATAGTACAGTATGTATGATTGATTCTGTTTGTGTAAAAGCAGATAGTACAGCATGTGATACTACAAAAGCTTGTTGCGATACAACTGCTGTAAAAAAATAATGAGCTGAAAATCAGCTTTTTAAAAAAAAAATAAAAAAAAACTTGACTTTTATAGAACTTTTGCAGTACATTTGCGTACAATTGTTCACGAAAAAGAAAATTTGTAACTATTTAAAATAAAAAAGTAAATTCAATGAAAAAAGTAATGACATACCCGGTTTATACTGTAGCAGCTCCAGCGATGGGGGATGCAGGGATGGGTTATGCCCCTGATTATAGCAAGGGAGCGGGTTCATTAACTATTTTCATGACCAAATTATAACGTCAAGTTTTAAGGTTAGATAAAAAGGTTAAACCCGCTTCCAAAAGAAGCGGGTTTTTTTGTTCTTTGATATTGGGGGTTAGTGTAAGGGTAGCACACGTAAAACATACTCTAGGCAAATTATCCCTGGCAAACAGTGGCGATGTAAAAGAGTTACTTCGCAATCATAAAGCCGTAGTCCAAGTTCGAGTCTTGGGCCCCCAGCAGTGATTTTGAAAGAGTAGCGAAAGCGCTCTAATGAAAGGTTGTAATGAAAGCTTTTGATGTTTATCAAATAACACACGCAAAGGCTAAAAAAACCAAGAGCCAGAGGAAGGGTCTGGACAGGTTTGGTAAAATAGATTGTAAGTAAAAACAACTAAGTAAAAAGAGGGAGTAGTTATTTGAGTAAGACATGGATAACTCTGGGTGTAGCTCAGTCGGGAGAGCATCGGTAAAAGCATTTGCGTAGGTAGGCCGAGGGTCGTGGGTTCGAGCCCCATCATCTGGGTAAAGTTTGAAGTGTCAGTTTTCGGGAAGTGGAGGAATTGGTGCCTCGCCTCATTTGGGATGAGGAGCTTGATGCGGGTTCGAGTCCCGTCTTCCCGACAATGAAGTTGCAGTGTTTTATGATAGCTCAGAGAGCTTTTGTTCCACTGTTATAAAATCTGCAACAATATCTGGTAGTGTGGGAGTCAGGGTTTCCCAGCCTGCATTGGAAGCAGGAAGGCGCAGGTTCAAATCCTGTTTACCAGACAAAAATATAAGTAAAAAAATAAATGGTGCATTGGTGAAGCTGGTTATCATGCTACCCTGTCACGGTAGAGTTCACGGGTTCGAGTCCCGTATGCACCGCAAGCGGAATGGGAGGGTTCGAGTCCCTTCATCACCGCCAGAAAAAGTTCTTTGAATAAATGGTCTATGGGGCTGCTTGGGGTGGCCGTCTGCCTGTCACGCAGTACAAACAGGTCGGTTCGAATCCGATATAGACCGCAAATGAAGTAGTAGACCGTAAGTGGAAGCGAGACAGTCTGTAAAACTGTTGCCATCGGGCCTTGTAAGTTCGATTCTTACCTACTTCACAATATTGGGAGTGCGTCAACGTTGGAGAGTTGAGCTTGTCTGTAAAACAAGTGCTTAGGCTGAGAGGGTTCGAATCCCTCGGCTCCCACAAAAAAGTTCTTTGAAAGCGATAGTTTTGTGTTCTGCCGCCATTTTTATTTTTGTTATATTTATAATAAAAAAATTATGGCAAGAAAAAAAAGTATAATTGATACGATAGAAATTGAGAAATTTCTAGAAATAGTAAAAACTAAAAATAGTATTAGAGATATTTTAATGTATTTTGGTTTTAGAACTAATAGTGGTACGATGCATAAAAAAGTAAAAGATAGAATAATTAAAGAGGGAATTGACTATTCTCATTTAGAAAGAAGGAGTAATAATGCAACAACTAAAATACCACTAAAAGACATATTAGTAGAAAATTCTACTTATACAAACAGGCACAGATTGAAAATTAGATTAATTAATGAAAAAATTTTAGTTTATAAGTGTGAAGAATGTGGTAATAAAGGTATTTGGAATGGTAAAAAGTTACAATTGCAATTAGACCATAAAAATGGAAATCCTAATGATAATAGGATTCCAAATTTAAGATTTATTTGTCCTAACTGTCACTCTCAAACTAATAATTTTTCTGGAAAGAATAAAAATAAATAAAAAAACCACTGGGGTGTGGGAAAGTTGGCAATACGCTTGGTTCGGGACCAAGAGTATCGTCAGTTCGAGTCTGGCCACCCCGACAAAAGAAAAAAGAAATGAGTAAAATTGAAAAAAAAAGAAAAAAACTACAAGAGAGAATTGAGTTTTTAGAAAATGAAATAAGAGAACAGTTAACTAAAAAAACTTCTAACACGAAGGAGATTAGTGTCTCAGATTATCAAAGAAAAATTCAAGACTCTAAAAAAGAATTGTTAAATTTAAAATAAACTAAAAACATGAAAAATCAAGGGGGTAAAAGCTTGGGAGCCAGAATCTAACAAGAAACGAAAGGATTGAAGAAAGAAAAAAAGAAATCGGAAGTAAGAAGGATAGAAAACTTCAAAAGTATTCTGATAATTTTAATAAAATATTCAATTTCTTTTTGAAGAGCAATAGATGTGGAATATTAGTATTCTGCGGCTCACCGACAAAAGTAGAATTTGATGTTAATGGTGATGAAGGAAAATTTTGCTTTAGGAAGTTAGAAAACGGACAATATAAAGATGGGGAAGTACCAAAAACAAGACACTCTAATATTTTAAACAGTGTTATGATTGGTAAAAAAAGCTGGGGATTGTGGGTTGACCAATGGAGTGAAGGAATTGTTGACTGGACATTTACTGAAAAAGAAATATTAGATGAATTCCAAACGATGAACATCCAGATTCCAGAACCTCTCTTGAGAGATTTTAGAAATAGAATTGAAAAGAAGAGGAGAAAAAGAAATCAAGAGTACTTTGACATGTTGAATAAAGATAAAACCCAAGAGGTCAAGAAAGATGACCTCGATGATTATTCAGAGTTTTTAGGTTCTGGTGGAATGTGGGTTTAAATATATTGGGGATTTAAGTAGTCAGTTAATGTTGTGTAACAGCTTGACGGAGTGACTGACCAAGATTAAACTCCCTATTTCTCCACAAAAAGACTTAAGGTTTCTGGTGCACAGGAAACAAAAAGAGGGTTAGTCTTCCCTCTGTTTGGGGGTGTGGCTCAACTGGCTGAAGCGCCACGTTTGCAACGTGGGACATATGGGAGTTCGAATCTCCTCACCTCCACTAAATTGCGTTAAGTTCGATTTTTAAATTTTCCACATATTTTTAAATAAAAATATGTGTGATAAAAAATGTAAAAATATTGAATGTAATATTTTGGTAGAAAAAAACAGAACCTATTGTTCTTTGACATGTAGAAATATTTATGTAAATAAATATCTCAGGGATTATAGTAAAAACGGGGAGGCATTATCTAAAAAAGATAATTATCAGAAAAACCCTCGTTATTGTAAACATTGTGGTAAAGAAATACCATATAAAAAAAGAAATAATAAGTTTTGTAATTCTTCCTGTCAAGCTAAAAGCACAAATAAAACAAGAATATTGTCTGATGTGGTTAAAAATGAGGCTAATAAAAAAAGAAGAGAAAAACTTGTAAAAGATACTTATGTAAAATGTAAAAATTGTGGTGTTTATTTTTTAAAAAAGAGTAGAAAAATATTTTGTTCTGATGATTGTAGAAGGGGATTTAAAAGAAAAAATATGTCTGAATTTCAAGCATATAAAAGAGATTGTCTTTTTTCTTTCAATTTATCAGATTACGAAGATGAGTTTAATTTTAAGTTAATTGAGGAATTTGGTTGGTATAAACCTGTGAATAGGGGAAATAATTTGGATGGAGTAAGTCGGGACCATATTTATTCAATAAGAGATGGTTTTGATAACAATATAGACCCAGAGTTAATATCACATCCAGCAAATTGTAAATTGATACTGCAGAGGCAGAATTCGAGCAAATATAAAAGAAGTGATATTACAATTGATGAATTAAAAAAGAAAATTAAAAACTGGAAATTAAAATATAATGAATAGCAGAAATGGGATTACGAACCCGCAAACTGAAAACTAAAGAAAGTTCGTAAAATTGGGAGTATTGAGCAATTAGTTGCTTAGCAGACTGTAAATCTGTGGTCTATGACATTGGGGGTTTGAATCCCCTTCTCCAGACAAGGTTGGTGTGATTGTCCCAACGTAGTATGAAATAAAAAACAATCTTTAACGGTATGTGGCGCAGTTGGTTGTGAACGCATATCAAGGGAGTGCGCCAACGCTGGAGAGTTGGGCTGGTCTGTAAAACCAGTGGCTTACGCCTGAGTCTGACCACTCCCACAAAAGTTGAAGAACTATAAACTGCATTTGGAGATGCACGAGTTAGGTTAAAGTGGCTGGTCTTGAAAACCAGTGAGGGAACTAAGGTTGTGTCCTCCAGGGGTTTGATACCCTTCGTCTCCACTGAAGAAGTTGTTCTTTGAAAGTATTGAGTAATGTAGTGGCAATTTGAATTGTTACTTCGTGCATGTAAAGCAGCCGAGCTTAGGCTCTACGTTGGTTCGAATCCAGCCCTCCCCGCAATTTATAAATTTACAAATGGGGAGGTAGGGGAGTGGTTAAACCCAGCTTAGAAAAAATACATTTCGAAAAAAATCCCTACATTCTATTTGCATTAGTCGCATAGTGGTCGATTGCGCCTGCCTTCCAAGCAGGAATTGCCGTGAGTTCGAATCTCACCTAGTGCTAAAAAAAACAGTGGCAAGAAATAGTGTTACTTCGATTTATAAGCTCTGTGAAGAGCATTTTCATTTCCAGAAAAAGGTCTGGGTTAAACTCCCGGATAAATCACCAAAAAACACACTACTCACCTAACCCTGTTTTATTATGCGGAGGTCGTATAGTGGCTATTACAAGACCTTGCCAAGGTTTGAACGGGAGTTCGATTCTCCTTCTCCGCTCATTTAGTTCTTTGAATTTCGAAATTTCAACCTATTTATAAAATAAAAAATGGTTGATAATTCGAAAAAATGTAAAAATTGCAATGAAGAAATTCAATATGGAAAGAAATTTTGTAATTCATCTTGTGCAGCAAAATACAATAATGTTAAGCGTGAAAAGAAAAAATATGGAGAATGTATTGAGTGTGGAGGACAGTTAAAACGCAATAGCAGTAAATATTGTAGTAACAAATGTCAAGGTGAATTTAGAAAAAAGGAAACTTTTTATAAAATAGAATCTGGATGCTTGAATTATCATGAAGAGACTTTTAAACGGTATCTTATTTTTAAGTTTGGGGAAAAATGCATGGAGTGCGGATGGGATAAGGTAAATAAATTTACAGGAAAAATACCAATTCAAATAGAACATGTAGATGGAAATTCAGAAAATAATGATATAAAAAATCTTAAACTTTTATGCCCCAATTGTCATTCTCTAACTAAAACATGGGGAGGTGCTAATAAAGGGAATGGTAGACAAAAAAGACGAGAAAAAAGAAATGCAGTTAACGCATAATTGGTGGTACATAACGTTGCCAAGATGAAATAGAGGCGGGTTTGAGTCCCGTCTTCTGCTCAAAATGCCCTGCGGGTGGGCTAAAAGGGAATGAATACCCCAATCCACTTCATGTAAGTGTAGCTCAGTTTTGGCTTAGAGCATCTGATTGCCATTAAGAAGGTCGTGGGTTCTAGCCCCATCACTTACTCAAATATGAAGTACTATTGTGACAATGAGCGTCATTTAGTGTGTGTTCCTTATAATATAGAGAACTTACATAAAATGGCAGAAGATTTAGGTATAAAAAGATGTTGGTTCTATAATAAAAAAGGGAAAGAGCATTATGATATACCAAAAAAAAGATTGAAAGAAATACAATCTAAATGTGAAGTTGTAGATGGAAGAGAGATATTAAAAATAATAAAGCAAAATTCACCCAGCTATTAAAGAGGTGAAAAACAAAATAAATAAATGGTTATGAAAAAAGGGGTAACAAAAACTAGAGACTTCAGGAAAAGGTTTCTTGAAAGTCGTGATGACACAGGTAGATTCATTGTGTATTCTATTAGAACTGGGAAAACGTATTACGTTGAACCAATAGGTCCTGATAGGGCTGCAGATTGGGGAAGTTATAATCCATCTACAGGTAAAATAGAGAATAAAAAAGGATTTGATAAGCATAGAGGTGCTATTGACGAAAGAGATTCTCTAATTACAAAAGAAAACGGATTTGAAGATATACGTTATTCAGGTGTCGGAGGGTCTCCATTTAGTGTAATTGATGAAATGGATGCTAAATACCCTGATAAAAAATAAAAATAGCAGAGAGAAATCTCTGCTTTATGCGGAAGTAGCTCATTTGGTAGAGCATTAGCCTTCCAAGCTAAGGGTGGCGGGTTCGAGCCCCGTCTTCCGCTCAAAAAGGAGTGTAAATTTTAATAGTGGAATAATTTTTGTAGATTTATAAATTATGGATGTAGAAGTTTTAATAGGTATAGCCATTCCAGTTGTTCTTTTAGTTTGGTTATTGATTCATTCAATAAGTACCAGAAAGAATAAATAACTGTTCTTGCATAGCACTGTGAACAGATGTGGTAATTGTGCTTGCCTCATAAGCAGGTTCCTCACGGTATTGTCGGTTCGAGTCCGACCAGTGCTACAATAAAAAAAGGCTCCAAATGGAGCCTTTATATTTTTACCAAGTTCTACAAGCCCAATATCTGGCTTTCCATCTTGGTCCTGGATTATCACAACGATGTCTTGCTCTGAAAGATTTTCTTCTTTTTGGATTACTTTTCTTAATCCTCATATTAGGGTCTCCGAAATTAACCTTAACAATTTTCCCGTTAGGTTTTTTTACGAATACTTTAAATTTCTTTACATCCCCTCTCATAATTTTACCAAGACGTACTTTTCTTCCTTGGTATTCTGCTTCATTTAAATTCGCATAATTAGATTCATCTACTTCATACATTTCAAACTTTCCATCTTTTGAATTGAACTTGTTGGATTTTTTTAAGTAATTACAAGCCTCATCCATTTCTTCATCATCAAGCTCATCTTCATCTTCTTCATAGTCATTAAAAGCATCTGGATTTTGGGATATTCTTTATCACCCGGTTTAGCTGGAGATTCACCTCTTTCTCTTTTAGCGTGAATGTTGGCCCACAAGCCTTTTGATTCGTTCTGATTTATAATTTATTTTTTTATCTTCCTTGGGCTATATATGGTTTTTTGTAGTTTTTGGAATTTTTATTTCTTGATGATTTTTTCTTAGAATGAATACCTGGTCTTTTTTTGCGTGGTTTCAATCTATGAACTGAAGTAGGAGCTGATTTAGTTTTTTGTGCTGCCATTTTATTTGTTTTTTATTTTATAAATATTATAAAAAAGTGAAACCCTCCCGGTAGCGACACTGAGAGGGTTTCTATATAGCCGAAACTATAACGGTCCTAAAACCGTATCTTTTGGTTTAAGAAAAGTTGTCCTCAATGTCCTTGCTTCTCAAAAAACCAGCATCTTTATATTCATTAGATTTTTTACCTTCTTTCATTATTTTTTTAAAGTTTTCTAAATCTAATTTTTTACCTTTTTCTGTTAACCAATAATAGTTTTTACCACCATCAACATCAAAGCTCATGTAGTTTTCTTTTACAAGATTTAAAAGTTTTTTATGAGTTTCGTTTATCTGATTTCTTGTAAAACTACTTGGGTGCATATAAGTATAATCTGTTTTTTCACTGTTTAATTTTTCAAAAATAACACTTTCAATTTCTGGTTCCTTGTTTTCTTTCTCTGCTATTTCACCTGTTTCTGTACATTCTAATTTATCATCAGGATTTATTATACCTAAATTTATAAGATGTTTCTTTAAACCTTCATGGTCATGTTTGTGTTTCATGAATCCATCTTCAAAAATATCGTAACCATCTATTTCAAAAACAGTATTTCCTTCTTCATTTCTTACATCAGCATTAAACTCTCCTCTTTCATCTAGATTAATTGTGTAAGTATAAGTTTTAGAAATTGAATCTGGAGTATCTACTTGAATTTCTCCATTATCATCTACGAACCATTGAGGGTTATTTTCAGCTTCTTGGTTGTAGTGGTGAGATAATTCCTCTTTACTATAATCAAAATTTTCATTTAATGCAGCTTGAGAATGTGGAGCATGTTTTCCCAACGGAATATCTTTTCTTGCTTTTTCTCTTTGGCCAGCTTTATGTCTGAATGCTAATGAATCTTCGTCTAATTCCTCTTCCTTTTTTTCATCTTTTAATTCATTCATTAAAAAATCAAAAACTTGGTCCATACTTTCTTTAGCAGTAGCAACATGGTCCTGAGCCCAATCATGTCCATTTTCTAAGATGTTGTTTATTTCATCTTCATTCATATTTAACATGATTTCAGCTTGTCTTTTTATTTGCTGTAAATTTCCAAAGAACATATATCTGCTTTGTTCAGGATATGCCTCTCCCTCTTCTTCTCTAACAACTCTAGTTGAATCTCTTACTACAATATCAGTAGTAGGAACAACTGATTTAAGTTTCATTGACATAAGAGAATCCCCAATCCAATCAACCTTTACATTTATTTTTCCATCATCACCAATTACGAATCTCTCAACTCTCCCTGCGATTCCACTTTTCAAATGTTCAACTCTGGCTTTTAAAGTTATTGGTTGTCCTTCAGCATCTTTCGGTCTATTAATTTTTGTATCTGGATTTACATTACCTTCATTTAAATCAATACTTTGCGTAAACCTACCTTGAGGCTTACCTTTCCAAGTCCCATCTTTTATTTTTTTCCAAACGAAATAAGGAACTTTATAAATAGTAGACCTATCATTCATTTCATTGTAAGTAAACTCAATTGGAATATCCATTGTTTTGTCTTCTGAATTATAAGAAGGAGTACCAATATTTTTTATCATTTGTTTACCAACACCATATTTATCTCCAGCATTAATTTCAATTTCATCTGGGTCACCAAAATGAGAACCAAATGAGAAATACATGTAGTTTAATATTTTTTCTGGAATTATATTTGTTTCTTCAGCACCTTCTTCAAATCTTTTTGTATCCATTCCAGTTAAATCAATTTTTCCAACAATCTTTGGACCAACTTCTGGTTCTTCTGGTTTAAATGTAGTAGATAATTTTGGAAGCGCATCCATTTCTTTTTGAGCTTCATTTTTTCTATCTAAAGCAAATTTAATAGCATCTTCCAAAGTTCCAAAAAATACATTTGGTTCTTTTTCTATACCACCACCTTCAAATGGAGAATCCCATAATAAATTTGCTGTGTACATACTTTCTTCACCCTTGTTGTTTATTAAGTATGTAGGAGTTTTAACTTGTATTTTATGATATGAAATAGTTTCTTTACCATGAGGTGTATCAATATCAATCTCAACACTACCCCAAGGCATTAATTCTGGATTAAAACCATTTTCTTTTAATTTATCAATTAAAGGGTCAGATACATCAATTTTGTGACTTTCATTCATAGAACCTTTGCCAAATCTCTTTTCTTGATTATATCTTACATCTAACTGTTTTTTTATAGGCTTAAGTTTTTCTTTTTCAGATGGCAAATTTAATTTAGCAATAGACAAATCTTGTTTAAGTTGGTCTATATCTAAATTCTTTTCAAATTTACTCTTTCCAAGAGGTTCAAATTCACCTTCTGAAGATTTAATATCAGCCATAGCAGCTTTCATAGCCTCGCCACCAAAAGCTTCATCTTCATCATAATCTGAAAAAATACCTAAATTATCTTCATCCTCATCATCAAAATTTTCTTTAAGTGCTTTTTTATTTTGCTCAAGCATTTTTCTGATGTGATTTCTGAGTTCTTTTTCTTCTGGGCTCATATAAAATAATTTTTGATTATAAATAGGCTTAAAAACATGAAAATATAAACTATTTATAAATAAAAAAAAATGGGCTTAAGGAGAATGATTAGAAATATCTTAAATGAAGCTGTAAAAGATGACCATTATACAGAAAGGTTGTATGATAGATTTATTAATGCTTCTGTTTTAGAAGTTGGATATGAAATACCCGGTTCAATAGGCCAATATGAAATAGTTGGTTCATATCAATTACCTGCATCTGTAAGAGCTCAAATTTTAGAAAACGCCCAATTAGTTGAAAATTACAATTTCCCTAAAAACAGGTCTTTCGGAATCCAAATAGCTCATAATATGATTGATAAACACGCAGTCAATTTCTATTCAGAGGAGCTCAAGAAAAATGCTCAAGGTAAAACTCTTGTTTTTGTTGATGAAAAAACTCAAAGTAATGGGAATATAGTTTATGCTATTGTAAGGGATAATATCATTAAAACCATCTATTTTGCTAAGAGCTATGTACCACAAGATGCGTCTAAATTAAGAGTAGACGCTATTATAAAGAGTATGGACGCTTTAAGGCAAAGAAAAGTACGTCAATAACTTTCCAGTAATTTTATACTATCTGGATTGATTTTATTCTCAATATAGAAATGGTCGGTTGACCCAGAGAATTCATCTTTTTTTATAAGATTAGAATCTACTTCAAACTCCCAACAATCTACATTTTCGTAATTCACATAATCAAATGCCAAGTCGTTTTTATTGGTTGAAATAAAAATTCTTGGACCGTATTGTATTCTACCATCGGTTTTCTGATTAGGCAGAATACCTTTGTTTAAAATAGAAGCTCGGTTCTTCTTTGGTGATATGTGAAAAGCCTTAATTAGCATACACTTTCATAATCTATTATACGTAAAAATCCTATTAAAGTTCTGAACTTTTTGCTTATATTTGCCGTATAATTAAGTGTAAATTTGCAAAATGATTGAAAAATTAAAGCAGATAGAAGACAGGCTGATGCTTGAATTATTATCAAAACCAGATATTTGGAAAACACTATTTGTTGATTATCACCCACCTTTAGTAGAAAGATGTTGGACTCAACTTGGTAATTACAGGATTTCTCTACACTTTATCCATGAATGTAAGCCAGAAGACGCTTTATTTCACCCACATCCCTGGCCAAGCGCAATGCATGTTTTGGAAGGGACTTATGAAATGGGTCTTGGATTCGGCCAAGGTCTTGAAGAACCTGAAAAAATGTGCACAATACTTGTTTCAAATGGGATGTATTATGATATGACCCATATAGATGGCTGGCATTATGTGAGGCCTGTAAAAAGTACTTGTTCAACAGTAATGTTATCAGGTCCAAAATGGGGTAGAGAAGAAATTAAAAGTGAACATCCTCTTAAAGAATTGACTCCAGAAAGAAAACATATAATGTTGGAGTATTTTTTGAATTATTACAGAAGACATTATCAACAACAAAGAGCATTTGAGAATAGAATTATTCAAAGAGGAGATTGGGTTCAATTGGACCAAAATTTATTGAGTAACCGGGAAAAGACGGAATTGCAAAAACATTTTGGTCAGAAAGCTTTTGTAATAAAAAGAGAAGGTGAAAATTTATTGGATATTCGCTTTGAAGATAATGATAGAGTTCAGGTTTATTCTCATGCTGTAAAAAAATTAGAGGACTTAGAAAAAAATAAAGTCCCTGATATTCAGGATGATGACGATGATGAATAAAAAAATTTGTTTTTTTGGAACTTTTTTTTATCTTTGCCGTATAGTTTTTGTTCTTTGAAAGAAATAAAGTAGTGAAAGCACGATGTCGCCTACGGTGGTTTTGGTAGGCCCTAATTTTTAGGTAGATGAAAATCTAAAGTGAGTTTGTATGGAAACTCCCCTGTAAGTAACTACGATTTAAGATACTTCTCTTATTCCAGTAGCAAGGAACTTTTTGTTACTTCGATATAAAGGCCCTAAGGTAGGCAAAATGGGAATTCGCTACCTAGACCCTACACAGGCCAAATATCTCTGGAGTGGGAGAAACTTCCCAGAACGTTTCGGGGCTTTGCGATGTTGCCCCTGTTAAAACATTGCACAACAGTTAAATTGAAATACAAATGTCAAAAGAACCGCAAAAGTTTAATCAAGGCAATATTCGCAAAACCCCTGTTAGCAGCAGCCTATCTATGAGAGAAATTGCCGAACAATTATGGTCATTGTTAGATAACATTGATACATTGTCAGATATATGCAAACCGACAGAAAAAAACCCTAAAGCAGCAATGGCATTTTATAACAATGCTATGAGATACGCTGGGGAAAGGTTTAAGGTATTGCAATCTGATGGGTATAAATTATATACTAAAGAAGAATTTGAAGCACTACCAAAGTCAAATGATGAATGGGGTAAAGATACGAAGTCGTTGTCTTAGGTTGCTGCTAACACACCGCTTGGGGTGACTTTGGTGCGGCAGCAAGATTTGTGTCAAAACAAATTGTCGAAAGCTTTTTGGGTTAAACCAAATGGTTTATTGCTGTTTTTTAACGTTACGGCTATGGACTAGCGCCAAAGGGAGTTCGATTCTAAGTTTCTGGGACAATTCCCCCCATAGCTCAGTTGGTAGAGCATCGGTCTCCTAGGTCCGAGGGTCGTGGGTTCGAGGCCTACTGGGGCGGGCAAAAAATTTTTTTTCAATTTTTTTTAAAAAAAACTTGACTTTTATTTTGCAAGTTATTATGTTTGCAACATAATTTTAGAAAGTTCTTTGAGTTAAGATATTTGTGGCTGTTTAGGGTCACGTTTGAACGAAAGTTCAGACAAGCTCGCAAGAGAAGATAAACTCTAGTAATAGGGAATAAAAGGGAGGTGCAAACTTTCGCCTTGTTGGTGCAAACCAAATAGGACATCTAGACATTAGGATAGTATGATAGGAACGTCAGAACGGCTTCCGATTCATCATCAGTAGTGATAGCTGGTGATTGAGGCTTAGAAATGGGTCAACAAGAAAATCCGAGATATAAAGTGTGAGGTTTAGCAAACTGAATGCTTTGTGTCACTTGCCTTTTTTCGGTTATTAAAGACCTCTGTAGGTTCGGAAGAGCAGACAAGTAAAAAAGTAATCGGGGTTGAGGGTGAACATGCTAAAGTTCACAGAGGGGCGTATCAGTATTTGGTTCTGGCAACGGAATTGAGCTGACACCCATAAGCACGTCTCTCTTTGCAATTATCATTACATCTTACATTTTAAAAAAATGTTAGGCAATTACATTTAATTAATTATCGCCCAAGACTTATGGGCGTTGGAGCTGAAAGGTCACTCAGACCCTAACGTAGCAATACGAATTAGGGAGTTGTCTTTCCGCAAGAGAGATGACGATTATCGTGAAAGGCATGCATCGGTATGGCCGTACAGGTGTAGGTTAAGTAGCTGTAGAGTAAGCTTGACGACAAGATTGATTACCGTAAGTAATCGTGACTGACGGATACAATCCGAAAGGATTGTGGATAGCCTAAGGAACCACAAAAGGGATAATCTTAGCAAAGACCGTTATAATGAGTTGTAATCTCAGACTTATTACTGAAGCCTCATTGCGAAAGCAGTGGGGCTTTTCCGTTTTATATACTTGATATTTTATAAAAAGTGCCGTAAAACCCATCCCATCGCCTTTGGCGTGGGTGGGTAGTTCACAAAAGAAGAAATAACAATTGATGAATTGCACAACAGCATACAAAAAGCATTAGAATCTGTTAAAGAAAATACTGAACAAAAAATTAAAAAACATGTATTGGAATACTTTCGGAACGATAACAAAAAATAAATCTTGGGAGTTCGAGATTGGGAGATTTCCTGAATGGAACTGGTTTGATTTTAAATTAAAATTAACACGTAAAGAGGACCATGCAGGTTTGTACAAATATGTTGAAATTTTAGGGTTTTTCATATCTTTTCAAATTTATGATAATCGCCACTGGAATTATGAAAAAGATAGGTGGTATTTACCCGGAGAAGAAATTGAAGAATGGGAATTAACAAAAAAATATGAATAATTTTTTTTTTGTAGACAAAAAATTGTATATTTATAACAAAATAAAAACAGCCATGAAAAAAGAAACAATTATTTTAGAACTTAGAGCTGCAGAAGGCGGTGAAGATTCTAAGCTCCTTGTGAGAGACATGGCTGCTATGTACATCAAAGCAGCCAGAAACAACAATTTCGTTGTAACAAACGAACACTGAAAGGAAGGTCTTGTTTCCATCTGACTGACAGGTGATGGAGTCAAGAAATATTTTCAAAATGAATCTGGAGGCCATAGATGGCAAAGAGTACCTCCGACTGAAAGAAGAGGAAGAGTTCACACTTCAACAATTACAGTTGCAGTATTAGACTCTAAATTATACCAAAATGTTGAAGTAAATATGAATGAACTTCATATAGAATTCACAAGAGGAACAGGAAACGGAGGTCAACATAAGAATACTACTGATTCATGTGTTGTAATCGTACACCTCCCAACTGGAATAAAAGTTGTAAGAGATGGAAGAAATCAACATAAGAACAAAGAAGAAGCGTTGATTGAAATAAAGAAAAGAGTAAACTGTTTTTATAGAACAGGACATGAAGAGGATGTTGCTGAAGAAAGAAGTAATCAAATCGGAAGTGGTGAAAGGTCTGATAAAAAAAGAACTTATCGTGAAAAAGATGATAAAGTTATAGACCATGAAACTGAAAAGTCTGCAAGTTTAAAACAGTTTATGAAAGGGAAACTTGAATTACTTAGAAAATAATTCAAGTGTAAATTAGAAACGGAAACCAAACATATATACCCGTAGATGTTCTCCTAGATAGCACGTAAGTGGCGATTTGATTAGTAATAATTAAGCGGACTTGTTATTGATAGAGATGAAAACGCTGCTATTAATATTGAAAACGAAGAAATGAGATTGTACCAGTTGAAATTGACTGGTTAAATAAAAGAAATTGTGTCCAGAATTATCTGGAACAAGTAGGGCACCGTTTGCTCGAACTTAAGCTTGCGGAGCACCCAACTATGGATGACAAGAACGAAAGTTCCCTAAAAAGTAGTGGTGTTATGAAACAAGAAAACATAAATTTAGTCATGGGTAACTTTGTCTAAGTTTTGTTGAACGGTAGATTTAACTCACAAGGTGGGTTATCAAGCCCCCTTTTTCTGGGTTGAGACTGTGACAAACAGTAACAAAACTAGAGAGGAAGCGGAACAAGAAGCCATCAGGTTGGCTCAGGAAAGAACGGCATTAAGCCGTTTCCCTGAAACCTGGAAGATTAGTGTAACTCACTTGGAAAATTTCTTTCAAATTGAAGAAAGATGGGTTCCAAAAGGGCTTTACAGATTAGAGAATGGAAGATGGGTTAAAAACCGTCAGAAATCTTAAGTACAAAAGGTCGGCAGATATGTCGGCTTTTTTGTTTTTCTGACCTATTTATTTTTATATGAAATCTACTAGAAAATATGTTAGAAATATTTTGAGTGAGATGCTTCATTTAGAAGATGTTATCCAACCTTCAACTATTCCCAAAACTATGAGTTTTTGGCATGGTGGTAATTTGGATGAATATACTGATGCTATAGCTCAAAAAAATGGGCGTTATGAATTTGGAGCTGGATTGTATCTAACTACAAGTTACGAGGTAGTTAAGAGATATGCTAGAGGGAGTAGAAAATTATATTTAATTACAGTTGAAAAAGGTTTGGATATTGATGATGCTTTTCTTGATTTAGAAAAAGCTACAAGTTTTATTAATTCATATGTGTTGGGAGCTAAAAGAAAAGTTATTTTACAATATCTTAGTAAATATATAGAGGATGGTAAGGTCCCAGCCAGTATATTTAACAATATTATTTTAAATCATAAAGCTATTCAATCTACTAAAACAAAAGATTTAAGAAATTTTTTGGTGGACAATGGAATTGATTATGAAATGGTAGACAATGCTTTTGGTTTTGGAGAAAAGATGTTAGTGTTGTATAATATGAAAAAGATAGTTGATGTTAAACAAGTAAAGTCTAAAGATAAAATAGAAGTTTTCGATTTACCCAAACAATTTAATTAAGAAATGAAATTTTTAAGAAAATATATTAGAACAATTTTAAAAGAAACCTTAGAGGAAGACTATCCCCAAAGTTTTAATATGGAAACATTTAAATCATTGAGGAGTTTTAATCAAAGAGTTAAATATGCTGAACAGCACTTGCAAAGAATTGGAAGTGGCTCTTCTAGAATTGTTTATAAAATTGATGACGAGAAAGTTCTTAAACTGGCAAAAAATGCTAAAGGTATTTCTCAAAATGAAATTGAAATAGAATATTCAGGTTATTATGATATAAGTGATGTTGTGGCTAAAGTATTTGACCATGATGAAAAAAACTTATGGGTAGAAATGGAGCTGGCTAGAAAAGTTTCAAAAGGAGATTTTAAAAGAATAACTGGATTTAACTTTGAAGATTATGCTGCAGCTGTAAATAACTACGGTCAAGAAGTTAATAATAGATTAAATCGTGGCTATAAAATGCAAGTTGATAAAGAACTCATAGACAAGATGTGGGAAGATGATTTTGTTTATGGTATTTTTAATTTTATAGGTAATTATGATTTACCTGTTGGCGATTTGATGAGATTAAGTTCTTATGGTATTGTTACAAGAAATGGACAAGATACAATTGTATTGGTTGATTATGGTTTAACTCAAGAGGTATTTTCTACTCATTATGACAAGTCTAGAAAAATGGCTTTTTATGAGTCTGAAGAAAAAGATGAAAAAACTTTGTTTGGTTTTAAAATTAGAATAGGTGGTTTAGAAAATGGAGTTTTTAACCCAGACAAAGAAATATTTGTTTCTGGTAATTCTACTGAAGAGTTTATGAAAAATCTAGATGACCAATTAATTGCAAATGGCCAACCTCCAATGGAAGGAGAATCTAGAGTAAATCTTTATAATAAACTTAGCACTTTGGAAGATAAATATAGACCTAAAAAATGAATTTAAGTGAATCATATAAAAATAGATTACAAAACTTGTCTGGAATTTCTGAATCTAAAAAGAAAAAGAAAGTAAAAGAAAGTGAAGAAATTCATTTGCCAGAACTAACAATGGATAAAAAATATTTAATAAAATATCTTAAGGATTTATATAATATAGAATTGAAAGACGAATAATGAAAATAAGGCATTATATAAGACAGGTTTTAGAAGAGTCTATGGACGATTTCAAGAAATGGAAACGTAATAACGTTACATATCGTGGAATGAAGGAAATAGGTCAAGAAAATAATGCAGGTGCCATGCTTGGAGATGGTCTATATACAGCACCTCTTAGCAATAAATCACTTGCTAAGCAATATGGAAGTGTTCGTTATGTAGTGAACGGAAGGCCAAAAAACCCAATTGTATTTAAAAGTTTAAATCTTTGGGAAATATGGTTACAAAATTTAATGTATAAAACTCTTGGTTATAAAAAAAGACATGATTTTGAAGCCAACACAAGTATGATAAACATTAAACAAAAATATAAAAAATAATGGTAATTATATACTTATTGATACAAATTTTATTCTTTTGTTCCTGTAATATAGATAAATCTACCTCTTCTTTCGATTTCACCAACTATCTTAAACCCAACCTCAGTTATAAGATTTATCAACTCTTTCTCTGATTCAGTATCTGGATAATCTTTTATTGGTTCTGCTATATAGATTTTACCATCATAGCTTAATACTCTATAAGCTTCCTTAATATAATCCTTATAATTTACCCCCCATAAAGCCAGACTGAAAACTGCTATATCTATACTCTCATTAGTTAACCACTTAGACACATCTTTCATGTCACACGCTATCACTGAGCTATCAATAGCTACATGGTCAAAGGATATTACTTCATTATTTGGAATGCAGTTTTTAAATAGATTTTCTCCACATCCAAAATCAGCTACCTTACGGTTCTTATTCTTTATTTTTGTGGCGATATATTCATAAGGTATCTCATCCCACTCACTCATGCGTTCTTTTCTAAGTGCATGGTATCTAAACCAGCTCTCAGGGTTTTTTGTGAATTCCTTATGCATGGTCTCAGAACGTGTCGTCTTACCTCTTCTATTGAACTCTGACAGCTCAGATTGTATTCTGACTTGTCTTTGTTGTTCATCGCTTATAGATGGATATAAATCAATATTAAGAGGGTTTCTCTTTACTTCTACAAGATTACCAGCGTTAACCCTATCCTTCCACTTTTGAAGTGATTCCTGAGACTTTTTAAACATTGTTTCTGGACGTGGTAATACTCTTGATGGAACAATACCATCAACAGCAGCATCTGCCAGCGTCTTTTTGTTTTTAATTACATTTAAACGTTGAATATCCCATGACCAAAATTCATCATTTTCAAGATTAATACGAACCTGGGGGATAACAATCTCAACAGCTCCAAACAAGCTACCCTGACGATAGATACGACCTTTTAATTGGGTGTATTCGGAGTCGGTCCAAGGCAACGTAACTGGTATCATCCTGTCACATACTGATTGTAATCCATCTACACCTGTTCCTATAGGTCTGGAGCCAATTAAAACATCAATATCACCTGATAGGAATTTATTTAGATTTTCCTGTCTGATAAATGATGTTTCTTCACCAGTATATGTTCCAACAGTAAAGCCAGCATTTTTAACAAATTTCTCAATAGGTTTAATGAACCCTGTCGTTAAGTAAGAGTAAATGATGACACCCTTTTTGAGATATGGTTTAACTGCATTTAGCTTATCTTCAAGCAATAGTTTTTCTATAGCTATATAGTTGCCTTGTGGTAAATCAAGTATCGCATCTAACAAGTGAGAGCCATCAATATTAAGATTGCTCATATTTGAGCCTGTCAACTCATTTATTTCTATATCATACTTCGGAATAAATCTTAAGCCATTCAAAATAAGTTGTTGGAACACCTTTAATGCATTTGGCAGCGTTCTTCTTGTATCAATATCGTTATAATCCAAGCCAGTCAATAATTGCAATAAAGACTTAGCTTCATATAGATTATTAACGACAGGCGTAGCAGACATAACAAGACTATATAAATCCTTGTTGTTAGCTCGAATTCTACCAAGTAATCTATTTAAAACCCCACGTCTGATAGACTCATCATCTTCTTGTCTTTGCTTTGCATTATGTACTTCATCAATAACAACAAAATCAATTTGATTGTTATTCGTTAAGTCTTGGAACAATTCTTCTGAATATTCTTGTTGGAATTTCTCATAATTAAGAACAAGATAATTATGTTTGGTTCTATCAAAGACATACCCTTTTGTATATTCAGTAAAAACTTGGCTGTTTGGATATACGCTTTTAATAGCTTTGCATGTTTGCTCTATAGTAGAATTTAATGCAATAACAACTGTAAGTTTTGAATCTATTTCTCGACTGGCCACAATAAACGAAAGAGTTTTACCAGCACCTGTTCCAGACCAGTTACCATATGACTTGTTTTTTAATAGTCTGATAACAGTTAACTTTTGCATTAAGTTTGGTTGGTATTGAAACTTGTAACCTGGTTTAGGTTTATATGCGATTACTTCTTCATATTCTTCCAAAAACAAATTCTTGATTTGTGTGAAGTATTCGCCACCAGTGTCAGATTTAATCTCATCAACCGTAATATCATCATTCAAAACATTATTCCATAGCTTACGCAATTTGTACTGGATAAGACTTTCAAGAGCCTCCTTATCCATTGTAGCATAGATACTATTATCTAATGAATGAAGGTCGCCAAGAATATTCACATTTGGCAGTTCTGGTTTTGTTTCTTCTTGTGTTTTTGTGTTGGTGACCTCTGTATCAATATCATCTACCACACTTATTTCTTCACATTCAGATGTTATAGTTTCTTCCTCAATACACTCATTCTCATTATTATCTTCAGTAGAAAATTTATCTTTTAATTCTTGAAGTGTTGTTAATCTTTCTTCCGAACCAGCATCCGAATTTGCAAGTACTCCAAAATCAATTGGAAGCTTACCTTGACCGATAATAGTATAAATTTCAAATGGGTCCATAGAAAATAAATCACTCTGTGAAAGTGAATTTATCAATGAAATTTTAAAGCTTTTTATAAACCCATTTCCACAAACTGGACATCCCTGACCTCTCAGATGATGGACTGGTTTTTGTAAAAATTCACCATGTGTATTACAGATTATTCTAATGTTTTCTGAAGTGTTCAAATAATCAACTAAAGAATAGTTATATTTATTCCCATGTATCTGTTTAGCCTCTTCAATAAATTCTTCGGTAGTCTTATTTCTCCCAACACATTTTGGACAACCAGTACCATTTAAATGTGAGTTTGGAGATTGTTCAAAAAAATGATTATTTTCTAAACATTTTAATTTAACTGGTTTAATCGCACTGACATATATAACATCTGAATAATCATATTTATCTCCATGAACTAATTTAGCTTTCTCAATAAAATATTCTGTGTCCATGAATTGTTTTCCACATTTTTGACAACCACTACCATTTAAATGTGAACCACTTGTTTGCTCAAAAATACCATGTTCTGGACATATAATTTTTACTTTACCTTCTTTGCCAGAATATTCCACCAGTGAGTAATTATACTTATTATCATGAACTAAATTAGCTTTCTCGATAAAATATTGGGTATCCATAAAAGAGCCAGTACACTTAGGACAATTAACACCTTTTTTGTGATTACTTGGGAGTTGTTCAAATTCACCGTGAGTCGGACAAATAATCTTGACCTTTGTTTTGTTGTTAATATATTCTACTAAGGAATAATCGTATTTTTTACCGTGTATCTTCAAAAATTCACTAATTAAATCGGAAGTGTTTTTATTTTGTCCTGAACACTTTGGGCAGCCAGCACCAGTCAAGTGACCAGCTGGAGTTTGTTTAAATTCATTGTGTTTTGAACACAATATGGATATTTCCGTACTATTATTTATGTAGTTTACCAATGAATAATCATATTTATCTCCATGAACTAACTTAGCCTTTGCAGCAAAGTATTCTGTTTTATTCATAGCAGATTGTATTGAAAGAGTTCTACCTTCTAAGTGAGCAGCAGGTCGCTGGCTATGTTTAAATCCATTTTCATCAATAATTATTACTTTTTTATTGTTATTAATGTATTTGACTAATGAATAATCATATTTTTCACCATGTATTTTTTTAGCTTCATTAATAAATTTCTCATTTCCTCGATTTAATTTTTTACCAATCATCAAATCGCCACACTTATTACAATTACGACCAGACATATGACCATTTGGTGTTTGTTCAAATTCACCATGTGCTGGACATATAATTTTTACTTTGGTTGTTGTGTCAACAAAATTTACCTTAGAATAATCATACTTATCTCCATGTATTAATTTAGATTTAAAAATAAAAAAATTAGCCTTATCAACCACACTTCTAATGTTTAACTGATTTCCATTTACTACACTATTAGGTATCATAGCATGTTCAAATCCATTTTCATCAATAATTATTAGCTTTGTATCACTATTGACGTAAATTAATTTTGAGTAATCGTACTTAGGATTGAAGTTACCTGTTCGTTTTAACCTATCAATAAAATATTGTGTTTTATTAACAGCAGATAATATTGATAGTTTAAATCCCTTAAGATGTGCCCTTGGATTTTGTGAATGCTCAAAACCATTCTCATCAAAAATGGTTATGTTAGTTGTAGCATCAATATATAGAGTTTTAGAATAATCATAATTATTATCTAAAACATTATTATCTTTTAATTTTTTTAAGAAGTCCAGTGTCCTTTGGTCACGCATATAATTTTAGAACTATTTTTTTCTATTTTTAGAATCAACAACTGTCTTCAGAGCATCATTGAAGTCAATCTCCACTTCATTGAAAATATCATCCTGTAATTCTTTTAAGACCATTTTAAGTTTCACCAACTCCGCATCACTGAACTGGGTCGTGTGTTTTGATGATAATTTATTGCAGAAGGTTCCCAGTGGCATATCCATTTTTTTCGCCAGAAGACCTTTGTTTAATTTCCATTTATTTATGAGTTTTTCCATTTAAGACCTTTTTAAGCAAAAATACTCATTTATCTTAAATGTTGCAACTATATTTTCTAAAAATCTATAATCAAATCTCTATATTTTATCTGGGTAGAGATATTTCTAAGAAATCTATTAAACCTCTCCGCTCCTGTCTCCAACCTCGTATTATATCTGAATACAAACTCATCAACATATTTCTGCAAATGTTTTCTACTAATAGTATGATAGATTCCAGACAAACCTCTCTTCAGTAATGACCAGAAGCCTTCCAGTGTATTCGTATGCACATCACCTTGCACGTATTCACCTGTGTTATGCTTCACGAACTTATGGTCAAAGGTTTTAGACAACCCTCTATATCCTTTCCATTCATCCGTGTTTATCTTACTTCCTTCTTCTAAATGTTCATTGATAAATGCTTGTAAGTGTTTTCTGGTGGTGTTCTTAACAACACTGGCTCTTAATTCACCACCACGTTCTAAGATACCCACAACTGGAATCTTAGTCTTTACACTTCTACCTTGTGTACCGAAGATTCTTTTATTTTTATGTTTATTCTTTTCTTTACCACCAATATATGTTTCATCTGCCTCACATGTTCCAGATAGCTTATCTTTACCTTGATTCAAACCAAATGCTGTTCTTATACGTTGTAACATAAACCAAGCTGTCTTTTGTGTTATACCAAGGTCTTTACTTAATTGCGTAGATGACATTCCTTTCTTATGAGATGTGACAATATAGATTGCAGCAAACCATTTTTGTAAAGAAATCTTTGAGTCCTCGAAAATTGTACCTACACGAACACTATATATACGTTCACAGTTTGCACACTTATAACGACCTTTACATTTATATATCTTGTTGTGCTGACACTCAAGATAAGGACAGGTGAATTTACCTTCCCAACGAATCTTCTCCAGATACTTTTTGCATGTATCTTCTTTTTTGAAGTAGGTAAGTAGTTCGAGTAATGTGTTGAACTTTTGTAACTGAATCATATTCTGTTTCTAAATAAATATCACAGAATAATTGAAATGAATTATTTTATCTTAAAATGTCTTATAAATATCTTATTTTCAATACAATAAAGATTTATCTTGTATTAATAGGTATATATCTACCTAAATATATTTCAACAGTTTCTACATCTGATATTGAAGAAGTAAAGAAACTTATAAAAAATTATAAAAATCAAGAAGATATTTGGAAAATATATATAGAAAAGCCACGCTCTGGCTCTATGGTTTTATTGAGAAAAGAATCTGGCTGGTATGTTAAAAAAGCGGAAATAAACGAAGAATCTCAAAAAGGTTTTGATAAGTTAAAAGAAAAATTATTATCTTTGGGTGGTGAAAAAGTAGCAGAAACATTTGAAGAAGACATAGAGAAAATATTAACGAGAGGCCAAGTGTTTGATGGGAAAAAATCTCAAGTTGTAAAAATGAGAGATAGTAAGTGTCATACCAACTCTTCTTGTTTTTGGAAGAACTACTCTGATGAACATGGAACGGATGAGGTGAAAATTGTTACTGGATGGGCATTATCACCAGATGACAAAACTTGGAGACAACATACTTGGGTATATCTTCCGGGAAAAAACAAAGTAATTGAAACTACTGTAAAAAGAGAAAAGTACTTCGGATTTATATTAGATGATGATGAGGCTGAAGATTTTTATTGGATGAATTGGTAAAATAAAACTCTAATTTTCAGCGATTTATAAAGAAAATAAAAAAAAATTCACTTTTTTCTTGCATTTAACAGAACCTTTTTCATATCTTTGCGTACAATTGTTCACGAAAAAGAAAATTTTTAACTATTTAGAATAAAAGAAAAAAAGAGAAATCATGTTTGTAACTAAAAAACATACCATTAATAAAAACACAACGATATTCAATACGAATATTAATAAACACGTTGTGGAATTCGGGTATGTAGGTAACAAATCATGAGGCTCATAGAATAGACTAAATAAGCCAATAAGATATACCAAGGCCCGATTAGAAATAGTCGGGCCTTCTTGTTTTCTATTGGTCCTGTTAGTTTAAAATTTATGAGTAAAAGTTATAAAAAGAAAAAAGATGAAAAGCCTTTAAAAAATGAAAAAGGGGCTATCATCAAAAAGGATAAGAAGTATAAAAAAATGACTCCTTATTCAAGAAACGGAGAAGCGAAATGGATGCTGAATGACTCAACAGAAATTCAACACTCCGTAAAAAAAAGAAGTAAAAAAGAAGAAGTGAGAAATGCAAATCGTTCTCTAAAAAAAGGAATGAGACAAAACCTTAAGAGAGATTTGGATGAGCTAATAAAAGAGTTCTTTGATAAAAATTAATGTTGAAAAAAATTTCAGTGGCAAGATAAAAAGGGTTACTTCGCCTTTTAAGCAAAAATAACACTCTTGTTCGATTATCCCTATTTTTATGGACCTATGGTGAAACGGTTATCACTGCAGACTGTTAATCTGTGTTTCCTGGTTCGAATCCAGGTGGGTCCGCTAAATGTTCTTTGAAATTAGATTATTTGAAATTTCAACATATTTATTAACATAAAACATTAATAATATGGCTGAGAGTTTAAAAAATCAAATAGTAAAATTAAGATTAAAAGGAAAATCTTATAAAGAGATAGCAAGTTTATTGCAATGTAGTATTGCTGTGATTTCTTATCATTGTCAAAAAAACAATTTGACAGAAATCGGTTTATCAAAAACAGTTGATATAACTGACAAAATGAAAGAAGAAATTACAATATATTACAAAGAGCATTCTCTCGAAGAAACGGCCTCTAAATTTAACATATCCTTTTCTACTGTAAAAAAGTACGCAGGAAAAAAAAGGATAGAATTAAGTGAGGCAGACCGAAAGACAAAAGCAGTCCAGGCGGTTCAAAAGAGGAGAAAAAAAATAAAAGAACTTGCTATTGAATATAAGGGAGGAAAATGTGAAAAATGCGGTTACAATAAATATGTTGGCGCAATGGAATTTCATCATTTGGACCCTAATAAAAAAGATTTTTCATTATCGCAAAAAGGACATTGTAGGTCTTGGAAAGCGGTAAAAAAAGAATTAGATAAGTGTATTTTAGTTTGTGCAAATTGTCATAGAGAAATACATGGAGGTCTAATATAATTTGGGGGTGTAGCTGAAGCGGTTTTAGCGGCTGCCTGTTAAGCAGTGACTGAAAATATTGAAATAAAGTAGGTTCGAGTCCTACCTCCCCCGCAAACCTCTTCGTTAGAAGAATATGTTGTAGCTACATATTTTTCGGAAGGAAGAAGTTGGTTCGAATCCAACCTGATGGGCAAAAAAATTGTTCTTTGAGTTTGAAATATTGAAAAAAATTGCAGTGGCAAGATAAAGAAGTTCATCGTCTGTTAAACGAGAGGTCGTGGGTTCGAGTCCCATCGGAGGTCCCAATAAAAAAAATTATGGACTCCGTAGCTCAGTTGGTTAGAGCGCTAAAAAAATTTCTCTTCAAATATCCCTGCAAATATGGTGTTATGAATCCGTGTCGGTGCTTCGGAACTTGTCTGTGAAACAAGGAACACGCCAGTTCGAATCTGGTATAACACCCTGGAGGGTCGTTTTTGTACTTTTTTACATATTTATCTTAAAAAGATATTATGGCAAGAAAAGAAAAGAAGTATCACTTCATTTACAAAACGACAAACTTACTGAGTGGTAAGTATTATATTGGAATGCACTCAACCGATAACCTAGAAGATGGGTATATGGGTTCAGGTAAAAGATTAAGACGTTCTTTGAATAAGTATGGTGCTGAAAACCATAAAAGAGAAATTTTGGAATTTTTAAACTCAAGAGAAGAGCTTAAAAAAAGAGAAGAGGAAATTGTAAACTTAAATGAAGTTGCAAAAGAAAATTGTATGAACCTTAAAGTCGGAGGTACAGGCGGATTTTCTACAGAACAACAAAAATTAAATGCTGAAAAGTCTAATAGAAAGCAAAAATTTTTAAAAGAGAATGAGCCAGGATGGATTGAAAAAAAAGGAAGTAAAATTAGAGAAAAATTAATTGAGGCATACAATGATGGAAAAAGAGAGAAAAAATATTTTTATGATTGGTCTGATAAAAAACATAATGACGAAACTAAAAATAAAATAAGCAACTCAAAAAAAGGAGCAGGTATGGGTAGTGAAAATTCTCAATTTGGAACTTGCTGGATTACAAAAAATGGAATTAATAAAAAAATAAAAAAAGAAGAATTAGAATTGTTTACTAAGCAAGGATGGAATAAAGGAAGAAAAATGGTTTAAATGCCTATGAGTTTGGATGTTCACACATCCTGGTCAGTCGATTCAGATTGGCTCCTCAGCAGAAAACTCTGGCCAAAGTCCTATAACTGGAAACTGGAACAGGCAAATATGGTGTTTGTAGCTCATCGGGAAGAGCACTGCCCTGTGAAGGCAGATGATAGGGTTCGAGTCCCACCAACACCCAAGGGCAAAGATGCCTAGTAAGCATGAGTGGTGATGCACATCTTTCGTAAAGATGAGAAACCAGTTAGATTCTGGTACCAGGCTCAAATGCCGATGTAGCACAGTGGCAGTTGCACTTCCTTGGTAAGGAAGAGGTCGTGAGTTCAATTCTCACTATCGGCTCAAAATAGTTCTTTAAAATAAATGCCTAGTTCGCATAGTTGGTCGATTGCACTTGACTTGTAATCAAGATGGGTAACCGCATCGGGGGTTCGAATCCCTCACTAGGCTCATATAATAAAATTGCTCTCTAAGCATAAGTGGTGATGCACGGGTTTTGTAAACCTGAGAACTCAGTTCGATTCTGGGAGAGAGCTCTAAATGGTTTATGAAATTTCAACCTTTTTATTATTAAAAATAAGGTTGAAATTATGAAAAACTGTAAAGAGTGTAAAAAAAAAATCACCAGCGGTGATAAAAGAAATGAATTTTGTTGTAGAAGCTGTTCGGCAGTATACAATAACAAAAAAAGAATAAGAAAGAAAAAGAAAAAATATGAAAATGAAAATGAAATATAAACGTAAGAAGAAACGATAAGGGGTTTGTTCACTATTGAGACACAAGCCCTGATGATAATGTCATGCACTTGTAGCTCAATGGTGGAGCTATCGCCTCTTAAGCGAAAGGTTGCTGGTTCGAGTCCAGTCAGGTGCACAAATTAAATATGCATTCGTAGCAAAATTTGGTTTTGCTCCTGACTTTTAATCAGAATAAAAATGGGTTCGATTCCCATCGGATGCACAACATATAAAGCACCTATTCGCTTAGCTGGCCGAAAGCATCAGACTTTTAATCTGAAGAAGGTCTTCCTTCCATCGTGGGTTCGAATCCCTCTAGGTGCACAAAAACTGACTCCGTAGCTCAGTTGGTGGTAGCATCAGACTTTTAATCTGAGGGTCGTGGGTTCGAGCCCCACCGGGGTCACAAATTGTTCTTTGAAAAATTGATTTGATTTAACTTAAATAAACCATTATTTTTGTAAAAAAAAATTATGGCAGAAGTTAAGAGAAAATTTATTCCGAAGCTTTATGATGAATGCGATATGGATTCAAAAAAAGCTTCAATCGCTTTGATGTTAACCAAGGGTTATGAATTAATTGGTGATATAAATGAAGAGCACTATAAAAAATATGATTTGAGATTTAAAAATAATAAGACAAATCATATAATAGCTGTGGAAAATGAATATCGTGGGAATTTTAAAAAAATAAAAGACCATTTCCCAACAGTTCATATACCAATACGAAAGAAAAATTCTCAATGTGATTTTTATTTTGTTTGGGGAGAAAATTATTCGGAAGTTGGTATAATAAAGATGAGCGATATAAATAAATTTTCTGATGCACCTGTAGATATTTTGTGTACACTGGCAAACAGATTATATGACTCCCCAGAATACACAGAAAAGTTTATAGATGTACCAAAAGAATTAGTTCAATTTTTTAAGAAAGATGAAAACGGTAATTGGAAAAAACAAAAATTGAAAAAATGAACGTAAGCTTAGATTCAATAAATTGGAGACAACTTCAAAGAGAGTTAGAAGCTTCTTTGAGTGATAGATTTAGAAGAGTTTGGATTAACTATACCAGATTAGGAAGTGTGTGTATAACTGCTTTCCCAGTAAATCCAAATGAAACTTATAGAATCTTCACACAAACAAAAGTACAAGATTGGAGCGTAGAAGGTTTAAGAAATATAGTTCTTTCACAAATTGAAAAACCGTAAGAGGGGCGGTATACAAAAAAGAGTTTAATAAATTCTAGATACTTTATTAAATTTCTCCCTTTCATAGTCTCGTAGCTCAGCCTGGTTAGAGCACAACACTGATAATGTTGGGGTCGAAGGTTCAAATCCTTTCGAGACTACTAACTGAACAACCACGAGGTGGTTATCCGAAGTTCTGTCAACCTGCCATAAGTAATAAGGCTCAAGGAAGAGTTAATAGGATATAACGTCATGTACCAGTGCATCCTGATAAGATGTATACCTGTAGTTGGTGAGTTGAAAACGTGGGTTCGAGTCCCTCCATGACGACAAATGAAAAATTATGAAAGCATATCCGCATATCGAATATTGGAATAAAGGCATTCTGGATGCTAAGGTTATTGCTTTTGATAAATTGGATGGTCAGAACATTCGTATAGAATGGTCAAAAAATAAAGGCTGGCATAAGTTTGGTTCCAGGACTTCAATGTTTGATGAAAAGAATTCACAATTTGGACAAGTGATTCCAATGTTTAAAGAAAAGTATGCTGAAGCTTTAGAAGAGATTTTTTCAAAAAATAAAAATTACAGAAACACAAAAAATTTTGTAGCGTTCTTTGAATGGGTTGGGGAAAATTCTTTTTCTGGAAAACATCAAGAAGGAGATAAAATGGATTTGGTTCTTTTTGATGTTGCTCCGGGAGATTATACAAATGGAAGTTTCATAGAACCTAAACAGTTTGTAAAAGATTTTGGAAACTTACATATACCAAAAATAATTTATGAAGGGCCTTTAACTCCTGAATTTATTAATGATGTGAAAGAAGGAAAATATAATTTAAAAGAAGGCGTGATGTGTAAAGGAGTAAGTCAGGATGGTAAAAGAGATGTGTGGATTGTAAAAGTAAAAACAAACGAGTGGTTAAGAAAGTTAAAAGAAAGATTAGGTGAAAAAGCATTAATTGAAGAATTAAATAAAGATTATTCTTTGATTTCAGAGTTTAAATAACGGCATGTATCCCCTCACTCTTATAATTTAAAGTTTTTTTATTATATTTATAATAAAAAACATGAGACGAGGAAAAAAGGTACAACAAATTTGTAAAAACTGTTCTGAAAATTTTGAAGCATTAGCTATAAAAGTTAGAGCTGGTGGCGCAAAATTCTGTAGTGATAAATGTTATAAAGAATTTAGACTGAAAAATAAAAAAGATGAAAAGTATTTAAATAAAATAAATCAAAAAAAACATAAATATGGATTAAACGAATCTGAATATTTAAAACTTTTTACTGTACAGAATAATAAATGTGGAATTTGTAATAAAAGTTTTAAAAAAATTAGAGCATGTGTAGACCATAATCATGATACAAAAAAAGTTAGAGGTTTATTGTGTGATAAATGCAATAGAGGTTTAGGTTTTTTTGATGATAATATTGAAAATATGAAAAATGCAATTGAATATTTAAAAAAAAATTTATAACCAGATGTAGCTCAATGGTTGGAGCAGGATGCTTATATCATCAAGGTCGGGGGTTCAAATCCCTCCATCTGGAGGTTGCCGATGTTAATCTACTTTCACGTAGTGGCAACTGAACACCAAACTTAAGGTGACCAAAAGATTAACAACAGTTCTTTGAGTTAATGATTTCTGTGATGATTTTGAGAAATTTACTTGCTTTGTCTGGTTTGAAATAATTTAATCCAGAAACATCAAGAATACAGAGTGAAATATTTTTTTCAATACATGCTTGGAATTTACGTTGGTCGTTGTTTTGTGTTTGGTCTAATTTCTTTTGACCGTATATTGGTTCATAATGAAAGATACCATTAAGTTCAAAAGCAAGATTTAAAGATGGAATGTATATATCTAATTCGGAGTTGATTGCTTCAGTTTTGTTGTAATCAATATGCAAACCCGGATAAAGAAGAGTAAGTTGTTCTTCAAGATATATTTCTAATTTTGACCTGCGTGTTCCATGTGCTTTGTGAGTATTATTGTAAATTGCAGCACAAGAACGTGAACAAAAATGGTTTTTTGTTTTTCTTATTTCTTTTTGCTTTTTAAAAAATTCATTGTTACAATTTTTACATACAACACTAATAACAAATTTTTTGTGAATACTTCTGCATTGATTACTACAGTATTTTATTTCTCTATAGCTTTTATTTTCTTTTAATTCGTTGATATGCCTTTTACTTTCATAAAATATTTTTTTGCAATTATAACATTCACATGGTAGTTTATCATTAACTTTAGCTTGTTTGAACTCTTGTTTGGAAAAAAGGGCTTTCATAAATTCATTTTTACTATAAATAGTACAAAAAAACGCTTTTCAAATCCCTCCATCTGGACAAATTTTTTTGTTTTAGGAACTTTTTTTGTATATTTGCGTATAATTTTTAGAAAATGAACAGAGCATTTAAATATTCATCAGGTTGTCGTTAGGTTAATCCCTAAAGATAAACCAAATGTCTAAAAACAGAAACAGAGCAAAACTGGACAAAGCAGAATGTGGTAGAAATTATCATATCATCTATTTAAATGAACTCTATCCAATTTATTGGGAAGAGGGTGTAAATTTTTATCCGAGATACAGAAGAGGTTTTAAAAATTCAAGAAAGCCAATTCAAAGATACAAGCAAAGAATGTATCGTTCTTGGAAACATAATAGAAAAACAAAGTGGAAGCAATAGCTTCTATTTGAGCCCGTAGCTCAGTTGGTTATCGGATTAGTTCTTTGAAGTTAGGGCCTGTAGCTCAAGTGGTTAGAGCCTGTAGCTCAAGTGGTTAGAGCAACTGACTCATAATCAGTAGGTTTGGAGTTCGAGCCTCCACGGGCCCACAAATAAATTTGGTAATTATATCTTTATTTACACTAATTTTAAAATTAAACAAATGAAAAAAGAAATAGAAGAATTAAAGGCACTTGGTGCAAATATTGAAGAGATTCCTAGCGGACTTAAACTGATTGGAGATTGGAAATCAAATTTTGATTCATATCACCATCTCTTCGTTGAAATAACAGGAGCACTTTATACAAGAAATACAGTTCAACACCAAGACTTTCTC